CATATCCCTCATATCCCTCATATCCCTCATATCCCTCATATCCCTCATATCCCTCATATCCCGCATATCCCTCATATCCCTCATATCCCTCATATCCCGCATATCCCTCATATCCCGCATATCCCTCATATCCCTCATATCCCTCATATCCCTCATATCCCTCATATCCCTCATATCCCGCATATCCCTCATATCCCCGCAATCCCGCATACCTCTACATGTGATGCGCATCCCAACATATCCCTTATATCCCCATCAAATCCATTCATCGTCCCCTCACGACCTTCTCATTAATTTTATTATATTTGCGATATAATTAAAACATAACATATTATGAGTAAAGAAGTTGAATATATAGGGGGGGGTATTTAAGACCCCTCAGATAAGGAGGGGGTATGTTTAGGCGCAGGACTTCTTCTCCCGGTAAGATCCACTACCGTGTTAATATAAACAAGAATATGTGTCTTGGCTTTGTAGATATATATATTGATGGGAAGCCATATCAATCTGGTTTTAACGGATCTTATCTTGATATATATCGCGATAAGAAGATAAAAACTATAAGCATAAGTGGCCAGAAATCATATCTAAATCCGAAAAATGAGTACAATATTATTTTGGGCATAAGTGGAGGTATTATAGAGGGAACCCTTACGTATCAATATAATTCGGGTATGCATTGCGAGTTGGCTAATAAGGTGATATACGGGAATAGGATAACTAATTTTGTTCCTGTAACGGTGATAGAAGATCCTGGGAAGATCATTAATTTCACTTACAGATCTGAATTACATACTCAGGTTTTAGATGAAAGTCATGTAAGTTGGGATGGTGATTATGTATTAAACGATAATTGTATAGTAACTGATCTTTGTTCGGGATGTGAATCTTATGCCTATGGGAAAAGTTCTCATGGTAACTATCGAGTAACGGTAAGGATAGTGTAATCCCAAGGGAAGGAGGGAGACCTCGTCCTTCCGGGCCTCCCCGTCCTACCACCGCCCCTCCCGTTCTTTTTGGCTTCTCCATGTATTGTCTTTGACCGGATATCAAAAAATCATATCTTTGGAACAAAACTACAATCATGTTTAGAGACATACTACATAAAATAAAGATCTTCTTCTGCGATGACGATATCGAGAAGATAAATGTAAGGGATAGTACGGTTATCCGCAACAACGAGATACATAAGATGTATGATGAGATACTTAATGAGCTAGGTGATTTAGCCACTGTCGTATCTAGGAACTACGTATATGGTAGGATAAAGGACAGGACGGGATTAAGTATCCGTCATATCAGCAGGATAATAAACCATACTAAAGTGGAGGAGATATGATCAAGGACGTAATGGAGAGGGATATGATAAATGAGATATCCACGTTGTTTGTAATGATATTCACGTCAGGGTTGATGTTTGTCATGCCGATATTATATATAGGGTATAATGATATCCTTGTCATAATAGGATTCGGGATACTACTATCTTTTATGTTAACCATAATCCCGATCTTGCTTTCTTACGATATAAGGGATGAGATCATTGAGTTGATTGGTGATATGGATAGCCAGATCGTGGTAGATACTTCGGTATATAAAACGAACCTGCCCTAAGTAATTCCTAGGGCAGGTTTGGTATAATTATCATCGAACTATCTCCCAGTCTTCGGCAAATACATCACTGATGGATGGAACCCATGAATCGGCACGTCCGGTATTCTCGTTGTAGATAAGGCATTGACTGGTATAGTCAATGAATCCTTTGCTTTTCAGAATAAGGTCTTTTGCCGATTGAGGAAGAGATTGCATCTTAGGGATGATGTCGCTATCGATATGAGCTGGCACTTGTTTGAATACCATCAAACCTTTACCGTTCCAACCACTTCTACGAACAGTCCCACCTTGTTTTAACACTTTGATAGCATCACCGAAGCACATTACGGATGAATCATCGGCTTTATCGTATGTTTTCTCAAAAATGTCCTGCTTGCAAGGATAAAACTCCCCGTTTACTCCCTTGATGATGTAATCACCTACATTGGCTTTCATAACACCTTCAAGGGTTTCTATACTACAATCAACAGAAGGAGGTATCCCATTATCAGCGTCACCTTCCCTAATAACTTCTATTTTAACACTATCACCAGCGAAATCCTTGATCTCATCATTATTAAAGCCTTTCCATTTTACGGCTTCTATCGCAATTGGTTTCTTTACATATCTATTCATAATTTTACGATTTAATATATTATTATCTTTTGATATACCTTTCTATAAGATCTATTGATAGTTTAGCTCCCAGCTCCTCCTGCAATAGGTTAAGGTAGTTCCGATGCAGGCATCCGCCCCGCTCCACCTCCCTAAAGCCGTCCCCGTTCCTGATCCTGACCAGCCCTTTCTTTGGATCCATGTCGATCATATCCCGAAGCTCGTTCATGTTCTTAAACCTGTCTTCTATCACCTTAAATACATCGATCTTAGGTTTCTTATCCTTATTCTTAGGCTTTATCTTAATTCTCCCGCTCATATCGATTTACATATAATACGATTAACGTTATTATTTTTTCCGCAATAAACGCACATAGATGTAAAAGTTGAATACACCCTCCCGCATACAGGGCATCTCCATCCATACATAACAGGATTTGTTTGTTTGTCAATTTCTTTCAAGCCTTCATTAGTAGTGGATGATGTATTTTTATTTCCCATATCATTCGTTATTTATCTTATCTGTACTACCAAATCCATTGTCACCTCTATCAGATTTTCCAAGATCCTCTAATGACTCTACCTCTTCCCATACGATACGTTCCCGTCTACGAATAAGAAGTTGAGCTACCTTACCACCGACATTACAATAATAAGGACTATGCCTATCCATTTTTCTGTGAACTATCATAATCTCCCCACTATATCCTTCATCAATGGTAGCAGGGGCGTTTTGCATAATTAGCTCGCTATTAGTAAAACCACTACGTGGACGGATTTCCATCTCATAATCCTCTGGCAATGCTACATGTACGCCAGTATGATATATGATCCTGTCTCCGTCAAGTTCTATATCCTTAACGAACAAATCCATACAAACATCCTGTTTATGAGCGTATTCAGGCAGCTTAGCTCCTTCTTCCAGCCATATCTTGACCTTACACGTATCTATACCATCAAGTAACTCAACTGCCTCTTTATAGCTCATAGGTTGCTCTGAGGCTAATGAAATGGCTCTTGCCAATAAATCTTTAATTTTGCTCATTTTATCTTGTTTTTAAATTCTTTCCCTTTCGGGCATTGTAATTTACATTCCTCACCACAAGCGGAACAGTTGGGTCTCATTCCGGGCACCCCTCTTCCCCCGTACGGCCAGTAGGCATAATCGCAGACGCTCCAGAACGCCTCCATCGCCTTTATCTTGGCATCGACGGTTATCTTCTCCCTCACCTTTTTCATGCTTTTCCTGAACTCGTCTTTCATATCCTTCCCCTCTATCTGTCTAGCCTTACGTCTCTCATTCCACCAATTATAGTAGAATTTGTCAGCCATCTTATAGGCTTCCGGATCAAATTTATCACGGTGCAGGATAGGGGCGTCCTTGACCTTTCTCAAATTCCTGCCACAAACATAAGCAAGCCCGGCGTACGGAGGTATGTCCTTAGGATCAACCGACCCATCCGGCACGCAGTAGTAGAAGTAGTTGGGTCTACCGTACCTAGTCCAGCCTCCGGCATCGTACAGGGCTTGCCTTCGAGCCTCGAACCAGCCTTGCATTACTTGGTGCTTTTCCTGTTTCTCGAAATCCTTGTTATAGTCAGCCAACGAGATCTTTACCTCAACCTCATAAGCGTACATAGATCTGGTTATAGCCAGATAATCGGACTCCCAGTTATATACATACAGGTTATTTATCACCCATTTAGGCGATACCAAGAACTGTCTGTTAAGGATATCCAATATCCCTCTTTCAGTGTATTCAATACCTTTATTTGATTGCCGTGTTCCCATCTCCTGTCAGAGGATTATTCCTTAACCCAACCGCCATTATAGCGTTCGATACCAATCTCCGTAATCCGCTTATATCCTTATCATGGAATGAGAAAGTGGTTAAGTTATGCGATTCAGTAATCTTATCATAAGACTTTATCATCAACACAGCCACATACTCACCCATCATCTTTTCATTCATGATATCAAGATCGATTATGCCGTGATCTATTAGATCAACCACATCCCATCCTGATGGTAGATACGTTTTTATCTGATTAATGTCCATAGCAAATAGTATTTATAAAAAGGAGGGTCGTGCTACCCTCCTATAGATTACACACGAAAAAAAGAACTAAAAGCGATCTTAAGCACGTAAGATTTTATTAATTCCCGTAGGCTGTCTACCGGTTATCGTTAATTACCGACCTGCGGGAATATGTTTAAGAAAACACCATGTGGGGAGTGGGGGAATCGAACCCTTATCCACGCTACGATTAGGAATCGTAAATTCTATCCGTTAAATTAACTCCCCTTTAAGCGTCCTGATCCTCCCGGACAAGGACACTACATAAATCTAAACTCTAAACATAATGACAAATTCTATTAATCCAACTGTGGACCCGGCCGGACTTGAACCGACAACCTACTGGTTATGAGCCAATTGCTCTTACCAATTGAGCTACGGGTCCTAAATTCACCACATCGGCTTTCACAAGAGGATGTGGGACGGAATTTCTCGAAAATTATATAGTATTATGAAATTATTGTCCAGCATTCTAGCATATAGCACCAATCCTCGAACGGGAATGTCTCTATACCTGACCTACCCCATCCCGCCCCCCAACTGTTCTGTAGGACGAAGCCGGCCTTGTCCCATCCGGTGAGGATAACGGCATGACCTCCCAAGTTCTGTCCTTGGCCTTGCCAGAATCGATTACCATAATTATAGCAATACAGACCTATAACCAGAGGACCATTCAGCATCAACGCCACCTTAGCTGATACCGGATCTATGATCCTAGCGTAACTGTTTATTTTCTCCCCATCTACGCCTACGTTCTTGATAGACTTGATAGCATCACGAAGAACCATCCCGTCCTGGTCCTTATCCTCTCTCAGATCATATATATCGTAAGGAGATATTTTAGCTGGTCTTTTGATATCCTTTATAGCTTTTCTCCAGTTAAGGATCTCAGCCAGGCTTACGGCTGCGCAAATAGGGGAAGAACCTTGATCTACCACGCTATCGACATTATTGATCTTATACTCATCAGGAACAGCCTCATGTTGCATATTCATGATAGCGTCCCTATCATCCGCTGGTGATGGTATGTAACCTAGTCCGTAACTCATTTTTTATCTTTTTTATGATAGTCTATTATCTTGATATTAAACGTATCGGATCTTTGCCTAACCTGTATTGACCCTCTAGCTTTTCCCTTGGCGTCGTACAGGGCGGTGAAACCAAAGTTATCGACCCGGCCGTCATCCAGCGTAAACCTCCACTCCTTCCATTGGCCCATCACGGTTCCGGAAGATACTATGGAATCCACCACATAAGATATATCAGTAGTATCGTACTCCGTATAATAGGTTCTAGATGTACTACATCCGACAGCCGCTAAGGTAAATAATGTTAACAAGAAAAACAAGATCTTATTCATTTTTCTTAGTCTTTTTACGTTTCTTAGATTTCTTCTTCTCCTCAGTTTTATTCTCGACATTTACGTCATTGCCGGCATCGGTACCAGTAACCTCAGAGATATTATTTTCAGGTATATCGATATGACCTGAATTAGGGTCCATCTTATCCTCCTCAACAATAACCTCATCAGACACATCACCATCTAAAGCCTCAGGATCAATATGATTTTCCAGATACTGGATACGATCTGACATAGCCTTATTTTGCTCCTCTATTTCCTTGTACCTTCTTCTAGCCTCATCGAGTAATTTAGATGATAGTTTATGTTTCTTCTCGATATCCATATAAGCCCGTTTAAGAGTTTCTTTCTCTTTTACCGACTCATTATATAGCTCTCTTGATTTACTAAGCTCATTCCCCATCTTAACTATATGAGAATCCTTGGAATCTATATCCATATCAAGAGAATCGACAAGCGTATCAAGATACTTTATTTTCTCTTCCAATTCCGTTATATTCTTACGGGCATCCTCATAATTCCTTTTTAATCTGCTTGAATAGCTAATAGCTTCATCAAGATCCTGTTTTAGAGTATTTATATAACTACTCTTTACTATCTTCAATCCGAACATCTTTATTACTGTTATAAGTTCTACGAATATCGGCCTTTATCTTGCCGACTATAATTAACTCAGCTATATGCTTATCTTTCTCGACTATAGCTATATCCTTACGGACATTAGTGACTCTGATCGTAATATTCTCGTTATTAGAGAAAACGAACGGTGATCCTACCAAAGTGAGGCCTGTATCGTTGGTGAACGATGGCAGCATCATAACCATCCCGACAGTATCATCCGGGAACGAGGCCGATACACCTGTATCTATATCAAGAACATCACCTTGACCCAACGGGAAGGCATTACCCTGCTTGATAGGAATATCCTTTCCCAATGAGTTCCATGCCTTAGAGAATTTTAAAGAGTTGAGAAAAATTTTACCATCTTTCTCAACTATCCCTACCATTGGATCGCAATTCATGTGAACCTGATCAAGCTTATCATCCGGTTTTTCCTCAAATTCTTCAAGATCTCTGGCTGATGTAAATGACTTACTCTCCAGAAGTTTTTTGATATCTTCAATCGTAGCTATACTATAATTTTATTATTAAATAAACGATCTTCAATCCTAACTTCAAATCAGATGTCTTTTCGAACATCTCCCTAAGAGGTAAGATAGTAGCGTCAAGATCTGACGCTACCCATTCTCCATCCTTATAATACATATTCTTTTCCTCGGAATACGCTACACAAGGTCGATGCCCTAAGTTCTTCATAACCGTATCTACCTTATTTTGGGTAGGCATCGAGACACGGTTCACTTTAGTAGATATATTAAAATTACTTTCCATTAAATTATTCATTTTCAATTAGTTAATCAAAAAGGTAGGTCACTATCGTCTCCAAAAGGAGGATATTGAGGAGGTTGTTGCTGACCTCCAAAAGAAGGCGCTTGGGCTTGCTGCGGAGCCTGCTGGTATGATGGAGGAGGCGTTTGCGATGGAGCCTGCGTAGCGTATGACGGTGGGGGCGTTTGCGTTATAGCCTCACCAGCGTTGTTTTGGCTTGGAGACTGAACCGGTCTCACGCCATCCGCTTTAATACTTTGGATATATTTATTAAGTACCTGATAAGCGAAAGCGTCTTGGGTCGTATAATCAAACTTCTTATTCCCCATTATATCAGTACTCTCAACCCTGTCAGGCCATCCATTCTGCCCATTCTTATAATATTGCTGGATAAGCTCGTCCTTCCCATCTGGAGTTTCCCTAGCGTATGAAATGAAAAAATTACCGGGAGCATATTGATTCCCTTTCTTAGCATGAGCAGGATTGATCACCACCTTACGTTTCAGGTCGATATTAGGCAAGTACCTTACCAGTGACTTAACGTAATTATTGATACCTCCTTTTTGAGTCATCAAAGGAACGTTTATAAAGTAATTACCATCCTCATCACTTATCTTTATGGATAAGTATTTGGCATTTATTCCATTGAACTCCACTTCTCGCACATTGATATCAGACAAATAACCTTCGATACCGTTCCAGAATACCCTCCAATAAGAAACGGCTCCGGTCTTCTCGTTTATATGCTCCTCGAAACCTTCCTTTGGTTCTCTTGATGACTGATATAATAATCCGCTACCACTTACTTTAAAGTAATGGTTATTACCACCTGATGAATTTTCTCTAACTCCCATTTTATGTATTTTTAAATATTAAACAATAACTGATGATGACAAGAAATACTCGTTCTTATTATCCTCCCCATAAATCTTATTGAAATGAGATTTATGATCATGCTCGATAACTATCCTATTCCACGATATGCTTTTTATGATACCCAGATATCTTCCACATAACACGTTGCATACAATATCTTCACCATAATGAGACAAAGGGGTAAGTCTTTCCTTACATGATTTACCTGAAGACGGGCTCTCTGACATAATACCGCATCCTTTATCGGTAAATATCAACTTGCAATGATCGAACTCATTTACCTTAAGATTGTTTTGGAGGGCTTGGACGAGTAGATCCTTATCAAAGACATAGGTACTTGTTTTGACAAAATGCTCGTCCACGAACCTCCAATTTGGATAATTACCCTCAAAATGGGTCTCATACATATCCATATCAGGCGTAGAGAAATAAGTCTTAGTATCGTCCACTTTTATAGACAACATATCCGATGACTTATTGATATGATTATCAAGCAATATCGCAGATTCGTTCGACACCGGGATAAACATCTTCTCTACCTTATCCTGATTAGGGACAAAATACCTGTAAATAGTATTTCTATCCGTACTTACTATATTAATATTAATATCATCAATATCAATGACCACATTCTCGATGCATGGATAAAAATCATCTACCTCCGTATAATCGCTGGCTTTGTTAAGAACCGAAACATAATCGCTCATCTTAACCTTAATTCCTCCATCAAGTATCTTATGTACCTGCGGGAATGTATTGATATCAAAAGCCGGACAACTATACTCACCAGAAGCGTAGTGGATCGTGATCTGATCTTTTCTATCCGAAAGCAGTATCGTAATCTCACGATTCTTCTGTTTTTTCATGAACTTAATAAAAGAGCTTGCCTCTACCAAGAAAGAGAAGTTAGAGTCAGCCTCGACCTTCAATCGTTCTATAACACATACCTTGGCATTTACGGAAGTGATATAAGCCAGATTATTGACAACATCTATCTTAAGATCCTTATAAAGGGAGTTGGAACCGGAGTTCTTAACCACCGTCTCCAGTTTACCCAACTTCTCATTTAATGATTTCGACAAGCACTTCAATACCATATAACATATTTTATTTGTTTATCATCCATAATTCATGTACAAGCTTTATAAAAATCATACTCCGAAACCGGAAATGATTCCGGAGTATGAATCCCGATTATGGGATAAATCAGGATAAAAATCCTGTTAGTACCCATCGCCAATGTTACCAAAGGTTTCATACAAGCAGCACTGTTTTGCCGAATACGCTACTCCTGTTTAACCACTTGCCTTAGAGCCTTGGGCTTGGATAAACACCCTAGGGTAACTATACATTCTAAGGTAACGTAGTGCTCTAAGCACTTAGGCTAATAACCTGACCGTTTCCGGTATATGTAAAATATTTTTCAACATCTTACATATTATCCGAGGTTATAATAAACAACTTTTACATGACATTGCAAATGTAATCATAATTATATTAATACAAATATAATAAATACTTAATAGTATTAAAATAATTTAAACTTACGTCTAATATACTCGGCTATAAGCGTAGCGTCACACATTCCGTCTTGTATCTTAGTAGGTTGTATTCCTTTTCCTGACCATGGTTTCACGAAAGAGACCAAAGGGAAAAGGCGCATGGCGCATCGGATGGAGGTAGCCTTCGTGTCCAGCTTAGCCGCCGTATACACCCGATCGGCTGTCGTATGAAGCTCCTTCTGCCAGGTCTTTGGTTGCACCTCCTCGAACATGAACCTAACATCCTGGTGAGATCCGTATCGCTCCATCATCTCCACCATCATAGCGAATAGAGCGTTCGGTTCCCGGCGTCTCCCGCCAAAGGTGAAGTTGCTGGAGGCCGAGCTGTTGTGGATGCTGTGGACGTCCTCGACGGCGATCGCCAGCGTCCCGCCTCCCTCTTCTTGGATCTTGTCAGCGGCATCGAGGAAGAAACTTGATATAGCCCTAAGATCTATATCTCCCTTAGCCGATATCCTTGGTGTCATAATTACCTTAACCTCCCCGTTCTCCGGGATCATAGACAATCCTCCGGTATCTATACCCGGATCTATTCCTATAACTGCATTCATATCAGGAACAATATTGAATTATTAATTTATCCTCAGTAATATCTTTAACCATATCACGCACATCATCCACAGATATACTGTTATATACGTCATATGAATCCATTATCCCATTAAATCTTGACATTACAAAAGATATGTAGCTCTCGTAGTAATCATCAATATTCATCATATTTAACTTATCAGATAACTTAGCCATCCTTAAGACAAGCTCTATATTGTCATTATTCGCTATATGATGAAAATTATTGACATAATCAATCGCACAATCTTTTGTGATGTTACATTTATCTGGACTTACATCAATTATTAAGCTAGCAATTATTCTATTCGAGTAATTCATGTATCTCTTGTTTACAGAATAGCATAATCCGTTATTTCTAAGATAATGAAACATAGAGAAATTATAATTGCCACACATCATAGATAACACGATAAACAATACACATAATTTCTTGAAATCACAATTATCCAATATAAACGACACATATAACTGTCTTGGGTTCTTCTTGTATTTATAAATACCATATTTAGGATCAGATACAGCAAATTCCTTAAGCTTATTACGATAAAATGAGTTGATATCAATAGTATTTGACAATTCTGTCATATCTAATACATGTTTATCCACGAAATCATCGCATCCATATAAATGAAATACTATCTCTGATTTATTTAATATCGCATCTCGACATAATGTAAGGTCATCTTCCTTTATTTTACCGACAGATCTTTTAGTACCTAATATATTTACAAAACAACGCTTATCTATTCCAGATAATTCTATAAGTCTATTATCATTAATCCATGATTCATCATTATCAATCTCGGTTAGTATAACATTCCTCTCGCTTTCTATAAAATCACTGCTCATGTCTGGATTTACTATAGAATTATGAGCGAACTTAATACATTCATCAATATTGGCATCAGGTAATGCAAGTCCCTTGAATACAATTGATCTTTGATCGGTATACCCATTAAAATCAAAGAATAGCTTATCGCCAATGTTATCTTCACGTTTTATCGCTATATGCTCATAAAAATGAGGCAATCCTTTCCTTGACATTAATATAGATACAATATCAGGTATCTCAGCGCATACTGATCCAATAGGAATATTCATCCCGCTATCGTAATAAAAGCATCTACATCCTAGATCTTTTATCAGTCCTGTGTATATTCTCATATCTTGAGCGTATATAATGAATGAAAATCCTCCGGTCTGAACACCTGTATTGAGTCATCCGGATACATACCTATATAATAACCGTAAAAAGCCCGTAGAATGCCATTTTCTAGGCTTATATCCAAAGCCTTTACCTTGTTACCATCAACCATCACATCAAGTTCCTTGGTTCTTTGGGATATCTTGTCGAACCATTCAGGTACAGGATCAATACCGTACCTGAATGCGTTTACTGTTGATTTTATAGAGATATACGTACCTATGATCAGATAAGATTACAATCATCACGTTTAACAACCTTAAAATCTCCCTCTCTAAATAATAAAACTACGTCAGTTCTATTATACTTACACTTCTTGATATCCACCAAATGGTAAGAAGCCTCCCCTACGGCGGGGCGAACCGGTCTCAATACGGCTACGGCTATATCACCGCCAAGCTCAACCCCACCGGTTACACCTTGTAAGCACATGAATATATATCCCTCAAACTCATGTTTCTTGCCGATAAACTCGCTCATAGGAATACCTACGAATAGATAGGTCTTTACATCCTCTTTTTTTACCTCTATAGCGTTCTCAACACTAGAAGGTATTACGTCTACAAATTTTGCTCCGATAGCCATAACCTCAAATATTTAGTTTAGTTCTTAATTCTTGACACAATTCTTGATTGTCTCTCATAATACTTAACGTATTATCCACTCCATTGCCTACTCGGACCTCTCCGTACCAGTACCATGATCCTTTACGGGTAAAGATACCGGTTTCCTCACATAACTTCAAAAGTTCAAGCTCCTTGTCAAATCCTACGCCATAATACAATGCTGTCTCTGCTATCTGGAAAGGTATAGCTGTCTTGTTCTTCAATACCTTTATCCGAACCTCATGACCGATAGAAGAGCCATCTTCTCCTACAATGACCTTTTTCCTTGACATCTCCATACGGATAGAGGCATAGAATTTAAGAGCGTTACCACCGGTTGTTACCTTCGGATCACCATATATTACACCGATCTTCTCCCGATACTGGTTGATGAATACCAGAACACAATCGCTTTTGTTTACGATCCCGGTAAGAACTCTCATGGCTTTTGACATCAACCGGGCTTGTAATCCCATGTTGCTATCTTCCATATCACCCTCGATCTCCTTCTTCGGGACCAAGTTCGCCACGGAATCCACGACAATAAAGCCTACCTTGCCGGACTCCACCAGCTTGGCCGTGATATCGATAGCCAACTCCCCGTAGCTTGGCTGGGAAATAAGGAACCGGTTAACGTCCAATCCCATCTTCTTAGCGTATTCGATATCAAAAGCGTTCTCCACGTCTATTATAGCTACCAGCTTATCGGGATGTTTTTTCTGGAACTCGATCATACTTAACGTACACATCATAGTCTTGCCACAAGACTCCATCCCGACCAGCTCATGAATCCGGCCTACCGCCCATCCGCCGCCGAGGGCCTTATCCACCACCAGCGAACCAGTGCTTTCCCTTGGTATGGATATTATAGGCTTATCGTCACCGAAGTTCATTATCGAGCCTTCTCCAAGCTCTTTATTTAAAGATGATACTAACTCATCTACGTCTGAAAAAAGTTCTTTCTTAGCCATTATAATCCGTATTGTTCGAAGTCAAATAAATCTTGTTGTTTCTTGATCATATCCTTCCCGATATCAGATATCTTTTCTGGGTTCAAAACACCCTCATTCTCATCTACCTTATCCATAAAGTCAGATATCTTATCGCTTAGCAGTACCATATCTTCCTTAGGAACTGATTTTAGATAAAGACCGTCTATAGACCTACATCTTGAAAGAGCGGTATATATCTGTCCTATCTCGAAGGCTCTGCTGATGTCTACAAATATATTATCTAAAGTCATTCCCTGGGATTTATGGACAGTTATGGCGTATCCTAACCTCAATGGATATTGTATTATATAGCCGCAAGAAATGCCTTCAAGGGAATCATCTACCTGCTTGTACTTCATCTTCTCCCACTTCTCTTTGGTTATCTCCACCTCAGTATCGTTGTCTAGATGAACATATATCGTCTCATCAACAGTATCTATGCTGGTTATGATACCCATCGAGCCATTGACATACCCGTTGCCGTTTCTGGTTATTATGACCTTAGCCCCTACCTTTACTATAAGCTCATCCTCGCAAGGCGCTACAGGCTTCTCCCCGAATACAGTGGCATCGAACTTAAATACCTTATTATTGATCTTATCAAGATTAGTCTTATTTATCTCATAAGCTTCTTTGTTAGTTGAGCATATAATTATAGTATTATCCATATTATCCGGATACTTGACCCTGCTATCCAATATCTGTCTTGACTCGTCGGTAATAACCCCACATCTTATATCCTCAAGTACGGAAAGAAGCTGAGGATCTTTTTGACGGAATACGTTCTCGAAGGTAATGACCGAGAATCCTGACGCTCTTAATGCCTTTGATGAGAAAAAGAACCGGCTCTCATAATATTTGTCGATAAAATCATCCGCCGTCACCACAGGCGGTAGTTGTGATAGATCTCCAAACATAATCAACCTAACGCCACCAAAAGGTTCCTTGCTACGCCTGCATTGTCTAAGTACGTCAGCTACCTCATCAAGTAAATCAGGCCTTACCATACTGATCTCGTCGATAACGATAGTATCAAGGTTTCTGATCTTCTTCTTCATAAACGGACTTACATCCACCTTATTCGACAACATACCTCTCTCGATAGAAGGAATGTAAGGATCGTTCTTTATAGAGAAGAACGAATGAATGGTCTGTCCACCGGCATTCAACGCCGCTACTCCAGTCGGTGCTATGATAACGCACTTATCCAAGAACTTTACGATACGTCTCATGAACGTACTTTTACCACTACCAGCCCTACCGGTAATAAATAGATTCTCCCTAGTGGTGAAAATCTTTTTCAAGGCACGACCTTGCTCCACGTTTTTATCCACCGTCATAATATGACGAAGGAGGTCGTTTTCATTTCTAAAATCTTCTTGTACCATATCTTTTTAAGTTTATGGTACAAAGATACGAATAGTTATAATTAACTATTAAAAAATAAATGTGAATAATATATAAATATTAAATTTTATATCTGATACTCAAATCATCCAGCTTTACTCATCTCAGAAGATTTTTCTCCTAAAAATACATCTCTTATGTATTCTGTCGATATAAGGATATGCATATATTTCCCCTTGTATAATAGTCTTAAGCATCCGATAGTTACGTTCTTTCTGTCTTTGGTATTCACCACTCCATTGTTTTTTTTTACCTCGTCATACAAATCGGATATACTCTTCTTACACATGTCTAAGAACATGCTTATGTATCTGTATATAGTGGATTGAGATATTTCACGCATACCTATGCCTATGAGCTTCTTATTCAACTCATTAAGAAGGTATGCTACATTGAACTTAACTGTCTTTCTTTTAGTTACCTTGTATATGTGATGTACGTTTCTGGTTCTGGCTCTGAATATTATTTTGGAAAGGATTCTCACCCTATCAAGCTTCCGGCTTTTGTTAGCCATTCTTCGCCTAGAATCCGAATCAAGATTCTTATCAATGCAAGTGTATATGGATTCTCCTTTCTTTACAAACATATCCTTTATCCTTGGGACCTTACTAGCCTTATGCTTGTATTTTATGATATCTGACAATGCTATTCTGATCTCTCCTTCAGCCCAAGCCTTTAGACTTATAAGTTGGTAGTTTATATCTTCGTGAGAATCTCTTAATACATGTCGGTAGCAGAAATAAGCGCATCCATCCGATAGAATATCAATAAAATCATTGGTATTGATCTCTATCTGATCTCTGTTTCCATCTTGCATCCTTTTTCTTAGAAACACATGTTTGAGTACGTTTATGATAATAAGATATATCATTGCCATCTTACATTCATCGCTGATCCGGATTCCCGATCCATGATACTCCTCATGTTTCAATGAATATTTTATGGCTGTCACTTTCTTGCCTTCCTTATTAGTAACAGGCTTAAAATCAACTGGACATATAAGTGATCCGGCTGGAAGTTTTACACATCCTAGCTCATCTTTCTTGGCCTGAATATTACGTGGAATATACTTTTCGGTAAGAATCTTATCGAAATTTGATTTCATTTTCTGTAAAAGTGCTATCTTTGTTCCAAACATTTTTTTTTTAAGTTTTTGCTGCGAATATACAAGTTTCATCAATACGAAACAAGTTATTCGGATGGATGGGTAGCCTGTGAAGGTCGCCCATTTGTTGTTTAAGGAGGGTAGGTTATGTCCGTAAAACGTTGAGCGCGTGAACGATGTTTTTTCTCAACCTACTTGTTACGCGCGCGTTAATAGGTATATTTATTAAATATAATTAACTCTATAAACATATACTACTTACTAATATCTCTATCCGTACACAGAACCTCTCCTTGCGTCGAGTTCCTGTGTACTCTACTTAAAGTTTTTATTTAATAAAACATTGCTTTTTACCGCCAAGGTATGGTGCCGCCAGGCAGGATACCGCAGGATAAACATGGTAGAAGCCGTATCTTATACCGGAAGCCGGAACCCCGGTAGGGGAATCGGGTGGAGCAAAAGCCAAAGAAGAAAAAGCGAGGTCATGTGCGGTCGCTCACGCTCCGGCCGTCCGTATCTTCTACGGCAGGACCATGCCCCAAGGCCTCCCATTTTCCCTTGGCTTTATATCCCATAGCTTGGGGAGGAAGGAATCCAAAGGGAAAAAAGTAAGGTCGTATGCGGTCGCTCACGCTCCGGCAGGCTAACATAACTCTACCTCCGTCCATGTCAATAGCGAACCTCTGGCGGCATTGTCCGGTATGACGGCGGTAGCCTTACCTTGGGTGTCCCAGCGTATCCTCCACCAACATTTTCCCTTTGGATTCCTTGGGCTATATCCTTGGACGATGACGGCAGGATATGAGGTCAATAAGCCAAAAAGAAAAAAGGAGTGGTCGCATCCCGTGAGGCAGGATAAGGCTGTCCCCCGCCGTCCAAGCGCGTAGCGTATGTGAACTTCACTGTCCTCGCTATTGTAGCCAGCCATAGACATACATAGCTTCGTTCGTCTTACCCCACTAGCCTTTTCCCTTTGGATTCTCGTAAATACATGTTAGTCAGCATATATTATACTGATTATATCATATTTTGTTGACAATAATATTTTTTTAAAGTATTTTTGTCGAAAACTAATTCTATTATTAGAAATGAGATTGGTTGATAGACATATTATAAAAGATAATCGATTTGAGGATATTTGCCTTAAATCCGGATTGCTGTACAATTATGTGTTGTATCTGGTAAGGCAGGGTATTTTCAATAAGGAGTATTTGAAGGAATATGATCTCTCGACTAAATTAGGCAGGGAAAATCAATTTGATTTTAGACAGCTACCTGCATCTGTATCACAACAAGTGGTTGGTCAGGTATTCAAGAGCGTTAATTCATGGATCAAGTTGAAGAGTGATTTTGACAGGAATCCGGATAAGTATAACAATCATCGACCTCATCTTCCGAAGTACAAGGAAGGTAAGAAGCAGAATATGGTTGTATTTACGACTTTCTCTTGTCGGGTAAAGGATGATGGTTATATTCATTTTGTTAAGAATGTTATTGAACCGATAAAAACTAACGTAAAGAAAGATGAGTTAAAACAGGTAAGGATAGTGCCTCAAGCAACATGTTATGTGGTAGAGGTAATTTATGAAAGAAAGGAGATGGATCTAAACTTGGATAAGGATAATTTCCTTTCGATCGATTTAGGATTGAATAATTTATGCTCATGTATCAGTAATGTAGGCATCAAGCCTTTCATTATAAACGGGAAAGTTATCAAATCATTGAATCGGTGGTATAATAAGAAGAAAGCCAGATTGATGTCGTATGTTGGCGATAATGGAACTTCTAGGATAATAAGAAGAATCTCTTTGTATCGTAATTGTTGGATCGATGATAAGATGCATAAGATTAGCAAGTATATCGTGAACTTTTGTGTATCAAATAATATAGGCCGTATCATTATCGGTCTTAACAAGGAGTGGAAGCAGGAGATAAATATTGGCAGGAGAAATAACCAGCATTTTGTCTCTATCCCTCATTCTAAGTTAATTGATAAGATAATGTACAAAGCTAAGTTGCTAGGTATAGAGGTTGTTACTCATGAGGAATCTTATACTTCAAAGATCGATCATCTGGCTTTTGAGGAGATGAAATATCAAGATAATTATCTAGGTAAAAGAAAACGCAGGGGATTATTTCAAAGCTCTATCGGCAAATTGATAAATGCGGATATTAACGGGGCTATTGGGATAGCTAGAAAAGTAGTTGGCGATTCGTGCATTAATACGATAGTCAGTAGTGGGTTTGCGTTTAACCCAATTAGATTGAATATCTTGTGATATAAATATTAATCTAATAAATAAAATTTAAAATTTTAATAACGTGGCCGAGCAGAGAAAAGCTTTCGTATTCGCATTACCTTACGACACTAGACTGGATATGATCCAGCAGTTCTTAAGGATATACAACGGCTATCTGGATTCCAAGGGTAGAAGCTTGATCACCGAAAGAACGATAAACTTACTTTCTTTCTACATCAACTACGGATACTCGGATGATACCAGGGCTAAGTACATGGATTGTCATGGACAGAAGGAGTCTTACATCGCTGTCCTTAACAATGAGTTGAAGCGTGGTGGTTTTCTGGTGGACAAGAAGAACGGGAATTTCCGTACCCGTGAGTTGTCTATTGAGATGAGAAGCCTACGTAATTATTTCGCGCTTGACGGGGAGGGTGATGATACCCGTGTAATGGGATTCGTATTCAAGAGAAACAAATTGGATATTGATGGGTAGGAATCTTATTTCATTCGATAGGGATATCGTTGATGAGGTGGTAAGAAGATCTGATGGGAAGTTCACCAAACAACAGGTAGAGTGGTGCATGAAAGCATCCGTATCTTACATCCATCATCTAGCTAAGTATACTGACAATATATCTATCAGAATACCGTTTATCGGATACGTTATATGCAATCTTCGTGAGATGCGTGTAAGGCGTGATAAGATACGCCGGATATTTGTCAAGGAAGGTAATCGTTATCCGGATGAAAGGATGCCTATTGAGCTTGATTGTCTGGATAAGAAGATTAATGCGATAGAGGATATGGAGGGGTTGAAGAACGGAGATCCTCTTATACGTGATAACCATGAGGCCATGTATCAATGTCGGTATGGAATGACATGGGAACAATTACAGGATTTTCAACAAAAACAATTTAAGAAATAATATGCAAACAATTGGTAAAGCCCAAGTAATAGCCCAAGCTTGGGAAGACAGTTTATTGGGTAGGATTCCTAAGGATAAGAAAGATTATCCCGAATGGTATAAGAATCGTCTTGAATTATGCAAGAAATGTCCTAAGAACTCTTCTAATATAGCTTTCTTTAAGTTACCAGCTAAGGTATTGCTGCAAAGATTGATGAGAAGACAGGCATGTTCGTTGTGTGGTTGTTTTATCAAGGAGAAGGCTTGGATGAAGACCGAGGTATGCCCGTTGAAGTTCGTGGAAGGAGAGAAAGCTAAATGGAATGCTATGGAGGTGATAACAGCCGATCATAACGATTTTAATATCGAGTGCCCTAACGATTCCTTTGATATAGGACTGACGGATGATGAGAGCGAGTTTTATCTAAATATTTTTGATCAGAAAATAGGTGATAAGATAGAAATCGTGTTATTTATTACCCATAAAGATGGTTTCCATGTCAAGGAGCATCATCTTGGATGTGGATGTATGGGAGACGTGTCATATAACAAACATCCTGACAATGAGAATAGAACTATATTTAGGATGACGTTGGATACCTCAAAATATACGGAAGGTCATTTTGAGAAACATCTATCTCTTATGGGTTATACGAAGGATGATCCTGAACGTAATTTCAAACATTTCCCGCTACGTATTATAGGGGAAGCTTATAAGTAAATACTATGCGAAGTCCCGTAAGAAGTAAGATAGATGATCGTATCCATGCCCTTATTGTCATGGAAGTCGGATGCCGTGAGTTGCCTGAATATTCGTTGGGTGATATACTTTACTCCGCTTTAAGGAGGATAGCTAGGGCTAATGGTGGTAATGTCCGCTTCTTGCGGGATGTTAGTACCAGGGATTTATTGAGGTCTATAGACCAAAGCATCAGTGATGAGATTGAATTAAATAATAATGATTATAACGTGTGATTATAATGGAAGAGGATAAGGATATCAAAAAAGAGATCAGGGATTATCTTAAAGAAGAGGCGGATACTCATATAAGGCATTGGATAGCCATAAAGCGTGAGAGCAAGCGTCTGTATAGCGATATTGAGGATAGGACTAAGAAGATAGCCCTTAAATCATCTTCGTTGATAAAAGAGGAGGATTTTGTCGTTCTTCATGAGATGACCCATAAGATACAGATGTTGAATATAGAGGCTGTAAAAGTCAATTCTAGGTTGATGTTCATGATCCAGTTGGCTACCAGCTTCGGTATGGATCTGGATTTAGATACGACATATGCGTCCACCGCCAAGGGTGTTATAGAAGACAGAACGTCTGGATTCGTGTTTTATGATGACAAGGAACGTCTTAGATATGCTGACAAGGAGCTTGAGGATATGTTCCATGACATGAGCGTGACGGAAGTAAGTAAGATCGGGGTTGTTCAATCTTATGAGCTTCTTATGAAACAGTATAACGAATTTAAGGATATGAAAGCCAATGCCACAGGGAAGACGAAAGCCGACGAGTAAGGACGCTGATCGGGTGAATGACAATCTTGAGGTCATAGCTAAAGCCATAAACGACGCTAAGACTTATATTGATAAACATCCTTGGGATAAGGAGAAGCCGGAGGATATGGCAAGGGCATTTGACTTCATATCAAAATTAATCGATAAGATAAATACCTGGAATGATTCTTATATGGAGAAAAGTGGGATCATGGATGTATATAGGTCTGTAAGCAATATCCAGAAAAAGGAACGTAAGGGTCAGGTTTCTGGTGGAATCGAGTCTGTTTTAAAGGATATTGTAAAATGAGTCTAAGTACGAGTCCAGAATTTTATGTAAACATGAAAAATCCTCCTGTATGGAACGATCTGTTCGGTTGGGAGGATCAGGATGACGATGTTAAGCAGTTCTTTAAGGAAGAGGCTTATAAGGTCAAGTACGGGGTGACTATCAATGGTACGTTCATCCCTCCATGGCTTTATTGGCATGTTAATTTCTTTCCCGTATTCCAGGATCTTCCAAACGGGGAGCGTGTGCCAGCGATCAGTCGTTTGCGTGATAACGAATGGTTTTTCGCCGAGATGTACCAACGTGCCCGTATGGAGAAGAAAGGATTGGGAATGTTTGGTACTCGTCGTTTTGGCAAGGCTCTTCTGGACTCGGAGCTGATATATACTCCTCATGGATCTAAGAAAATAGGATTCGCCGATATCGGGGATATCATATATGGTGATGATGGTAAGCTTACGACTATAGTGGGCGTATATCCTCAGGGATTCGTTGATACGTACAAAGTGACCTTTGAGGACGGTCGCAGCGTGGTGTGTTGTGGGCAGCACCAGTGGAAAGTCAAGTATCATGGTGATTATAAGGTTATGAGCACTATGGGTATCATCCATTCTGACTTCTCCAAAATGACTATAGATATTGGGGAAGCGGTAGATTTCCCTGAGCGGAGGTGGCTGATATCGCCCCAGCTCATGGGGTCTCTGGCCGCCTCCTTCCTTTGTGGAGCTACCGACAGGATCTTTGAGCTAAGCAAGAAGGAGATGGATGATGTCATTTATTCATCCAAAAAACAGAAAGAGTTGTTCATAAGATCGTTTATGAAGATCGCTTGTGGTATAAATACCGGTGACGATCGTTTTAAGGTCGTTTATAAAAGCGAGTATATTATATCCTTTGTAAGGAAAATATTTTGGTCTATGGGGTATTATTGTGTCATGGATGGTGACGATATGTATATATCTAAGACCCACGATAGGCTTAGGATATCTGATATAGATTATTACGGTAGATATAAGGCTACTTGTATTGAGGTCGATAATAAATCGCATCAGTTTCTTACTACTAATTTTGTCGTATCCCATAATACGACCATCATGTCATCACTTCTCCAGATGAACGCTACGATGACTATCGGTCTTAGTCATTCTGTAGTAGGATTCAGCGACAGTGACTTATCCAATATCGGCGAGTATTGTGAGTATGGTCTTGATCATGTGCATCCTTTTTTCAGGATCAACAGAACCAAGACCGACTGGAGTTCGGGCGTTACATTAGGCAAGAGGATGTCCAATGGTGTACGTGATATCCATGCCATTATCTCTATAGCCAACATCAACATGGGTAGGAAGACCTCCACGCAGAAGACGGCTGGTTTGACACCGGCTACGGCTATTTTCGACGAGGTTGGTAAGGGACCTATCAAGAAGCCGTACACGGCCGCCATGCCTTCCTACGACACGCCTTATGGCTGGCGTCTTAGCCCTATCTTGGCCGGTACCGGTGGTGAGGTAGAATTATCCAAGGACGCTCAAGAAATGTTTTCTGATCCCGAGACATATAACCTTCTGGTCATGGACTGGGATATCCTAAACCGTAGAGCCATGAAAGGAAAAACATGGAAAGAACGGAAATGGGCGATGTTTGTCCCGGGACAAATGGCAAACTCTGGTGTCAAGGTAACTATAGGTTTGGGTGATTATTTAGGAAAACCTGATGATAAGAAGCTTAATAAGATCAAGATTGACGCCACAGACTTCGAGGCTAGCACCAATAAACTTAATGAGGAACGGAAGAAACTATCTACAAAAGATAGGGTTGCGTACACTTCTCATACTATGTTCTATCCATTTACGATCGATGACTGTTTTTTAAGCTCATCCCAGAACCTATTTCCGGTCGAGTACGCTATCAAGCATAAGAATGATCTCCTTGAGTCGGGGCAATATAGCGGTATGCTGTGTGATGTCTTTCTTGAGTCAGGTAATAAACTGGGGACTACTAAATCTAATAAACAGCTAGCTGGTTTCCCGTTTAGTGGAGGTGTTATTGACGCTCCTGTTCAGATATTCGAGATGCCTCAATCTAATAGGTTTGATGATTTTATTTATGTCGCTGGATGTATGCCTCCAGGAGAAAGGGTATTGACTTCTGATGGGTATAAGAATGTAGAGGATGTTGACTATGATGATTTCTTGGTTAATAACGAAGGGGATAATGTTAGGATACGCAAGAGACTTGTCAGAAATATGGTCGAAGAGGATCTTTATTCGATAAAGATGTATAATGGCGTAAGAATAAATAGATTTACTTCAGAGCATCCTATTTTTGTCTCTGATCATAAGACCGTAGGTAGAAGGGTTAGGGAAGATTTATTCAAATTTGATTACATACCTGTCAAGGATATAAAAGAGGGGCAGTGGACAAGGATTCCAAATATGTATGCCGAAGAAAGGATGGATATTCCGGGATTTAGGGATTATATGCTTTCTGATGATTTTTGGTGGTTTGTCGGGATGTGGCTAGGGAATGGATGGATTGATAAGCAGTGTCGTGTACAGATGGCTATTTGTTTTGACTATCCAGAAGAGAGGGATAGGTATTACAAGGTTATAGATAATCTTTTTGGTATTAAGCCTTCGGAGAGATATAGAAATGGGAATTGGGAGTTAAGTTTTAAACATATTTATCTAAGTGAGTGGCTTGTCAATAATTTTGGTAAATATTGTTATGGTAAATATGTTCCTGAATTTGCTAAATATCTCCCTTTTAGTATGAAGGTTAGTTTAGTCCATGGATATCTGGATACGGATGGGTCTGTTCATAATGATTTTCGTAATTATTCAGGTCTAGATTTCGTAAGCGTCAGCATTGATCTTCTTGAAGGTATGCAGGATATATTGTTATCTATTGGTATAGTTGGAGGTATATCTATAATGAAATACATTAGGACTGAGTATATAGATGGTAATAAGGTTAAATCTCAAAGACCATGTTATCATTTAAGGATAGGTCATAACTATACTGTGTATTTCAGGAAGCTAGTTGAGAACATAACTCCTGACTATATATCAAAATTATCTAAGATATATGTGGATACCAATACAAGGAAAAGTCCTTCTAAAGGTATATTTATTAGTAATGATAATAAGTATATATATGTTAGGATATCATCTATAACTAAAGGAAAGTATACTGGTCCTGTGTATAATTTTGAATGTGATACAAATAATTATCTATTAAGGAATATATCTGTTCACAATTGCGACCCTTATAAACAGGCCAAGTCCGACACCCCTTCATTAGGAGCTTTTTATGTATTCAAAAGGCGTGTCGGTATTCGAGATCCTTATGCCTATAGAATAGTTGCCTCTTACGTATCCCGCCCATCATCCATAGATCAGTTTTGCCGTACTTGTGAGGTGCTTCAGAAAGGATATGGTGCTATATGTCTTATGGAGAACGCTGACCAGATGTATGAGCAGTACCTTAACCGTAAAAGCGGTATGCCAGCGTCTTTCTTCCTGTTTGCTGGTGAGGCAATAGCCAATAAGTATGTGAAGGCCGGCTCCCGGCAGAACAGCAAGTTAGGTCTATATCCTACCCCCGGTAACCAGAACCTGCTATTCTCGTGTGTCGTGGATTACTGTTGGCAGGATTTCGTTATCGGATATGATGATAGTACTGGTCTTGATATAACTGTCAAGGGTATTGAGCTGATCGATGATATAGCCCTATTGGATGAGATAATACAGTATAAGCCCGGATTGAACGTCGATAGGATAATAGCCTTCGGGCATGCGTTGGTTCTCGCTAGGTATTTTGATGATAATAACTACATGCCTAAATCGAAGATAGATGAGATGAATAACGCCCGCAAGGAAGACGCTTATAAGCACCATGAGATATATGCCTCTGCCTTTGGATCGGTATCTATAGGTGCGTTTCGGTAGTTTAGTGTTGCTTAATAACTTATCTTTGCTAAAAACAAATTAGATTGACATGGAGATTTTCAATAGAGATCATTCGTTTCCGGCAAAAGGGGCGCTATTAGGATTACCTCCTCAGGCTATTTCCACGAAGAAAAAGAACAGGAAATGGAAGGAGGATTGTATGGATGCTCTTGAGGCGATAGGATTGAAACAGTATGATCGTAACCAAATGTACCGTGACTATTATCTGATGGCGGATGGCAAGTTATCTTTTATGGAGATGGCGGATGTTATCCCACAGTTAAGGAACGTACAGAAGTTAAGGAGTGATATAAGGATACCCTCTTTCTTGAAGCATTATGATATCATAGGTGGTATTGTAAACGCTTTTGAGGGATGGTTGACAAACCTACAGGATAAGTATACGGTTAATGAGGTAGGGGATATGGCTATAAGTGAGTATGAGGATACGATGTCAAACTTACTTCATCGCCATATACAAGAACAGTGGGATATTATCGTCAATCAGCGTCTTGTAGAAGCCGGGCTTGATCCTACATACAATGAGTTTAATTCCGAGGAGGAACGTCAGGCTTACGCAGAGCAAATTCAACAAGCTAAGGTGTCTATGACACCAGATGATATCCAGAGGTTCATGAGTACCAGATGGAAGACGCAGGCGGCTGTATGGGGAGATCATACGATCGAGGCTGATCGTAGCAGGTTTTATATGGATGAGCTTGACAGGGAGAATTTCCGGGATCGTCTTCTTAGCGGAAAGATGTTCCGGAATCATTTCGTTGGTTTCGATTACTACCGTCCGGAGGTATGGAGTCCTATGGAGGTTTTCCATCCTGATGTAAAATACCCGCAATATGGATCTTATGTAGGTCGTCTTCATTATTACGAGGGTGTTGAGTTGATATCAAAATACGGTCATAAGATGACGGCTAAGGATAAGCGCCGGATTATGGGAGGTGATGATGATTACGAGGGATGGGTATCCAATGACGGTACTAGGTATGATCAGAAGAAAAAGAAGCCTTCTATTACCGGTATGTATGAGAATGAGGTTATTCCATGGAAAGGATACCATGACTATGAGTCTATAGTCGCCGCTGAGGACTATTATGGTGTGCCGATGGGAGAGTACCATACCTTCGGACCTGACGGGGAGGAGCACACCCAGCCCCGCTTCTTGCCCCGCTTCCATCCCTTTGGCTATTTTAACTCTGACATGTCCAATGGCAAGAGATATGAGATAGATTCCCGTCTTTTTAGAGTCATGGAGGGATATTGGGTATCCATGAAACCGATATTCTTAATAACTTACATGACGGAGACCGGAATGGTGGATCAGGAGCTTGTGACAGATGAGCTTCTCCCGGAGTTCTTGGAGAAGAATGGTATAAAGAAAGTGAAGAGGGTCATGGCAGAAGCCGTCAGTGATCCTGAGGTGAACACCTATATCTTGGAGTATGTCCCTGAGGTTAGGTTTGGCGTTAAGATCACCGGAGGTAATTTAATGGATAAGCCTATATATATTGGTGGGGATCCAATACCTCATCAGATACATGGTGATAGCAGTCTGTATGATTATGTCATTCCGGTTTCTGGATTTATAGGGGCTAGTCTCGCTGATCGCATACAGCCGTTCCAGATGATGTATAACCTTGCTATGAACCAGCTATACAATAACGCCGAGAAGGAGATCGGTAAGTTCTTCTTAGGCGACTTAGGATTCCTGCCTACGGAATATAAGGATATGATGGACAAGAAGGGAGCTTTGGCTACTTTCATGCAGATCGTTAAGTCTGTCTCGTTTATGGGTGTAGGTGGTAATGACACAAACAATCCTTACCAGAATCCGCAGATGAGCAGCATATATAATCAGTTCGGTGTATATGATCTTACTAATACGGATCAGATAAGATCCCGTATGGAAATGGCGTCTTACGCCTATATGATGGCTTATAGGATGATAGGTATATCCGAGCAGGCCATGGGTCAGTCAACTAGATACGAGAGTTCTACGGGTGTAAAACAGGGAGTTAACGCTACTATGCTACAGACCCAGACTTACTTTAATGATTTCGATGATTTCAAGAAACGGACATTGGATATTCATCTAGCCGTGGCTCAAGTATGTCAGAAGGAAGGATACGATTGGACCGTGATGTACAGGAACAGCGATCTTTCCTTGGCTTACATCAGTCTTACGGATAACAGCTTGTCGTTACGTCATCTTAATGTTATGGCTGTATCTAATTCCAAGAAACGTCTGGAATTGGAGAATTTGAAACAATATATATTACAGACAAATACGTTAGGTAATGACTTGCTTGATATCACTAGGATGATGAGCGCCAACTCAACGGCTGAGATGAATCAGATCGGAAGGGATGCCAGATCTTACGCCGATCGTGTAAGGCAAGAGGAATACCAGAATAAACAGCGACTTGTCCAGCAGCAAGCCGAGGCCGAACAACAGGCACGTAACGATGAGCATGAGAAGGATAAGGAGCTTGCTTACATCAAGGGTAATTTCGATTTACGGGGTAAGAGCATAATGGCCGCCGGTCAAGCCGCTAGGACTGAGAACAACTCAGAAGGTATGGATTACGTTGAGGCTATGGCTGATAGGGCCTTGAAGGAACGGGATCTGGACATCCGGGAGGAGGATATGAGAACCAGACAGGCTAACGCCGAGGCTGAGCGAAGATCTCGTGAGGATATAGAGAAAAAGAAGTTGGAATTAAAAGAAAAGGAGATAGACGCTAGAAACAAACGTTCTGATACAGATAGGTTTACGTCAATAATAAACAAGAATTGATTACAAGTTTTGTAAATATTTTTACAAAATCTGTGATCATTTTGGCGTAAAATTCTGTCATATACTATAATGGGTTTGATTTAATTGGTAATTAGATTAATGATAATTTTGTAAAAAGCAAAAAAGGAAATTGTATGAATGACATGGGTGATTTCGCTAAGGGTTTTAAGACCATGAGTGTCGAGGAGCTTTTTTACCGTGGTGACGGTGATGGCGATAAGAATAATATTGAGGGTAAATATGATAAGGATGGTAATCTTATAGATGACACCAAGAAAGAACCTGCCGACGGCGGATCGGCTGACGGTGGCGGGGATAAGGGCGGCGATGCGGCCAACCCTGACCCGGATTCTCTTGGCGAAGGCGGTGCTGATAATAATAACGTGGTATCAGGGTTTAACGGAAAATCTTTCTTGGAGAAGATGGCTGCCAGAGGTATCATAGATAGTATCGAGAACCTAGATATTATGGTAGATGATAAACCGGTTGATCTTTCTACTATCACTAAAGAGGATGATTTACTCGATATAGTGGAGGGATTGATCAAGGACAAGGCTGATGAGTTGTTGAAGGATAAGGTTGATACCGGTTCGATGTCTGATTTCATGAAGAAGATGATAGAGGTGGATAAGGCCGGTGGTAACGTTGGTCAACTATTAAGCCAATATCAGAGTATTCAGGCTCCGTTGGATAACCTTGATATGAGTAATAAAAATGATCAGCTTGCGGTTATCCAGCATTATTATAAGATGCTGGGTATGCCGGAAGATGAGATAAAGGATAATATGGAAATGATGATTGGTAAAGGCGATGAGTTTATCGAGTCTAAGGCCAATAAGTTCCATGATATCCTGAAAAAGGAGATGGATAACCTTATCGAGGAGGAGAAAAAGAAGTCCGAGAAAAGGAGACAGGAGTTAGTTGAGCAGATGAAAGTCTATAAGAAAGGTCTAAAGACATCTATAAGCTCAGGATTTCAGTTGACTGACACGATGATAGGTAAGGCTGTCGATTTCGTTACAAAGCCGATAGACAATCAAGGCCATACGGCTATAGATAAAGCCTATTCCGAGGCTATTAAAAATCCGGATATGGCCGCTGATTTGGCCTTGTTCTTGATGAATAAGGACGAGTTCCTTAAACAGAAAACCAACAAGGCTAAGATGGAGGTTAATAAGAAGACCATCACTCTTCTTTCTGGCAATAAGGGAGGAAAGCAGAATAAGACTAATATCGATAACGATACTATAGAAGCTAACTTCCTTGATCTGAGTGGATCAAAGAGTGTATAACGTTTAAATATATTGAAAATGAATCCGTTTCTTACAAAAAGTTTCCCGGCTACCGTGAATGGTGATAACGTTATTGCCTTTACTGATGCCAAGAACTATAAGACTTCGCTTGTAGAGCATAACTTAGGCTCATTGGCGAGCTGGTATTATGAGGACCCTGATAAGAATCATTTGGGTCTGTTGAATCTGTTCTCTAATATCGCTAATTACCCTGTACCGATGTATATGGGTATGATTAATAACGGCGCTACGATCTCCGTTAACGGTATTGGAGCTTCTTTCCGTTATGATTTACCTGTTACAAAGACATTCGCTGTTGTTACGGCTGAGGATACTTCAGGTCATCATCTGAAACCTGGTATTGATGGTAGCTTGTTTGATATCGTTTTGAATACATCTGAGTTTACGGCTTATGATGTTATTACCTACGATGCCGCTAACGGTTGTAATATCCTTATCTCAGGTGAGATCCCGTCTAAGACAGAAGGCGACTTGACACGTTATTGGTGTCATGTTATCGGTGGTAAGGCTAAATACTTCCCTAAAGAGAAATTACGTCCGGGTGTCCGCTACTGGAAGATCGGTCATGCTCTTGGAGAGTATAGCACCCAGTTCTCCAAGGTATCTGGGGCTGACAAGGCCGGTTCTATGACTTGTGAGTTCCGTTTAGGAAACCACCGTGGTGTTGAGGGTGAGACAACTATGTATGCTGGTATGAAGTCCATGCAAGCCGCCCAGAACAGCACTTCGGAGTTTGTGGAGACCGCTCTTCGTCGTATGAATGCCATGAGAAGTGAGTATGAGGGTAATATTCCTGATCTGGCTATTATCGGTAAGACTGTTAATGGTAGACTTGATTTGCGTACGGCCAAAGTAGCCTCTACGTTGGAGGTGTTCTGTATGGCTGAGTTGGTTAAGTTGGAGGCCAGACAGTTGATGTGGCAAGAAGGTGGTATTATCATGGATCAAAATGGTCCTATCCATTTGAATGAAGGTATCTATCGTCAGCTTCGCCGTGGTTACACTATTTACTATAGCCGTCCGATGGGTATTACTAAAGACACGCTTATGGCTGCCGCATCTTATATTTTCCGTGGACGTCAGGATCTTCCTATTACGGAACGTAAGATTAAGTTCAAGGTAGGAGCTATGGCTATGATCAATTTAGAGAAGTTGATCAGGGAATCGTTCTTCACTACCTTGCAGAACTTAAGCTGGGGTATGGGAAGCGATAGGATGTTGCCTTCTAACCCTATCTCTGGTACTAATGACGCCATGATCTTAGGTCCGGTTCAGGTTAAGGGAGCTTTCATCCCGGGCATCGGTAATGTTGAGTTCGAGCATGATCCTTCTTTGGATTACGCCGACATGACAGATCGTAGCGAGTTGGTGAATGGCATGTATCCTAGATCCTCTTATTCTTGTATTATCGAGAATATCACTGACGCTGGATTGACTAACGCGTATTCCGCTATTCCTAATACGGCTAACGCTAAGTTAGGTAATATGAATAACAACGTATTCTATATCAAACCAGAAGGTGTAAGTATGTGGTGGGGTTATGAATACGGTCGTTGGGCGCACAAAGCCAACGGTAATGAGATCGTATCATCCTTGCCGGGCATGAAAGAGCAATTCTGGTGTCATTCTGCTTCCGCGGCATGGGTTATGGATAATAGTAAGTTCTTGATTATCGAGCTTCAACCGAACTACTTCGGCTAAGTTTTTTATAAAATAGGTTCGATTCTTCCTATAAGTCTTTATCCTTATGGAGGAATTGAACCACTGTTCCTTCTTTAATCAATAATGTTTATTTCAAACATTTAATGATTCTATATTTTTAGTATATTTACTGTATGAAATTAACATTACAGATCAAATTGCTCCCAACATACGAGCAGGTCGAAATATTGAAAGATACATTTGGTGTTTTCAACGAGGCCTGCAACGTTATTTCTCAGATAGGGTGGGAACGATGTGTGTTTAAACAGTTTGATCTACATAAGGAGGTTTATTGTTTAATAAAGGAGACGTATCATTTATCTTCTCAACTTGTAGTACATGCTATCAGTAAGGTCGCAAATGCGTATAAGTCATATAGAAATAAGAAAAGATATTTTCGTAAGTTAGGATCTATCACATATGATAGGCGTGTTTTATCTTACAAAATTTCCAAATCTATATGTTCTATATCGCTTATTAAAGGACGTGAGAAAATAGCATATATATGTTATCGTCCTCATCTTATGCAATTTGCAAAAGGAGAAGCTGACTTAGTTTTTATTAGGGGTAAGTTTTATATCTATCAAACGATAGAAATACCAGATGAGAGAGAAAATGATGTAGATGATTTTATTGGTGTTGATATGGGGATTACAGATATTGTTTCTATATCTGACGGAACCAATATTTCTTCTAATGAGGTCAAGAATATACGAGACAAATATAATAAGGTGAGAGCTTCCATCCAGTCCAAAGGCACTCGCAACTGTCATAAGTTGCTGAAACGGTTGAGAGGACGTGAGGGAGGATTTGCTACCATTGTGAATCATAGTATCAGCAAATGGCTTGTTGCGAAGGCTAAGAAAGAAAATAAGGGTATCGCTATTGAGGATCTTAAGAATATTCGATTTGGTATGAACTCTAAGAAACGAAACAAAACATTCCGAAGGAGAAGTAACTCGTGGAGTTTTTATCAGCTTCGTTCCTTTCTTGAATATAAATGTAAGATGAATGGAGTTAAGATCATTGCCGTCCCTCCGGCTTATACCTCGCAAACATGCCATGAATGCAAACATATAGGTATTCGAAATGGGAAGCGATTTCACTGTAAATATTGTGGCAATATTGCGGATGCGGATATTAATGCCGCTATGAATATTGCTACATGGGGGTATGTAAACACCCATGAAAGATGGGAATTGTTATCGTGTTCTATACATGATGATGTTTCTACGTCTAAAACCCATAAATCTTTAGTTTATGGGTAGTTTACATATGTAATTTGGTTTTTATAGAAGAGAATATTCTTATTCTTTTTTTTTAGGAAAGTAACGCAAAAAAATAAGGAAATGAAAGAAATTTTAAAATCAAGGAAGGTATTGGCCGAGGTAAACGGTTTCAATATCATGTCAGATACCTTATATGAGGTTGTAGGCAAACATGATGGAAGTGCTCCTCAGGCCTTTCAAGACGCTAATATAGCTAAAGCTCCGTTCCCGGAGAACGCCACTCACGTATGTTGCCCTTGGGATGATTTCTCCAAGGCCTATAACACCGGTTTTTATCCAAGATCAAGATGCTATAATGGTCTTGACAAGAATGAGATCGATAAGCTCGTCAAACAGCGGGTAGATAATATCATGAAGCCTTTCGAGGAAATGTCGCAGATGGATCTATCTCAAACCAATTTAGAATTTTGGGATGACGCTAAGGATAAGATCTTCATGGGTAAGGTTTATAATACGGCTAATACCGTAGATCTATTTTATTTATATCTGGCTGTATTTTCCGGCATGTTGACTCCTCAGGAAATGGATGGCGATCCTGTCTTCATGAACTCCATGTTCTGTTTCGTGGAGAAAGACAATATGAAGGATTTCGTTCAGCAGCGTGAGATCAATAAGATGAACATCAGCTATAAGTTTATCAGCGCCCTTAAGAAAGGCGGCGACGATCGTCAGGCTGTCATAGATCTTCTTCTTTACATCGGTATCGTAACTCGCCCGGATTTCACGGAGGATGAGTATTATACAGGATCTCTATCAAACTGGATGAATGAGAAGAAGACCAATGTTGATTATCTGCTTGATATCTGGGATCGGTCATTGGAAGGTGATTTCAAGGAAGTTCTTGAGTTTTACCGTATCGTAAACGTCCTTCAACGAAATGGTCGTATCAATATGACTCCATCCGGATTACAATATAATGGCCAGATCATAGGACCTGACGTTCGGACATCCGCTGAGTTCTTGGCTACCAAGAAAGACTTTATTAACATAAAGGCTAATGTATTGGATGAGTATGAGGAGATCATATCTATGTCTAATATCGATGATAAGTCCAAGACCAAGAAGGTTAAGGATATTAAGAAGAAGGATGACGTAGAGGAGGGTGATAAGGTTAAGGAGGAATAACGATGACAATCCAAGAAGCGTATCTAAGGTCTTTGCAGAAGAACGAGCAGAATTTAGCCAATGGCGGGATTAAGCTTGATCCTGGAAGATTTGTGCTTTTATTTAATGAAGCTCAAGATAGGTTGATAAGATACTATCTTAACAGGAAGGATGATGAGACCATCCGTTCCATACAAACTCTTCTGGTATACTGGGAATCGCTTAATAAGGGTAATCATATAGATGATCCTGAATCGACATCATTCGGTCTTCCGGATGATTATCTATGGTTCTCAAATATAAAAGGTTCGTTTTCTTATAAAGGATGCAAGGTTGGTGATTTCGTTATGTGGGAAGCTAAGAACGAGAACGTCCATGAGCTTCTTGGGGATGATAGCAATAAACCTTCTTTTGATTACCGGGAGACGTTTTACACCATAGGAGATGGGAAGGTCGTGGTGTATGAGGACGGATTCCGTACCGACGAAGTCAGGATGACCTACTACCGAAATCCGGTACGGGTGGATCTGACCGGGTATATCAACGCTGCCGGTATGCAGTCCACGGATATCGACCCTGAGCTGCCCGATCCTTTGGTGGAGGAGATTCTGGATATGGTTGCTAAACAATTCAGCCTTAACGAGAATGAATTGAATAGATATAGCATGGATAAGGATAATGTGGCTTCTTTCAAATAAACACCGTTAGTTTGATCATTAAGCCTACTCGGTAACGGGTAGGCTTTTTGTTTTACATAAAATGTAAATACTATATTATGTCGTATACTCACGACCTTATTTTATTGTGGTGATATTGTTTATCATTATGTTTGCGTTAGGTAAATGATTTTTAAATTAAAATATTGATAATATGTTGCACAGACCGCAAGATCGGGTACTTTTCGTATCCCCACATGCTAAGATGGTGGATGTTGATTCCATCTTCTTGAAGGAAGGACAGATCGGTATTTACGATACTAAAGATACTTCCGAGAACGGTTGTAAGGCCGTGATTGATTTTACCGGTAAGCCTCGTAACGACAAGCGTTATGAGATCCGTATCGGTCGTAATGAACAAGCGGCTTCCCGCTCTATCTATGATAAGGATTTTTCCACGCCGTTATTCTCTTTGAACGAGATCACGGAGATCTACGCTTCTTGGCCGAAGAAAGATCATGCTTATGTCGATGATGTTATCTTAGGATACAATGGTGTTTCTGATGACACGGCATTCTCAGTCTCCAAAGGAGACCGTATCGCTATCCGCTTGGTTCTCGCTGGTCGTGCCTTTGAGCTTCTTGGCTATGAGGAGGGTCGTGTAGAGATCAATGACGCCATTCTTTTGGATGATTGTGATAATACGCCAAATCAATGCGAGGAGTGTGATCCTTGCGAGGAGGTTGATTTGTTGCCCGCCGTATTGAAGTGTATTGAGCGGATGAAGAATCAACCTATTGCTGGTGGTGGCAAGTTATCTGATTATATCGATATTACTCCTGTTACAAGATGCACCAACGAGGCTACCGAACCTGACACGGAAGATGTCAACTTCTATTGTATGGAGGTATGTGATACTGGTGATGATCTGGCCTTGGCTGAGGTTCGTGCCCAGTATCCGGGATTGAAGATCGTTCGTGAGAGCATCAACGGCAGCATGTCACGTTATAAGGTTATGAAGAAAGGGGCTAAACCTGCTGACTATACCCAACGTCTTATCTCTATCATGAAAGGATGTACGGATTGTCCTCCTAACTATACCGAGGTTAAGGGTGGTTATCTGTATTCTATCTCCTTGGAGGATGACGGTGTCGATATGTCTACTACGGTGGAGTCATTGCCTAACGTTGTAGCCGATACGGTTAACAAGATGAGTCAGATCAAGGGATCAGGTTTGTATATCGCCGCTACTTCAAAGAAATTGACGGATGAGGAGATCTCTACTTTCGTGGAGGCTAATCCTACGGCTATCATCTACTACGTGGCTAAGACATCCGATATGTGCGAGAATCCTACGGTTCGTACCGCTTCTTGGTCAGCTTGTGGTTCTTGCAAGGTATCTAAGGAGAAGTATTATATCACGATCCCGGACAACGAGTGTGGTGAAAGCGCTTTAGAGGAAATCAAGCAGGCGTTCCCGGAACTGGAGATCACGGATTACGGTACTCCTGCGGCTTGCCAGCATAGTTTCCAGACAGAGGTATATACCAATATGTTGTGCGATGAGTGTGACAAGGTATTTGAAGGATTCTTCACCAGCGAGGCTCCGGCATCATACCGCAACAGGATGTGGAAGAAATTGGAATCAGCACAAGAGCTTGGTAGTAACTGCAAGTGCGGTATCCGTTTCCGTGGCAAGGAAATGTTGTTATCTCCATCAGAGTGCTTGATGGATCAAATGACTTATATCGAGGATAGCGTGGAGATCGTAGGTGCTAGTGGAGGTTACCCCGATTCTTTGGATGAGGGTTCTCCTATCTGGTGGGATCAGCTTCATTTCGAGAGATTGTCCAGCAAAGCACCACGTACTCACGTAGGCGGCAATATGATGGATGATGAGTTGAAGGGTTACGCTCATTTCAACGGCTTCCCGAAACATCAGGATTTCATGGGGCGGACGTTCATGAACGAATATAGTCGTGTAGAGCAAACGGCTCAGTATGTTGACTTCCAGATTACGCTCAATCCTCATAGATACGCTCAGGGATTCGGAAAGGTTATCGCTGATGACCCTATCAACTTGATCTTACGTGTACGTTACGGCGCTCATGAGGGTGTTCAGGAGATGATTAATATGATCGGTGCTGCCGCTGGTCTTGGTCCGGCTATCGTGACCGAACCTAAATAAGAATGACCTTTTTTGCGTTCATATAATTCCTAAAGGGGAGAGATTCAATTCTTTCCCCTTTTTTATTAACTTTGAGGCATAAGAACTTAAATATTGTAGTATGTCCGCGATTAATGAGTATTTAAAGAGACTGGCTTCTATATTCGGAAGCATGGGTTTCTCCGTTCCGCCAGATGACTTCTCAGGGGTTGTAATAGACGGAAAGACGTATCCGGTCATGATGAGGAATGACGGGTGTTACGTTTACTTCGATGATAAAGGAGTAAAGAGACTTGTAAGCGAGGTCCCTAGAAAGGACTATCAGTTCATTAACATCAAAGACGCCCGTGTGTCGATCGTCAACCAATGCTATCGTACTCCGGGTGGTCAGGTAGAGGCTCGTATCCATACCTATATGAATAATAAGGGGGAGATACTGGCCGAGAAGATATTTATTGTCAACTCCTCGGATGTTGATACTCCTATCGGTACGGAATTAGATAAGGTTCCTGCCGAATGGGTGGCTATAGATTGTAGTATAGCCGAGATGACCGATCGGGAGTTGATATTCGTAAGTAAATGTTATGCCACGGAAGGGGGCAAGGTCCAGATCGAGGGCGTAGAGTCAGTTGACCCCCGACTGAATCCCGAGGTATCCCATTACGAGGTGGTGAATACGACTGACGATAGTAATCCTATCGGTACGGAGTATGATAAGATACCTGATACATGGAATCGTATAGTATGTGATTTCCCGGACATGACTCAAAGGGAGATAATACCGGTTCTTAAATGCTTTGATACCGGTACCGGGAGAGTACAGATAGAGGGATATAAGATATTTGATTATGAGATGGGTACCAGAAAGGAATGGTATCGCATCAAGCAAAGTACCGATCCTGAGAATCCTGTAGGAGGATTCATCACCAGTATAAGCGATGACTGGGTTGAGGTCGTTTGTGACTTCACGGATATGGAGGACCGGGATATTGAGGTAACTATAGAATGTTATAAGACACCGGCCGGTAAGGTGAAGCTGGAGGTTCTCACGTCATGGGACGGGAATATAGGGGTTAGGGATAAGAGCTATAAAGTCATGGAGACTACCGATCCGTCACAGCCTGAGGGCGCCAGCTTCAGTTCCTTGCCAGATACGTGGGTAAGGACTGTCTGTGATTTCGACGATATGGAGGAGCGTGACATCAGGTCTTATGTCGAGTGTTATGACGGAGGCAATGGCAATGTCAAGCTTCGTAGGTTGGTTTCTTATGACTCCAAGATAAAGGCCAGATACACCCGTTTCGAGGTACTTGAGTCGGATGACGCCAGCTTCGTCCCGGGGAACGGCCTAGCTACCCTCCCCGAGAGTTTCTCCTTGGTTCCATGTGATTTCACGGATATGGAGGATAGAAACGTTCAAGTATATCGTGAGTGTTATGTTTTCAAAAGGCAGCGTATTGAGGTGGATAAGGTTGTCTCTTATGACGGTGATCTAGGTGATAGGAAGGCCAAGTATATTGTACGTGAGAGCGAGGACGGCGCTATCTTAATAGATCAGGAATATGATGAGATCCCTGTTGGATGGAAGAAATCTCCTTGCGATCTTGAGAACCTTCGTGACAGGCATGTATCTTACTATGATCAGTGTTATGTCACGGAGAACGATAAACGGGTTAAGATCCATAATATCGTTATATATAACTCTTTAGGATATGAGTGGTATCATTTCTATGAGGTTACGCAGTCAGAGGACGATAAATATGAGGTAGGCGATATTAACTCCTCTATGGTTGGTAAATGGAGTAGGGTTGAGTGTGAGATGCCTGATATGGAGAATCGGTTCTTGGATACGACAGATACCTGCTATGATACAGGGAATGGTACGGTTAAGATAAGGCGTCAGGAGTCTATTGACTATAAGCTTAATGTCCGGGAGTTTGATTATAAGATCGTGGAGTCAACCGATCCTGATCATCCCACCGATACCACCCCTACCCAAGATACGGTTAGTGGTTGGACGGTAATAAGCTGTGACCTTAATATCATGGAGGTAGATGACTGTTATGAGGTTGGCGGTCATAAAATCCATTTAAAGGGATTCAGGACGATCAATCCGGCGTTGCAGGATATTAAGTCCATATTGTATGTCGTGTATTCCGATCATCCTGATTATCATGCTGGCGATGAGCTTAATTCTATTCCAGAGGGGGCTAAGGTCACGATCTGTGATTATGCGGATAAAAGCCAAAGACATATGGTCCCGGTGCGCGAGTGCTATGAGGTAGCCGATGGCCGGTTCTATGTGGAGGGAAGTCGGTTGATGGATAATAATATGGTCGTTGAGCGAATGTCGATAATGGTGCTTGAGTCATCCTCCCCTACCTACCCTGTGGGGACTACGCTTACTTCCATTCCTGTTGGTGCTACTATCGTGGCTTGTTTATGTCAAACCTGTTAATATCAAGGCTATGGTTAAAGTATGTAATGATTATTTTATGATTGACGCCTTAGCTGGAGGTCAGGTCGTAAGAAAAAGGAAATATCGTCGTGAGAATACGATGATAGGATATAAGTGGTATGATTATAATGGGGTCGAGGTAACTGACCCCATTGAGATATCACGTCTTGACGGATTGGCTACTAAGCATCAACGTGTTGATGAGGCTTATGATGATCATGCCATTTTCATGTCGTCAACCAATTACGTTAACAGCGTTTCCGGTATACCTATGGATAAGCATATGGTTGTCGTTGAATGGAGGCCGGATAGCGAGCAGGGCTTTGTAACCATGGCTCATGAGCAAGGTCTGGAAGGTGATAGCTATTATATCGTTGTCATCAATACAGGTGATAAGCAAGCCACGATCTATACTCCGGTAGACCCGGAGGAGCCAAAAGAAGGCGCTACCCGTGCCGAAGATGACGCCAGCGTCTCTGTTGGAGGATCGTACGTATCTATATCTCCAAGGCAAGTGGAGAGAATAAGAGTCACGTTTAGGGGCGGGAAGTGGTATTATGAGCTGGTGACTAAAACATATCCTAGCAATACCGGTGGTATTAAGATCGGTGACGTGGATTTCGTTACGTTCAGATATTTGTGGGACGAAAGTTCAGGAAGGGATTTGGATACCATGACAGAGGCTCTTAACTCGAATGTTCCTACCATAGATAATTTAGGCGTAGGATTCGCTGGTCCAGGTAATAATGACGATCATGTAAGAAGCGTACTTAAATGGGGAGGAAACAATACCGGATCAGGCAAGGAATGTGTATGGATGTCGGTAAAGGATCTTCGTGCTCAATATTATGATATATTACCTGAAGAGACTCAGTTTATAGCCTACTCCACATGGTTTGGATCCAAAGGTACTGGTAAGTGTTCTTTTGAGCTTGTAGGGTATAAGGGCGGTACGATGAGACAGGATGGGTATAACTTTATCAATACCGGAGGATCTGTCGTGTATCAAAACACATATGATTTTATATGCAATACTAGTAAGGGGGCAAGTACATATAAGACTTCTTATCAGAAAGTAGCCCGTATTACTTATAATAAGCTCACCAATGAGGTCTATATGTCTATAGGCGATGCTATAGATCAGGAGGATAATTATGATAAGCTGGAGCGGGAGATCAATAATATAAAGGAAAGACTTAGCGATGTCGAGAGCGAGTTGGCTGTCGTAAGACGTATAGCTGAGGGCAAGAACACGGCGTATATATTTGATACGGTCGATGCCATGAATGAGTGGCTGGCGGTTCCGGAGAACACGGCTAAGCTCCGTGTGGGAGACAGCTTCTGGATCAGGGAGCAGGAGGTACCTGATTATTGGTGGGATGGAACTCAGGCTTTAGAGCAGGAAGGCCCGAAGGTTGATTTATCTCCTTATTATACGAAAGACGAGATTAATAATATTGTCAATGATATCAATCAGAAGATAGAGGATAAGAGTACGTCTATTATCTTCGATACTTATATCCAGATGAAGTCTTTCGTGGATGATCCAACTAACGCCGATAAGCTTAAGGAAGGTACCATCTTGTTGATACGAGAGAAGAACGTACCTGATTATTATTACGATGGTGCTGGGATAGTTAAGATGGAGGCCGATGTAGAGCAATGTCTTTACGTTACTTTGGCTAACAAGCCTACGGAAAGCACTATAAGTTATACTCAAGATCGGGAGGTGACTAATTTCGCTCCGGGTGCTATAGCTAGATGGGTTGACGCTGACGGCAATGACGTGTTTTATAAGCTTGTTGAGATAGTAGGTGGTAAGGCTAAGTGGATTACCCTTATCGATACTAAATACGGTAATGTGACGCTACAGAGCACTTACGACAAGAATTATGAGATTGTAAATATCGTATCTGGGTCTAGGTTACAGGCTATAAATAGCGATAAGGATGAGATCAAGTTCGTTAATAGCGCTACCGGTAATGTTACTGTCGTGTTTAACGCCACGGTATCAGGAGGAGCCAAGAAACTTACGAGCCTGTTGGCCGTGAACGAGGTGGTCCTTACGCCTGGGGCGGCGGCGTCCTTCACCCGTACCGGTGAGACCTTCACCCTCTCCGATCTTTTTGGTGTTACGATCTTCCCGGATCTGGCTGATTCCAACCGTGAGGGAGAATGGGTGATGAGCGTAGGCGTAACCGGAAAACCGGTCCTTATGGAGGTAAAGGAGATGAGGAAGTGGGATGAGAGTATTGTCAGGGAACTTACTATTGATGAGCTTAACGAGAAGTTCCCTAACGTGGATATCGGATTCGCTGTCGTATGCAAGACCATCAACAAAGTATATGAGATGGTTAATAGATATAAGGAATGGGTGTCTTATGATATAACCTCAATAAATTAATGGTATGGCTTTTTTGGTAGGATACGACACGGTAGCGTCCTATGTCACGTTTATAGTGAATGAGGACAGGTTCCCTTGTTATGATGGTAAGGGCGCTGATTATATACCCGATCCGATAATATCAGCGGATGCTTTTAATCGCAGTCTTAGGTTCTCGACAAGAAAGCCAGGATTCGTGGACGTTGATTGGGGGGACGGGACAAAGGATCAATATCCTTTAGTTAAGGTATCTGATGGTAGTTATAGGATTGTATTCAGGTCTCTTGACATTGAGTATAAGAAGAATCCGGATGATACCGTATGGTGGTATAAGAAAGAGGATGGCTCACAATACATACCGGTTCCCCCACATAAGTATAGCGATATCAGGCGTAGGGAGGTTACGATGAGGTTCTCTAACTTAATTGATGGGGAATTTAATATGGATGGTATTGTCCTTCATGAGTTCCCTATAACTAATCTTCCTGATATAACTTATTTTGCTGTGGTTAGATCCGTTTTAAAAAATGGAGATATTCCATATGACAGGATAAGCAAGAGCGTTAATCTTCGTAATATACAGATGGGAGTTTTTTCTCATTCTGGTGTATGGAGTAATTGGCCAGAAGGTTTTTTGAACATGAAAAACCTGAGGTATTTCGGATGCAATGGCGTTTTTAATTTCGGGGATGATCCTGATTCTAATTGGAGAAGGTTCTCTGAATGGAAGAATCTTACCGAGTTTAATTTCAATTGGTGTAACATCCCTTCTTATGATCCGGCTTTTAATTCTATTCCGGCTGTGGGTATAAATATTATAAGCGATAGGAATAATATACCTGTATTTGATGAGGTGGATAAGGTGGGGGATGATAAGGCAGGCGTTGATTTTATGGGTAATGGTAGCTCATGGAAACAAGATCTGGTAGGAGGGAAGTTGAACAAGATTCAGCGGGCATATTGTTCTTCAAGTACGATGCCGGTAGACGATCTTCCGGATTACTTGTATGAGATAAGGGAATTTAGGGTATGGAATTTGCGTGATGGTGGTAGATTTATAAATACGCAGGAGAGGGCTGATACGTTCGTTAACACGTTTTATGATAAGATGATGTCCTGGGATTATATAACGATGTCACAGACGGCTTCTGACGGTAACAGGAATCAGTTTTATAAACTTACCTTAGATTTATATACTGCCGTAGCTCCTACTAATAAGAGACCGTCTGGCGTTTATCAAGCCCCTGAGGGGTTTGTTAAGGGTGTTAGCAACGGTAATCCTACGACGCCTATGGAGAAGGTGTATGTGCTTACCAACAACTACGAGCAGACATGGGTATTGGCGCCTGCCCTAGCTTCCAAGGCCGCCCTTACGAGGGCACGGCGGGCAGGGAAGGCTAGGATCACCCCGTTTGTCCTTGGCGTAAAGGATGGACATGTATCCGTGTTCAGCGGAGACGTGTTAGATGAAAGCCTGTCCAAGTACAGTTTTGCCGATAAATACGAGGCTATGGATATATGTAGTAATCTAGGGCTTGATAGTTCACCTGTTGTCGAGTATTTTAGAAGAATAGAGGAGGGAGAGGTATGAAATTGATATGTAAGAATACTGATAGGGGCTCTTTTTCTGATAAGGTTTTATATAAATATGAGGCATCATCCAACAAGTTCGTGTGGTTCACCACATGGGATAGGGCACTTAGAAATTATTATACCGATGATTATAATTATGTACCCGATCCTGTTGTTGATAATCCTTTTAATACGTATGTTGAGTTTAGATCCAGAAAGCCCGGTATGGCTAATGTGGATTGGGGGGATGGAATAAAGGAACAGTTTCCTATGACCAAGGTTCAAGGGCGAAATGATTATCGTATCATATTCCGTTCTTTGGCAATACAACACAGGAAAAATCCCAATACTACGTGGTGGTTCAGGAAGGAGGATGGATCGCAATATGTACCTGTGGATAATCATGCTTACTCTGATGGGAGGAGGGACGTACAACGGGCTGTATCGATAGATTTTACTTGTGATATTTATTATGCCAATATTCAAATTTGTAAGATGACGGCTTTCCCGATCGTAGATATTCCAAGTCTTGAATTTTTGGTCGTATCGCATACGGTGTATGTTAATGATGGCATACCGGTAGATAAATTGTCGAGATCTAATAAATTAATTTATATAGAGCTTTCAAATGTAGGGCAAAGAATGACTGAAATGCCTGAGGCTATAACTAGTAAGACTGAGGTGTATTATTTAGTTATGTTTAATATGCTTGATCTTAGGGATATAGAATCTAGCGGGATAAGGGATATAAAGAATATGAAAAATCTTCAATCCCTTAAATTATCTTCATGTTATTTGGATAGGTATATAAAGGAGTTTAATGATCTTCCTAAATTAACTTCGTTGAATATAACTCCTGGTCCTTCTGATATGTGGAATTATTTTGATATAAACACCCTTCCTTCTTTCGAGGTAGATAAGATAAATCCTAACATTACTGATTTTGCTTTTTTAGATGACTGGATGAATGGAGAAAGGAGGACGGGTTGGAATGATGATAATATGTCTGGAAGGGGATTGGAGCATCTTACTAGTTTCATTGCAGCTAATAGCAATAGTCTTAGAATGGATAAGCTTCCGGATTATATTTATGAGATGAGGGCTATTACACAGTTTAACGTGAATGCATCCACTCATAGCCAAAAAAGATCAGATGATTTCGTGAACTCTTTCTACGACCTTGTTGTAGGATGGGATCAGATTACTATGACATCCGTGGCTAAGGATGGGAAGAGGAACCAGTTCTATAGTCTTTCGGTAAGCATGTATAATGCTATTTTTCCAACCGAAAACCAGCGTCCTTCCGGCACGGAGCAGGCCCCCGAGGGATTCGTGAAAGGTCAGTCCAACGGATCTCCCGCTACGCCTATGGAGAAGATATATGTGCTAAAAAATAACTACGCCCAGAGATGGACGATAAAACCGGCTTAATATGGATAGAAATGATATCATAAAAGAACTTGGATTGTATTTTGATATAGTAGAATTGGTATGTCCTCATACGTACAATAAGTGGAAGGACAGATCGTGGCAGTTCCTTGACACAGGGTTTCTCCATAATTTACTTATATTGCGTAGGGATATAATCAAACAGCCTATGTATTGTAATAACTGGGATAAGCAAGGACAGCTTTCCCAGCGTGGTCTTAGATGCAACATGTGCCAGATCGTCAAGGATAAGAAGGATGTTTATCTATCCGCTCATGTATTGGGTAAGGCCGGTGATTTCGATGTCAAGTCGATGACGGCGGAACAAGCCAGAGGTTTGATTTTAGATCATCAGGATATGCTTCCATATCCTTTTAGGCTTGAGGGTAAGGTGAATTGGTTGCATTTTGATAGTCTTGACACGAGGAACGGTATACATGCCGTGGTGTTTTAGGTACTTAATGGTATAGTAGTTAACTTTGCGAGCAGGGTATAAAATGGAAGACAAAGACATGATAGAGCGAGTGGGGGCTTTGTGGAATATTGCGCTTGCGTATGGTGCCTCTTGTTGGGCTTATTTCCAGCCAGTACATCATTTATTGACCGTATTACTTATAGTATTAATAGCGAATTTCTTGGCTAGGTTAGCGCAAAGCGTAAGGGGCTGGAAGCTCCGACGAAGTCGTAGAAGACGGTTTAGTTTTAAGAGATGGTTTAGGGAGGTCAGGTTTACTGATATTCTTAAGGAGTTCGCTTTGTCTTGTTTTATAGTAATGACATTATGTGTTATATATAAGACGTTATACCCGATCGAGGAGGAGGCTAGCATGATACTTACCGTAACCAAATATGGTGTGTATATAGCCCTTGTGGGATATGTCATGCTTTTCTTGAATACCATAGGGGATACTTTCGCTGACGCTTATTTGGTTAAGGTATTCAAGGCCGTGTTTAAGAGGATAAACGTATTCAAGATGTTTAGTTTTTCCAAGAACATACCTGACGAGACGTTTGACGATATAAAGAAGATTGCTGATGATGAGGTTAAGGATAAGTCTTAGGGCTGTTTTTTGTTTAGGTCTGTCGCTGTTCCTGTCCTCTTGCGGAAGTAGGAGGCAGGTTAGCGAAACGTCTATTGATAGCCGGTTGATCAGCAGGATAGAGACGATGATAGATGAGGTTGTAGACCGTAAGGTGGTGGAGATAAAGACATCTGATCTTAATGCCGATATCGTTATAACTAAGAGGAAGTTCGATACGGACAAGGATGTTGATCCTGCCACGGGGGAGCGACCGGTGTCCTCGCAGACAGATACCCATATCGTCATTGGCCTGCGGGACAGCACGGTGACGGCCGATTCCATTGGAGTCAATAAGACGAGGAATGATATAAATGATTTGGACAATAAGATAGATATCAAATCTAAGGATGTAGATGATAAGAAGGGATCAAGATGGCCTATAGCGTGGATAGTAGCTGGTATCTTGATGATATTGTTGGTATTGGTATATATATTAAAGAGGATAAATATTTTATGAGAAGAAGAATGTTGAATAATAATAATGATGATCTTGTTGATGAACATACAAGGTTTTTGATGAGATTTGATAATAATTTTAAGGTTGATGGATACCCCCCCCCCTAATATTGAGGATGGTTTAAGCATCAAGGGAGGGGAGTTTACTACAGATTCCACAAGGACTGGATATAAATACACAAATACATCCAGCTCTTATGGAATGATTCATACATCCAGCGTGTTGTCGTCCCTTTATTTTAACGATAGAGATCCATTTACTATTGATTTTTGGTATAAGCCATTAGCTATCATTAATAGCTGCGCTGTTGGTCATGAATGGTTTAATGGTATTTTTTATTTTGGTATAGCAAATGATAATGGCTTATGTTTGTATTTCGCCACTTATAGAGGATTATATGGGATCAATGCAGGTAATGTAAATGTTGGTAGATGGTATCATGTTGCTATGGCAAGGAATATTGATAATAAATTGTTTTGTTTTATTAATGGTATTCTTGTGGGGCAGTTACAATGCCCTAGTTATTCGTTGAGGTTATATAATATAGATCTTAATAGACAAGGGGATGGCAGTAATAGAGGATCTTTTGTGATAGATAATTTCAGGATAAGCGATGTGGCTAGATGGGTATCTGATTTCACCCCACCCCCTAAATAAAAAAATGGACTATGATCTCTCACCGTCCATTATCTAATTAGTTTTTAAAGGATATGCAAATAGCATAGAGGTCAGTCCCGGATTCGAACCGGGGTATATGGTTTTGCAGACCACCGACTAAACCGCTCATCCAACCGACCGCATCGCGAATATATAATTTTGTCTTTGACCAGACAACTTCTTTGACCAGATTTTTACGATTAGGTTGAAAGCCCATGTCTTTAGGCATGGGATGATAATCGTCTCGTGTTTTTTAACATTTTATCTTTGATAACTTGATATTAATCATTAATTTAGCATCATGATTTCATATAAATACAACATATACGATTCAAAGAATAATAAGTATCTGGACAGGATACTTGGCGAGTGTTGTTTTGTATGGAATCACGCTTTGGCCTTGCAAAGAAGATTCTATAGGTTGTTTAAGAAATACATACCTCTTGGAAAAATGCAAAAGTATTTCGCCAAGAGAATTAACAGGGATCTCCTTCATTCCCAGACTACCCAAGAGATACTTGAACGTCTTGACAATTCCTATAAAAGATTCTTCAAGAGACTAGCCAAGAGACCTCCGAAGTTCAAGAAAAGAGATATGTTCAAGTCTTTTATTTTCAAGCAAGGAGGTTATACACTAAATGGTAATGTATTTACAATAAATAGAATACGTAAAAGATTCAAGTTCTCTTATAGTAGGAATTACGAGGGGAATATTAAGCAAATAAGGATAAATAGGAATAACTCGGGAAAATATTCTATCATAATAATAACGGTCAAGTCATGTGATGGTGCTGGCGTGGGGATAGATTTCGGATTGAAAACCTATCTGACGTTAAGTGACGGGATATTTTACCAATCCCCGTTGTTTTTCAAAAAGTATCAAGCCGATATAAAACGGTTGAACCGTAAGTTATCAAGATCCGTTATAGGATCTAATAACAGGAGAAAGGTAAAGGATGAATTAGCTAGACTTCATCGTAAGATCAAGAATATGAGGGATGATTTCCAGTGGAAGTTAGCTCACGAGCTATGTAAGTCTTACGACTATATTTTCCTTGAGACGTTGAATATCGAAGGTATGAGAAGACTCTGGGGAAAGAAAATATCGGACCTAAGTCATTATTCTTTTGTAGAGAAATTGAAATACGTAGCTTCTAAATACGGGATACTTGTACATCAGATAGATAGATGGTATCCGAGTTCAAAGACCTGCGTATGCGGCTACGTAAACAAAGTCTTGTCATTAAAAGACCGTACTTGGAAATGTCCTGAGTGTGGATCCGTAAACGACAGGGACTTGCTGGCGTCAAGAAATATACTTCGGAAGGGCATTTCCGAATTGGAGAGTAAGTGTAATACCTTGATTAACGAGGTTTCTTACGCTTGAATCCAAGAATCCCATGGTTAAAACCATGGGAGTATGTCAATCAACTAGAATATCCCTTAAAGATAATCCCTTATCTAGTATCTACTAGGTGAGGCAATATCTCTTTGAAGTCTATCTCTGTTGACACCAAAGGAAATGTGGCGGTCCCGTGAGGCAGGACAGGAGGTATCCCCACACGGCCGGCCAGGAGCGGAGCGACTCGTAGCCCACCTCCCTTTTCTCCTTGGCATTTCACGCTTTAGCGCAGAAAAGAAGTAAGCATATCAATGCATTAACGTCTGATGTAGGTAGTAGCTTGTCGATCAAAGATCCATCAATAACATAAGTAGATGTCAAAAATACACCAAACTAAATCATTGATATACATTATTATTAAGATCTTAGATTTTTAATCTACTACAGATTATTGAGTTAATGTAATTAAGTTATATACTTTAGATAATAACAAAGCGTTAGCTAACTCTTTTTAATTAACCAACTTATGATATAAATAAAGAAAATCTTTATAATGATATTCCCTTCTTGGAAGGGCAAAAGTTCCTTATATCACATGTCACAAAATAGACAACTGTGTTTATAAAAGAAGGTGGATAAATAAATACATCTCTTTTCTTAACTATCCCTACGATAGTCTCCCTACGCAATGTCCAAGTTGGATTTCAACCATGGCGATCGCCGTAAAAGCCGTGATCATAAACAAAAAAATGAGTACTTTCACAAGCACTCATTTTGAGATGACAAAGTTTTTAGTATCTTTGCACTAAAATATAAAAAAATAATATATGGCAAATTTAACATTAATATTCGACCAATTCGTATCTTTCTCTGAAAAAAAGAGGATGTCGGAAGAAAATAGAGCCTTGAGGAGGGATTCCGGCAAGGTTATCCTGCCTTATTTGCTCAACGACAACGCTAATCCTTGTTGCGATAACCCTAGGATAAAGCGTCAATCATCATCCAGATCAGAGATATTAGAGAAGCCGATATCGGAGACATTGATAGGCATTCTTATCATATGCCTTGACCCTATAAGGTTTAGGGCGCTGGGGGTACAATACAACATCAAGTGGTTCTATTACTTTGTGAATGAAATAGTTAATTACTATATCAAGCATCATCGTCTTGGTGGTGATAATCTAGCTTATCAGATAAAGTTAGTTAGGTGGCTTTTGATCAGTTATGTTAACGTGGCTGTTGTTCACGGTTATTATGCTATGGTAAGGAAGGTGAAGAAGGAGCATCCTGACCTTTTTGTACATAGTAACAAGGCGAGATATTATTATTGGGACAATTGCCCTCCTAAGCATCGCAAGCTAGAGGATGAGCGAAATGTAAATAATCCGACCTATAAGGCCCATGAGTGCAACAGAAAGCGCTCCGAGGACATCGAACGTGTTGTTTATGACTCCATGGATTCGATCAGGAAACGTGACCTTAAGGATTTCGTGTCTTCCAAGAACAATGGGGTGAGCATTTATTTTAAGGAAAAGGTTCAGAACAAGGTCAGGAAGAAGGGCTTTGGTAATGTTAGTATCAAGACCATAGAGAGGGCTATAAAGAGCTATTTAGATGAGCGTGGTGTCACTTTCTCTGAGTTCGTCGATGGGGTGAGGAAGTTGGATATGAAGATAAAGGAAGTCAAGTCCGCTTTTGGCAAGGCTAAAAGGATTAAGATCTTTGGCGTCAAGGCTTATGATTATGTATCTGGAGATGAGATAGTTGATGAGTTTGGTATGGCCGCGTTGTCTGATGACGTGTGGATTCCTGATAATAGCACACCGTTCCTTGACGATTATATTGAATCGCAGTATTTGTCTAACAATTTTAATTTTTAATATTATGGTTAATATAAAATCACATGACTTTTATACGGTGTTTGATGATAAGAAGCAACTTTTTAAAGTATCATCATTATTTGATTCTTTAGATGAATCTGAAGACATAGTAAAAGATTTGATGGATTCTGGCACATTCATGTATGTTGTTGACGAACGACTGTCTATGATATGGGTGGATATATTTATGATGATAGAGCTTCTTGGGGAATATGATGGTGGGGATGTTAAGGATTTGGCTATTAAATGCTCTTCTCTCTATTTGAAAGATAAGGTGATGCGTTTAATTATCGATTATGTCAATTGCGATTCTGATGATTATGATGATAGCGTTGATCCTATATTGAGTTATTGTAGCAATCTTATTCATAGTGGTGATGGGAATATTGATTATCTGCCATTGTCCGACATGGTAAGTTTGAATGTAGGAAATTATATGTCAGATGACATGTTGAAGCTATTTGATATTGCCAAGGAAGACAATCGCATAATATCTATATTGTTTGTTTTGTTAAGTAGACCGTATGTTGACGATTATGGTTTTTTTACTCTTACTGATTTGCTTTCTATGATGATTGATAAAGGTTTTATCGGTGATCGTGATGATATAGTGAATGCCTTAGGGTTTATCTTAAAGTAGGTTTATTGTATTGGTATGACCCTATTTTGTATCTTTGCTTAAAAGTAGTAAAGATGAATCAGATAAATATCATACCGAAGATAATTCATGATAAGTTCGCCGCTAGGATTATCATGGATGATTACGATATAGAGAAACCTATCGTTATTACTGTCGTGGCTAGACGTAACGATGGAGAGTATAATACCCAGATACTAACATACCCGACATCTGGCGTTGATTATGAGGGTAATGTAAGGATGGTGTTTTTCGATGTCGCTAGGTCTCATGTTTGCCAGATAACATCTGTGTTTATCAACGGTCATGAGGTCAAGACATATTATACCGATGTCCCGGATCTTGATATGCAGGCTCGTTATGACGATAGCTTATGCCGGTACGATAAGAAGGTTAATATGAATGACATTCGGCTGTCATTTCAGGTGCTAGAGACACGTGATCCCAAAGTGCTTCAGGTATTGGATGAGTCTGAGTGGGGGCTACTAGAGGACAGGAAGGCGATTATCGAGATCACTACGCCGGGCATGTCCGACCCCGTTACGTTGTTCCTTGGCAAGAATCAGGTCAATACCTTTACTAGCCTAACACTAGGCCTTAATTGCTTTAATTACGATGATTGTAATGTCAAGTACCTTGATCTACCTGATGGTATATATGATATCAAGATCATAGGTAGCCCTTCTACTTACAACTTCAGTCGCAAGTATCTTAAGACGGATCTTATACGCAGACGTCTTGATCGGCTATGGATTAAGACTGATGTCCTATGCGAGGACAAGGATAAGGATCTTATAAATAAGATACAGGAGATGGAAACACTTATGGTCGTGGCTGAGGCTAACGTCAGGCTGGATAATATAGAGGCGGCTCATGAGATCATTGATCGTGTAGGAGAGCTTCTTGAGATGGCTACTAATTGCGTGGATTGTTGAATTTTAAAGATATAATTATGGGTTGTAATACTTGTAAGGAAAAGGCGTTAAAGGCCGAGAGAGAAAGGATTGAGAGAAGTATGATGAATCGTCCTTCTTCTACCGTTGTTAGCGATAGGGAATATGCTTCTAGAAGCACCGCCGGTTGTATGGTCATGCTCGATCCGTTGAAGACAATGGAGCGTGACGTGGTGAGCATATACAAACAGACCCGTACCATAGGTGACGTGGGTATCGTCTATCTCAACATGCAGAAGAAGATCCGTGAATGGATCAAGAACCTGCCATATGGATGCCCGCCTGATGAGGAGGTACAGGAAATGAGAAAGGAGATACTCGATGGGCGCGCAAAGTATATCAAGCCTTGATAGATCAGATCTATGTAGGGTCGTAGACGAATGGTTATCTTGTCAGTGGAGTAGATATATGAGATATCATAGGTACAGGATCGGGGACAAGCCCGATGTATCCTATTGGGGCAAGATAATTCGTTTACAAAGATCATTATGCGATAATGATTGCGGGTTATGCCCGGATGAGGTAAGATCGTTAAAGGAACGTGTTAATAAGTTACTGGCATGAAAAAATACAGTTGTTCACATATAACCCCGTCCACTTGCGTGCCTTACGAGGGTGATCTCCCAGAGTGGTCAAAGCATAAGGACTCTGATGAATTTGTTATGATCTCTGATGTGATAGAGGAGATATATGAAGAGCTTACCCGTATCAGGGAGGCTATAGACGTCCGGGATCTTGGTGAGTCTTGCGTGAAGGTAAGTGGCGATAAGACTGTGGCTAAGGTGCTTTATGCGCTGGAAGATAAGATTTGTAATGGATGATAAGCCAATGGAGAAAAATCGACATTGGTGATAATCAACGGTATGGATATTTATTTATGAGGTGCTATTAGATATTGAGTATCTGTTAATCAAGTATCCAATTTGTAAGGGGTCTTCTAAACAAGTAGGTTAGATAGATACTCTTGTAAGTTGTAAAGTATCTTTATGCGTTGGATATAAAAAATAGCCAATTGATTTGTCATAGACGATTCAATTGGCTATTTTTGTATATCCATCATATCTCACGATATAATGGATATAGGTTATTTATTATGAGTGCAAATATAATTATTTCCAATGATTCTACGAAGGCTAGTAGTGGAATTTTGGCGTCCAGATCCAACGAAAAAGGATTATCTACAATATTTAGCTACAATGGTAGTGATATAACTTTCAAAACAGAGAACGGTATTACTTATGTGAATGCTACCGAAATGGCGAAGCCGTTTAAAAAGAGACCAAATGATTATTTATCGTTATCTTCTGTAAATGAGTTAATTAATGCCATTACCAGAAAATATGGTAATGCTGATTTTCAGCCTGTTACGATTATCAGGGGTACGGTTAATCCTGGCACATGGATGTGTGAGGATCTGGCTTTAGATTTCGCTCAGTGGCTTAGTGTTGATTTCAGGTTATGGTGCTTGGACAGGATTAAAGAGCTTCTCACTACAGGCAAATGCGTGATTCCTGATTTTAATGATCCTCCCGCCGCTGCTGAGGCTTGGGCTAAGGAATATCGTGGCAGGGTTGCCGCCGAGAAGCTGGCGTTAGAGGAGAAGGCTAAAGCTGAGGAGGTGGCTAAGGTTCTTGAATCGAAGAGAGAGGATATAGAGTTTTCCGAGTCATTTATCATGTCTGGAGAGTCAGATTTGCTGATAAGGGATTTGGCCAAGAAACTTGAGCAGAATGATATAATCATAAGTGATAGATGTCTACGTGATTTTCTTGTTAAGATAAAGATAATAGTCAAAAGGGTTAAGGTTAATGGAGATTGGGAGATTACGGCTAATGCTGTAAGGAAAGAGTTTGCTCATTATCGTGATAAGAATATATGCACCGAATCTGGTAAGGTTATATATGCTAGGACTATTTACATAACAGGCAAGGGATATAAATACATATTGTCATCTATAAATGGTAGCAAGAAAAGTGATTTCATATTGTGTGGAGGTATGTTTAGGGACTATGGGGTGTTCGCCGGATCGGAGTCGTTTAATCACTGGGATAATTAATTCCATTTTTGCCCAAAAATTGATAATCAGGTAACTGCGTATTTGCATTTACGGTTATGTGTCTCATATCGGTAAAATATTTATCTTTGTGACAAAGTGAATTACGATGATATATGGAAATAAAGAAATAGTACGGACGTTCACCAGAAACAACCCACCTGCCGGGTACGTGGGCGGCTCTGTTGACTACCGGGTCCCGGCCGATGTTTATTTTGGCGATACGCAGGAGGAGGCTGACAGCAAGGCTGAGGATGATATCAAAGCTAATGGTCAGGACTACGCCAACACATATGCCGACATAATACCGTCCGTATGGTATAATGATCAGGTATGCGATGAGTTTATTAAGAACAATTGCGTAAGCGGTAAGGGATCCAAGGAACAGATATGTGTAGAGAAAGGTAGGTTTGTGTCATACGTATCCAAGAAAGACGCCAATGATAAGGCTAGGGCGGAGCTGGGACGGATCGGGCAGGGGGAGGCCAACGCCGTTGGGACATGCTGTAAGGACTGGGCCTCACAGCCTCTTCGTGGCGTTTTCTACAAGAACGATTGTGAGGCTGGGACATCAGGTAAAGAAGGTATTGTGTATGAATTGCCAGCCGGAGCCGTCATATCCGATATATCCCAGATTGATGCTGATACGTTAGCTTATAGGAAGTTCATGAAAGAAGGTCAGGAGAAGGCTAACGCCGAGGGTAGTTGTTCACCTGTATTCTATAATACGAAGATCGGTGATTGGTTTGAAAAGGTATGTCCGTTTGGATATAAATCAGGTAGGGTATATTATTCTATCAAAGCCAACAGGTTTAGGTCATGGATATCAGTAGAGGATGCCAACGCCAAAGCTCGTGAGGTTTTGATGGTAGAGGGGCAGGAGTACGCTGATCTTAATCTTGAGTGCGAGAAATGGATTGAGAATATTGATCAAGAGAATCAATGTTATTGGTGATGATGCGCGTTTAGTTTTCCATAATAGTTGATTTAGTGTTTGGAGGGGATTGTATATCTCCTCCATTTTTTGTATATATATCAATGGTGATAAGTTTATATACTGCAATACAGTTGTTTGTATGTTGAATATGTTTTATATTTGCATACCTATCTATTCATCTCGAACCGATAGGTATTATGTTTAATTTAAAATATTGTTCAAAGTTATGAAAAGTCGGGTTGAAATCAAATCTTCTGATAGGAGATTGATGGGCGTTGTTATACCTGCGCTCAGTGATAATGGTTTTGTTAACATCACTTTAGCTATGAAGGTCTTGTCTGATGATAGGCTTAAAAAGGGTTTATCCCCTAAGAAGCTTAATGATATTATTAAGTATGATGGCTTTCAGGAGAAATGTAGGGAAATAATTAGTAGACTGGAAAACAGGGATTTATGTAAGCGGATAAATATCAGCCTACAAAACAAGACCCTAAATCTTAGTGATTTAAACAAAATGGGATTGGCGTGCAGAAAGGGAAAGGGGGATGGACAGATGTGGTATATGAACCCATACCTTTTCCTTGTGGTGGCTATGGAAATGAGTCCTGAGGTTTGCGCCGATGTCGTAATGTGGTTTGTTGATAATATCGTAGGGGTAAGAAATGCAGCTGGTGACGCTTATATAGAGATGTGCAGCAGTGTATCTTCGCTTATAAGCGATAAGAGCAATTTAAAGGAATCGCTATCAAGAATTGCTAAGGGTATAAATTTTGTTGTTTTTGGCGTACATGAGGAAGGGATAAGAAATAGGGCTTCCTTCGAGGAGTTGGATATGATAGTATCAATAGAAAGAAATATATCTTATGCTATTAAGGCTGGATATATAAAAGACTATGATGGCGTTATAAACGATTTGGGAAGGCAGTGGAAAGACAGATGGGGTAATCCTGTTCTTAAATTGAAGTCCTGATCTTGTCTTGTTGTTATGGTTTATGGGTATAGGGGATGCGAATGACGTATCCCTTATATTGTTTAATAACGTATGTTGTCTTGTTTCCAAACCAAATAAGTATCTTTGCTAAAAACATTAATATTATTAATATGTGTAATACAGGTGGTTGTTGTCATGATCATTCGAGGGAGCGTCCTGAAGAATGCTGTCATGGTGTTAAGATAGACAAGTTTCTTAACAAATGCCCCGAGGATCCTTGTGATCCTTGCGATCGGGATTGTCAGGACGAGCCTTGTGTTGGCTATGGATGTCCTATAGTTTTATATGATAAATGCGTCTTATACTCAGGTGATGAGTTGGTGGTGGATGGTATAGAGAAAGGTACTGATATCTCTGTCGTTGTAGACTCATTGAGGCGTATTATAGCGTCTAGGGATAAGCAGATAGATTTATGCCATCGTGAGGTTCTGGATTTGAAGAAAATTATAAACGAGCTTGTCAACGCCGGTAATGGTGGCGGTGATAATGGTGCAGAAGAGGAGGTATGGTAACAATGAATGGTTGTAACAAGAAACAATACAGGCCTACTGTAGACGATACGAAAGTACCGTGCTCTACGTACATGAGCACCGACTGTGTTTATCCAGGAGACAAGGTACGTGTGGAGTCATTGGGATTATCTCCCAGTTGCGATATGTCTGATGTCCTTAACGCTATGATAAAGGCTATACGGGACAGGGATGCTGAGATACTTGAATTAAGGAGAATGATTAATAAATTGATTTGATATGAGGAATAACTGTAATCCATGTAAGCCGGAATATAGACCGGGGAATGAATGTAGTATCTACAGTTCCCAGATCATATATGATGGTCAGTCTTTTCCTGAGGCAGATATCAGGAACGGAGATGGCATGAATAGTGTAATCGAGTCTCTGGTAAGGAAGCTGGTTGCCGTATCTGGAGCAACGGCGTCCATCCAAAGGGATTCGTTTAAGGGAGTGCAGGCCGTAAGGTTAAGATACGAGCCTCTGAATGTTCTTAGCGTGACCTACTGCGGTACTATCGTACCTAACGACGGGTATGTCGTTTCTGGTAGATCCATTAAGTTCAAGAAAAGGTATTGCGTGGGCGATGAGTTCGCTGATGTTAATATCGTATATACTACATTGAATAGTAATATTTTAAATACTTCATGCTATGGCTAAGAGAGTGTATGATACGGTCTTGGCTTCCGAGTGTGACGGTTGGGTATGTGGTGAGACACTTAAGAAAGGGTCTGTCCCAGCAGACAGGTTGGAGCTTGATTCTTTTTCAGAGGCCGTCAGGGAGCTTATAGAGCGTTTTTTCGAGGAGGGATGGTTGCCGGACATGATCTGCGATCTTGGTTGTGGTGGCGCCAGCGTGTTTGAGATTAAGCCTACTAACTTCGAGTATCCTCCTGAGGGCGGTGAGCAGATTCTGGAGATTATCGTAGGCAAGAGTGATAAATGGACTATAACTCAAGCGGAATGATATGAATAATTTAAAAGATATTCTTGCTAAGATCGAGCAAGGCTCCTCATGGGTGTCCTACGACAAGATTTCCGGTACCGGTCCCGACAAGGTGGCGATCAAGGTAGAGCCGGGATGGATGGGTAGGTTGCCTAGGGAGACTTACGTAGCGGTCGAGAAAGGCAAGGTAACGAAACTCGCTACCATAACCCAGAAGGGTATGGAGCGGGTGAGCGTGGATCCGGCCAATATCATGTTTGACATGGAGGGCGGGACGGCGGTCATCAACGCCAAGCTTAACTCCGCCTCGGTCAAGGCCTCCTGCCTTACTCTTGGTGGTTCGGTAAGTAAATGCTATATGGTGTCTATGAACGTCAACGGGCTATCCGTTAAGATACCTGACGAGGATAGCAGATACGTGGTGTACGCCGATCCTGAGGATCCGGGAGCCACTGACCTGTATGACGCTAGCTTCGTTATAGCCATGCCTAAGAACATGGATAACGAGGAGCATCATGAGATGTTTGTCTTGAATGGCAAGGTTGTTAATATCAATCAACAGCCTAATGATATACCTTATATTATACTTGATCATGACTTTGATAACGTGACTGGTGAGAACGGTCAGGTCGTTATCGATATCAAGTCCAATACCGAGTATGATATTGAACTGGTATGTTGCACTTGTGGCGATGGCAGCGAGGAGCCGGAACCACCCTTTAACGTGGATCCGCAAAGGTTGACGCTTAATAAGGATGGTGATACCCAGATCGTGAGGGTAGAGGCCGGAGATAATGTTTCATGGAGAATAGAGGAGGATTGACATGGCAAGGGAAGTAGATAAGAATTGCGTTGAGGGTAATTGCTTTGCCATTAACGACAAGAGCCATGGGGTAGGCGATAATAAGCTTAACATCGTATACAAGGCTAATTACACCGGTCAGATCTGTACGGCTAAGTTCCGTATAACGTCAAAGGACGGTAGTGTTGTTAAGGAGTATATGATAGCCCAAGATGCCAAGCCCGTTTATTATAATATCAAGATGGTTCAGCCGTTTACCAAGGATGACTGTCTAGCCAACCAGCACGGTTCGGTTGTCTTGTATGTGGTTGAGGAACGGACGTACAAGTCGTTTATCTCACAGGAGGACGCTGACGCTAAGGCTATGGGGGATATAGCTCTTAACGGACAGAAGTACGCTAATGAGCATGGTGAGTGTATAACTGACATCTGGTATAACGAGGAACAAAGGAAAACCTTTATCCGTAACAATTGTGATAAGTTTAGTGACGGTCAGGAATATGTTTACATCGTTCCTGAGGGTAAGTACGTGTCTTCTATCTCTCAAGAGGACGCCGACAGGAAGGCTCTTGAGGATATTGAAAAGAATGGTCAACAACAAGCTAATCTGGAAGGTGAGTGTAAGCCTAAGGAGAATATCTATTATGGTAAGTTTAGCAAGACCTTTACCCGTAACAATTGCGACTCCACTCAATACGGAACGGAGGTTGTTGTTAACGAGACTATGGTAGAAGGCGACTTCAGGTCTATCGTCTCTCAGGAGGAGGCTAATAAGTTAGCCCAAGCCGCTGTAGAGGCTCAGGGTCAGGATATAGCTAATATCAAGGGTAATTGTGAGAAGATACCGGTATTTACCGGATCGTATTCTAAGGTATTCCAGAGAACTAATTGTCCTGAAGGTTCTACGCCTGTTGACTTTACCGTGGATGAGAAGATGTGTACCGGCTATCCGTTCACTTCTACAGTATCACAGGATGCCGCCAATAAGCTGGCGCAGGACGCTGTTGAGGCGCAAGGTCAGGCTATCACCAATGAGCGTGGCGATTGTCAGACTAACGTCTACTATAACGTTAGGATGGAGAAGACAGTCACGAGAAATAATTGTGATGAGTTCCATATCGGTCAACCTTATACTTATGTTGTAGCCGCCGGTAAGTACTTCTCTATTATCTCGCAGGAGGACGCCGACAATAAGGCCAAGGCCGATCTTGAGGCTAACGCCCAACAACAGGCTAACCTTGAAGGTGAGTGTAAGGAGAAGACCGTATATCATGGTAAATACAGTAAGGAATTTACCCGTAACAATTGTGACGAGACCCAGTATGGTACTAAGGTTGTTGTAGACGAGACTATGGTGACAGGAGACTTTAGATCTACCGTATCTCAGGAGGACGCTAATAACAAGGCTAAGGCCGCTGTTGAGGCTCAAGGCCAGGATGTGGCTAACATGAAAGGTAAGTGTGAGAAGGTTCCTGTATATACCGGTACTTATACACGTACGTTTACCCGTAACAATTGTGGTACTGGTACTGGTGGAACTTATACGGTAAACGATAGGATGGTTGATGGTTATCCATTTACTTCCACCGTGTCTCAAGAGGATGCCAACAGCAAGGCTAAGGCTGCCGTTGACGCCCAAGGACAGGCTCTCGCCAATATCCACGCCCTTTGTACGTATACCGGCCGTGCTTCCTTGGAGTTCACGAGAAACAACTGTGGTGAGTGCAAGATCGGATCTAAGGTGACGATCACTCAAGATATGGTAAAAGGACACCCATTCCAGTCCAACGACTCACAGACCGCCGCTGACGCTATGGCTATGACCGCTGTACAAGCTCAAGGACAGGCTTTGGCTAATACCAAGGGTACCTGCTCTAACGCTACTATGTATACCGGTAAGGCTAGCTTCGAGTTCACGAAGAGCAATTGCGGAGCTAATCAGGTAGGAGATCCGTTCACCGTAACCCAAGACATGGTAGATGGTCATCCGTTCCAGTCTTGTGTATCTCAAGATGAGGCTAATTTAGTGGCTATGGCCGCTGTAATGAATCAAGGTCAGAAGATCGCCGATGAGCGTGGTACTTGCCATGAAGTTCCTAAATATACCGGTCATTATAGCGAGGCGTTCGAGAAGAATAACTGTCCGTCCGGTCTTATCCCGTCTTCAGTTACCGTTACTGAGGCTGATGTAACCGGAGGTCCATTCTACTCATACGAGAGCCAGTTCGCCGCTGATGAGCTTGCCAAGGCCGCTGTCAAGGCACAAGGTCAGGCTATAGCCAACGATCGTGGTACTTGTGATGAGTTGAAGATATATGTCGGTAATTATAGCAAGGAGTTCACTCCTAAGTGTCCTACTTGCCAGTATGCTGATCCTATTACCGTAACCCCGGATCTTATGGGACAGTTCTTTACCTCTACCCGTTCACAAGAGGAGGCTGACGCTTTGGCTAAGGCCTACATCGATAGGATGGGTCAGGCGTTCGTTAACAAGAACTATGATGACACGTGTCATACTAAGACTGAGCAACCGGTATGGGAGACTATCGAGACCGTATGCAAGGATTGTATCTCTAAATTACATCAACGTAATACCAATACCTGCTACACTGATCCTGATAATCAAGAGCGGTATATAGCTGGTGGTAATAAGATATGCTTCTGGTTTGGTACGGCATCTAAGGCCTTCACTCGTCAATGTGCGGATGGTGGGGTTGGAAGCTCCGTTACCGTGACTCAGAATGATGTTACGGATCCAAGTCCTAGCTCTGATGGCAAGTTCAAGTCATGTGTATCTCAGGCTGACGCTAACGCCAAGGCATTGGCGGCTGTTACGGCTCAGGGACAGAGCGTGGCTAACTCGAAGGGTACTTGTACGTGGACAGGAAGCTATACCGGTCAGGTCCAGAAGAACAATTGCGCTGATGGCGGCGTAGGAGACATGGTATCCGTAAGCAGTAGCAAGCTTCCGGGACATCCGTACACCTCCACCGTTTCCTTGGCTGACGCCAATAAGAAAGCTGAGAATGCCGTTCGTGGAGCTGAGGGTCAGGCTTACGCCAATAAGAACGGAGGATGTACATGGACTTACGTGGCAAGCCGTGACTTCTATAAGAACAACTGCGCCGAAGGCGGGGTAGGCCAGAGGATAACGGTGACCTCCACACAAGCCAACGGCGGCACGGCTATCACCAGCAAGGTTTCTTTGGCGGATGCCAGAAGCAAGGCAGAGCAGATCCTAGATCAGAAAGGACAAGATTACGCTAACCAGCATGGCACTTGTGTATGGACCGGTACTGGAAGCGCTACTTTCTACAAGGATAATTGCGGCTCTTGTAAACAAGGTGTGGCTATATCAGTTCCTTATAGCTCGTTAGGATTAGATCCTATAACATCAACGGTCTCTCAGGCTGATGCCAACAATAAGGTTCAGGAGGCTTTCAGAAGCAATTCGGCTACCAGAACCGCCGCCCAAGCTTACGCTAATAAGAACGGAGATTGCGAGGATACTCCTCCTAATTGGAGTGGTTGGAGCTATGATGGCGGAAACTATTGCTCAGGTGGTGATGTTTGGGCTAGATATAGAAGGACTGATAGCACTGGATGTCACTCTGACGAGACTGAGAACAGGTTGCATGAGTCTTGCAATTGTGGATGTTCAGGTGGTTCTTGTGATAGCTGTTGTGATCCTAATTCTTGGAGTAGAATAGGAGAGGCTGAGTGTAGATCTGGCGAAAGTGTAGCTTTATATAGAAATGATTGTGGAAGAGAGGAATATCTAAACTATGGATCTGTTTGCTGTAATACGATCGGTTTCCAAGGAGGATCTGCTACTAGTAGGAATTGTCCATCTGATAGACCTTGTGGAGTAACGATCTTCTATCCGGATGTACCTTCTGGATCTATATGCGCTTCTAGCACGTCTTCTGCCAACGCTCAGGCTAGCGATAAGATAGAGAGTTTTAGATCTCAAGCTCAGGCATCAGCGGATGCGGGTTGCAGAGGAAGGGTATGTAATGATTATGTAGAGGCTACTGCTACCAAGCAAGGTTGTCCGTCAGGATGTACGGCTCCGAAGGCTTCCGCTTACTGGGTTTCTGGCGGAAACAATGGCGCTTGGTGTAAGTGTAACGGTGATAAGGCCGCACTTACCGCTGCGGCACAGGCTGACGCACAGAGACTAGCGCAGGAAAAAGCCAACGCTATGGAATGCGATTGCCCGGAGCGGAAGACGTGGTCATGGTCTGTATCTATGAATAATGATTGCATGAGTCATGAGCAACTTGTCACATCAAGAGGATTTACGATTACGTATAATAATCAATGTGGTAGATTTATATCTGGCTCTGTGAGTGGTGTAGGATATACACAAAACGGAGAAGAGCAGGTCAATAGCGCTAGCTTCACAATTCCCACGGGATCTGGAAGCAAGAGTGGAAGTGTGCGTTTTAGCCGAGAAGTGGTATGTGGAGATGTAACAATCTCTGGTCATGATTCAGGTAATTGTTGACAATCACTGCTGTAATGGTTTTTTAATAAAAAGGAGAGACTTATTAGCCTCTCCTTTTTTTGTTATACATCAGAATCTTAACAGCTCCCAGATCCTCCCCCAGAAACACTTATGGATCCACATTGTACTCCTGAATCAAAACCTATGACACCGGTTTTTTTACCAGACCCAGTAGGTATACTTACGGTAGTACTTCCAGCCGTAACGGTTTGTCCATGATCATTCCTACCAGTAACAGTTACAGTTATTGATTTAGATGATCCACATTGATTATTGTAAGACACTTCATAGGAGCACCTTAAGGTGGATGTAGAACCAGACAGGCCATTACAAGGATCACCGCTCAGCATAGCGTTGGCGCTCCATGTTTTGGGGCAATCGCATTCCATAGCGTTGGCTTTTTCCTGCGCTAGTCTCTGTGCGTCAGCCTGTGCCGCAGCGGTAAGTTGGTAGTTTCATCAACCTCGTTTATTCTATTTTCGATAGAAATGACTAATATTGTATCACTAACATTAAAAAAGTAAGACTATGGCATGTGCTAAGAAAAAGAAGATGGCAGAAGGAGGCAAAGTCTCCGAGAAAAAGAAACCTCAAATGAAATGTGGAGGCAAGGTTAAGAAAAAGAAGTAATAACCGGAGGGGTATATCCCCTCCTCAGTATTTAGCATATGAAAAATTCAGAATTTGTATCTAGGATCATAAATGATATGAACTCCATCAATAAGGACGCTCATGTCAGTAGGAGGTGGATATTATCTATAGGCAGACAAAAAGCAAGGTCTTATATAGCCCAGAAATACGCTGACGGTACTTTGTTCAGCGAGGAATCATTATACACCCATATCAATTGTCTGGAGATGGAGAGAGTCCGGAAGGTTGATTGCTGTTTTGATGAGTTCAAGTTATGCCGGGTTCTTATGAGATCTAAGAAAAGATTGCCCGATATGATATACACCCGTATAGGACCGGCTATTATAAAGGTATCGAACATCATGGATGATATTATATTCACTCCTATATCGTTAAGAAAATACGCTAATAATAAGGAACGTAAATATGGTAATATAGATCAATATTATTATTACGTCAATGATGGATATATCTATATACCTGATATAAATATAGAGGCTATAAACGTGGATCTTATAACCCTTGACAGGAAAGCGGCGTTAGAACTAGGGGGATGTGGAACGGAAAAAGATAATCCATGTATATCTCAATGGGATTATGATTTCATATGCCCTGATAAGTTACTGGAATATGTGGTATCTGAGACGTTAAGGGAGACGATAACCAAATTGCAGATCCCTACGGACGAGAATCCGGATATGGATATTAACAAGAAAACTCAAAAGATTCAGTGATGATAAATATAATAAGATCAATAATTAGTTTCTTCGGTTTCAATGATGCCATAGTTGATGGTATAGGCGAAAGAGGAATGAGGGATAGCTCAATCATAAGATATAACGAGATACATGATATGTATGATAAAATTATAAAGGATTTAGGAGATGTATCAGCATACGTATCCAAGGGTTATATCTATGATAAGATAAAGGAAAGAACAGGATTAAGCACCAGACATATTAGTAGGATATTGAATCATACTAAGAAGAAGGATCTTAGATTCGTATAGCATATTTACCGCCGCAGCCCTAGAGAACCTGAAACAGTTATGTCAGGAAAGAGCCAATGCGATGGAGTGCGATTGCCCCAAAACATGGAGAGCTAGTCTCTGTGCGTCAGCCTGTGCAGCGGCGGTAAGTGCGGCCTTATCACCGTTACACTTACACCAAAAGTCATCTAAATATTACTCGAATTAGGATAGAATTGTTATATTTGTGGCATGAAAGTTAAGTCGTTTAAAATACTTGATCAATACTTTCTTCGGTTCTACAGGTCTATTATGTCTAAGAACGGAAAGAGGAGGAAGCATACGATCGTGGATAAGAATGATATCCTTGAGTGCCAGTCGTTGATCTGGAAAGTCATACGTGATAGGTATCTGGAGGATGAGGGAGGGGTTTATATAAACAACATCGGTTATCTATGTCATAAGATTAATCCTAACCGCAAGATATATCTGAATAAACTTACCGGTACTATTAATAGGCGTGGGACGGGTGGATATTCTTACGTCCATACGTGTATGGATTTTATGCCTAGGAATAAGTATTTTCATCTATATATCTCTCCGGCCTTGAATAAGGAATGTAGGTTGGCTATGGAATCAGGTAGGAGATATAAGTTCTTGTATCGGGAGGTTGAGTCGGAGAGTAAGGTATTTGGAGTTAAATGGGTTTACAAGCTGTAGAAGTTTTTTTGTGATCCAGTTAGCCCGTGAGGGTAGACTGTATTTTTTTTGTATCACGGATTCAAATACATATCTTTGTGCAAAAGACTTGAATATGACTATAAAAGGGTTGTTGGCCGAGATCAAGGCCGATTTACATAAATACGATGATAGCGGGGCTATAGATACCTCGTCTGTTTATAGATGGGCTGAGATCGCCTTGAAAAGGTTCGGGGGTGTTATAGCGGTCATGTCCGAGGCGGTTGTCAAGACCAGCAACAAACAGGCGGTATTGCCTTCTGATTTTTTCGACATGCTTGATGCCTATAGGTGTGAGCCTCTTGTCTGTGAGATTCCGGGCGGCGACAAGGCTAAGGCTGACCTCCAACACGAGATCGGCTGGGTCGAGCGCACCGAGCGTGGGTTTCGTTGGAACTCCTGCACCGAGTGCTGTAAGGAGGAGTTTGAGAAGACGATCACGGAGAAGATATATATCGGGTCTCACGAGGTTCGCTTCCATTACCATCATCCCGTAAGGTTATCGATAGGTCGTGGGTTGAGGCGTGATTGCGCCGCCGACAAATATCGGGATAAGTACGATTGGGATAATTATGATATAACTATATCCGGCAATACTATGTATACCGGGTTTGATGGATTTATTTACATCATATATCGTGCTACACCCAAGGATGATGACGGTCTCCCATATATACCTGAAACGGCGTTAGGATACCTTGAGGATTATGTCGAGACGTATATCAAGATGAAGATCTTCGAGAACGCTGCCGTGAATGGCTTGATACAAGGCGCTGGTGAAGCTTATAAGCTATACGCCCAACAAGAGCCGGGTAAGTTCGCTAGGGCTATGAAGGAGCTTAAGATGTCGATGATCACGTTAAATGATTATCGGGAACTGGCTGAGGATAATAGGAGAAGGATGCTGTCTCATGAGCGTATGTGGCCCAACGCTTTTGATAAGTATATTAAACTTATTTAACAAAATACGATGATATGGCTGATTGGATACATTTAGATAAGACAAGTGGTACCGGCCCTGCTGAGGTTAGGGTTACCGCTGATATCAATGAGACTGGCGAAATACGTCAGGCTACGTACAAGGTTATAAAAGAAGGCACCAAGGAGGAGAAGACGTTCGTGTGTAGGCAGGAGTCGGTTCCGGTGGTGATCATCCCTGAGTTCGATTTCCTTGTGCTTAGGTATATCTGGGCTGACGAGGACGGCATTGACTTTGACACGGCAACCGGTTTCGACAACACCGGCCTCCCGGACGTGGACGGCAAGCTGGTTGGTTGGAGTAAACAGTATCAGACCACGCAGGAACGGGTAGGCAATTATCTTATCCACGGTGGTGATAACATGGAATCAGGTAATGAGGCTGCCTTGATCCAGATGGGACCGTTGTTGGATGGTGATAATTATGATAAATTACCTCTTGAGATCAGATGCAGTATATACGGTAACTGGTATGGTGGTCGTGAGAAAGGTGATGTCACTATCAAGTTCACGGCATATAAGGGTGGAACCATGGAAAAGCGTGGATATGATTTCGTTAACATCGGGGGTGAGGAGGTTTATACCGGTGATGCTCCCACTAACGTATCCGCCCATGGTGAGGATAATTGGCAAAATATAAAGACCTTGTATTCTAAGGTAGGTACGATGATTTATAACAAGGAGTCTCGTGACTGTATTGTAAGAATAGGTGAGTGATTATTCTTTTTCATAATACAAATATCTATCAGCTCTCTCGTCCGTGAGGATGGGGGAGTTTTTATTTTTTTTAGTCCTTCGCTTATGACATAGGTGATTATATGCCAGTTTACACCAGTACATTTTGACGTTTCACCGCTCCGACTACCGCCGACAACTCCACGTCCCCTTCCCGGTTCACCACCGGTGTTTTGTTAATATTTTCTTGGGTTAGAAGATTCTGTTTTTCCAACCCAAATCTTTTAATGTTATTTGCTGCAAGTAAATCACGATCATTGATGGCACCACATTTAGGACAAGTCCATACACGATCCGATAACTTAAGATCACGATGTATATATCCACATCCGCACATCTTAGAACTCGGTTCAAATCTTCCGATCCGAATTAAATTAACACCGCGCCAATCTGATTTATATTGCAGTATCCTAAAGAACTCGCTTCATGATGCAGAAGCAATACCCTTAGCAAGGCAATGATTTTTTAACATGCCTTCTACATTGAGGTCTTCGATGATAATAGTTTGGTTCTCACTTACTATCTTCTTACTGACCTTGTGTAAAAAATCTTGTCTACGGTTTCGAATCCGTTCATGACAGACGGCAACATCATGCTTTGCCTTTTTGTATCGGTTGCTCCCCTTCTTTCTACGAGACATTCTTCTTTGCAAGCACCCTAATCTTTTTTGTGCAGATTCCAAGTGCTTCGGATTACTAAAAACCTGCCCATTGGAAAGAACGGCGAAATCCTTGATTCCTACATCGATCCCTACGGTCGTATCGGGATTGATAATAAACTTGTCAGGATTAGGGATTCCGTCATCTACTAAAATACTTGCATAGAACTTACTGGTTGAGGATTTGGATACTGTTATCGTGCCAATCTTTCCTTCAAAAGAACGATTAGCAAAGAACTTTATCCAACCAATAATAGGAATCTTAACTCTGTTGTTTTTGAAATCAAACCTAACAGAATTTACGTTCTTAAAAACGCTCTTATCCCTATGTTTGGATTTGAATTTGGGAAAACCGGTATGCTCTCTAAAGAATTTAGTGAAGGCACTATCCATACAGCGTATAGATTGTTGTAAGCACTCATTCGATACTTCATTAAGCCAAAGATGGTTATCATCTTTTTTGAGTAACGTTAGCTGCTTGCATAAATCAACCGCTGACATAGATCTTTTTTCATCCTGATAAGTTTTTATTTTAAGATCAAGAGCCCAATTATAGACATACCTACAACAGCCAAATGTTTTCTCCATTTGGACAATCTGCTCTGGTGTAGGATCTAATCTATATTTATAACCTTTGATCATTATCTTATCAGTTTTATGATACAAAATCATGTGATTAAAGTAATATACATACTACTTTACTTTATGTTTTACAACATGATTAGTGTAAAATTGTATATAATTACCATATGTAACTTTACACCAGTTTTATATAGTCATGATTAACAAACGGTACCGGAGGTATACCGGGAATTAAAGCACGTGGAGAGACCTCTTTAGAATCGGTTTCGTGTAAGCGGATTCAACAATGTCCCCATGAAGCGTGAAAATATGCTTTTGGTGTAGAAAAGTATATAAGTACCTTTGAATGTTTTGCATAATACGTACAGTTTATTAGAATCCGCCACATAAGTGATTATCCGCCGGATTTGTTATCTTTGCGAAAAACATAACATCGTGCAGAACAATTCTAACATAGCGGTTCCCGACTCCGGGATGAACAGGGATAAGCATCCACAGGATCTATCCCCGTCCGAATACAGCTTTGCCTTGAACGCTACCATAGAGGGTGACGATGGGAGTCAGCTTAAGATCCAGAACGAGCCTAGCACCCTTTTATGCAAGCGATTCGATGGCTATAAGGTTATTGGGTATAAGAATGATATAGCTGGTGATAATACTTATTTCTTTCTCGTGAATCCTGATAACAACACCTCTAAGATCACGTTCATGAGGTCATTGGATTATGTCAAGACCGTAGAGGATCAATTAGCGGGATCAGGGAAAGATATTCATCGTATCCTTGGCGAGAGGCTTGAGGAGTCGGATGGTCGTTTCGATGAGATATGTGATTTGATGGAGGTGTTGATAGAGGATGGGGCCGATGATCCTTGTCTTAATTTCTCCATTCATCATCCTATCTTCGATATAGAGATCAAGGATGAGAAGTGTGGTAAGGTTATATACTGGACTGATGGATATAACCCCCAGCGATATGTTATGGTTGACAAGGCTCTTAATCCAGATGATGATGGTGATTTTTGGTATCATTATCATGGGTATAAGACGTGTGGGGATGATAAGCCAATAGAGAGGTGTAGGCTGGCCTGCGAGAAGCTGCTGGTGTTCCCGTTGCTGACGGCTCCGTGCGTGGAGCCTGAGGTCGTGGAGTTCGGGGGAAGCCTGCGTGCCGGGACCTACCAGTTCTGCGTGGCGTTGTGCGATGAGTTCGGGATAGAGAAGACCGGATATTGCTCATTGACCAACCCAATCATGTTATTCGATCGCCAAGATATGGTTATCCGTGATGGTTTATGGGGTAAGTCAACCAACATGGGTATCCGCCTTACCGTGTCTAATATAGATAAGCAGGTATCTCATTATAAGATAGGTGTTATACAGAATACGGTTGGGTTTAATGGTGAGCAAAGCCCGGTTCTTGAGTATTTCATAGAAGGTATACATCCGATAACGGAAAGGACCATCTATTATCTTACGGATCAGTATAGCGAGCGTACGACAATGGAGAAGCTGTCCAAGGAGATACCGGTATATAAGACAGCCAGAGGCATGACGTCTGTCGGGAATCGTCTTCTTCAATACGGCTTGACCGTGGAGAACGAATGGAATCTTCAACCGGTCGTCAACTTCTTGGGTCATTTCGTTAAATGGCAGACATCTATAGCCACGGAGAATTTGTATAAAGACGGTGTGGCTTGCTCTAAATACGCCTCTTTCATGCGTGACGAGGTATATCCGTTGGGTATAAGATTCTTTACCAACACAGGATACAGGACGGCTAGGTTCCCGCTTATTCCTCGTCCGGCTACAAGGGAGGAGATGGAGGTCATCGTTGATGAGGACGGCAATTCTGATGACTTGTCGGCGTCTTCGGTATTGGAGAACAATCCGCAATGCGCTGGGAACAGCCGCCGTCATCTTTGGCAGTTTAAGAATACGGCCAAGGTTATAAACGATCCGTCTTGGGGATTTGATGATTTTGGAGGAGAATGCAAGAATCAGCTAGATGTCAAGCAATTTAGATATGTAGAACAGGAATACGCCACGGTAGGAGAGACCCAATTCGTTATCAACACAATGGGGGGAGATGTTACGGTAGATGATGCTATTGATTATATTGCTGACAATATAGAGAATCTGTGTGATCTTATAGAATCCAATGTAGGAATTACTGACGAGTTATGTGCGGCTATATCGTTACCTGAGGATCAAGATGGTATAAAGGCTCCCGATTTCCCTAGTGGATGTGATGATATTGAGAGGATAGAGACCAGGACTATATTGGATAAAAACTCTTTGGTGGATTCTAGGATTGATTTTACATATAAGTTGGCTAGTGATTATACGGAGACAGAGCCTACCACCTTAATACAAAGTAACGCCGAGTCACAAAGGAAATTTTCTGTATTGTGTGATTTCGATAATTACTCCAGTGGAGGTAAGAATATCATAGATCTGGTTCAAGAATGGCTGGATGGTCAGGATGAGGACAAATTCCCGTCTGATATAGATTCTTCCGCCTTGGTCTTGTGTCAGGATATGTCTAATGTCCGGCAGTTATATGATGAGGGTATATGTACTAATGGGTGTTCGGTAGGTGATCCTTACGTGAATCCTACTATTAATGATGTTCAACTACCCACGTTCCAAGGAGGTAGGTCATTGGGTAAATGTACGTTCTTATTCCAAGGCGATGGGTGGGAAGGCAAGAAGCATACCGAGACTATGCTTGATATATTGATGGATTCAATGAAAAAGTACTTCCCTCAATATGAGAGTCAGTTTGGTATTGAGAACGCCATGTGTCTTTTTGGTGATGGTGATAACTCTAAGTTCAATACCGGCATATCTACTGATTGGGAAGATCGTGTGTCTGTGCAGAATGATATTGACGCCAAGACCAATTGGTTCGGTAGAAGCAACTTGACTTATTTCAAGTTCTATCCACATGTATCCTCATACGCCAGATGGGTGGAGTTGGATTACGAAAAATACATAAGTGGTTTATCCGATCCTGATAACGGTATTATGTATATAGAGATGATGGGTGACTATAATTATCCGATCGGCGACTCGTCATCATACAATAAGGTTCGTATAACGTTTTTCTCGGACAAGGAAGGTACCGTGGCTCCTAATCCTTTGGCTAATGATGCCAAGAAAGGTGTTATAGTGAATTACGTGGATCATAAGATATTTATGATGCCAAAGTACTTGTTCTGGAATGATGACAAGACTACTTTCCATAAGATATATGTTTGCATCGAGCCTGCGGTATGCGTGTTCTTCACCGGTTTCGCCATGAGGCAGGACATGAAGGAGCTTGCCGGATTCTATACGGCCGGCACCGCCATCTTCCCCGCCCCGTTCTGTTTTGGCATTCGGCCACTGGAGGTGAAATACATATTCTTCTTCACGAAAGAATTGAAATTAAGAAGATTTGTTACCTATGAGGCGAAATGCATCTCATGTGGAGATAAACCCGCTGATTGCGCTCCTAGACCATATCAGTATGGTGATTTCGGATATTGGGAGTCTACCAATAAATATCCGGCTAATTTTGAGTTGTATGATTCAAGTAAGATCGGGATATCATCGGGAGGATCAAAGAGGAAGGATATAATAGATTCTTTGACGAAATACTATGGGTCTCCTAAATCCGTTGAGGGTAAGTCTTATTTCACCGGTAATGGGGATAACGCTGAGTACCCCAATACGTCAACCACATTTTGTCAGAAACCTATACGTCATTACAAGTTCCCTGATAACTCTGTCGCTCCTTTTATGGGTAATCCGTCTCAACTGACCGGTCAATATGGAGTTGACTCCTATATTTATCCTATGGGGGTGATGCTTGATGACGATATCGTTAATGAGTTTCTGGATATAGCGGTAGAGAATGGTCTTATAGATAAGGCTAGACGTGACTCTATAATCGGATACGAGCTATATCGTGGAGATAGGGCCTTGGATAAGAGTGTTATTGGTACAGGTCTGGCTTATGATATGTTTAAGTACGATGATCCCGACGGATCGGCTAACCTTTATCCTAATTACCCTTACAACGATTTGTCTGATGATATGTATATCTATAAGGATATTAATCGTGAGAAATTTATAACGCATCCGTTTAACGGGAGGGGTAATATCTGGTATTCATTCTTAAGCCCTGATATTGCCTTTAACAAGCCTGACGCTCCCACCGAGTGCCTTGTTGATGGTTATCAATTAGGTAAATCCTCCGGTATATTCAGGGAGGTGGAGGATCACCCTAAATGGACGATATTAGGGAATAAGGCTTACAGTATGGCAACATCATTGGCTACGGTGGAGGCTATGGCTAATTTAATATCCGCTATAGCTGAGTATACATATCAGTCGGCTTCACAGCAATATGTCGGTGGAGGCATGTTCTTTTTAGCCAACCCTGTCGGCATAGCGCTGACGGCTATCCGTCTGGCTACGGGTATCGCCAAGGCCACAGCCCAGTCCGTGGTGGATATAGGCAAGTACAGGTATCAGTGGTTAACGGCATTGATAGATAGGGGACCTAGACGGAACTATGCTTATTATTATACTTCTGTCGCCCATTATAATTTATTTTACCAAAAAATAGGGGCGTCGGAGCTGCGTGGATTGTCAACGGCTAAATATATCAAGAGCGGATTATATCCGGTAACAGATATCTCTTCGCAAGGGGAGACCGTAGGCGGTAAGCCTATTGTCATAAACAACCTCGATCGTGAGCATTCGTTGTTCATGTCATTTGGTATGGATAAGTATATGCTTGAATATCCGGAGTTGGTTTCAAGTTATGATACCAGCCGTATTCAGGATGAGTGTAATATTCGTAACGACGAGGTGGCTGGTATGACGCCTCATTTTATGACACGTGAATCTTTCGTATCCTGCCCCTATATGAGGATAAAGAAATATTCTCCGGCTCAATACGGGCAGATAGAGGATATCAGGTGGGTATCGTTAGGTGGTTGCGGGTTGATGGATAAGGATAAGCGTAAACCTGTTTTTGGAGGTGATGTATTTATATCAAGATTCTCGATTAAGAGGAAGATGCCTATGTTTTATTTGACTCAGTTCGGTCAGGGGGACATGATACCATTCCCTTATTATGATTATCGGAACATCGGGTATCCCCGTTATTTCGTTAATTACGATACCGGGGAGGATTATCTTAATAAGACCGATACGGATACCGGATCGCTATACTCTTTCCCTAGCCGGAAGAGCGCTTATGAGATGGTTTGCAAGACCGGAGATATGTATCTTAGCGGTCGTTTCTTCCTATACTTCTATGGCATACCTCAGTTTCTTGTGGAGTCTGAGATCAATTGCAATTTCCGTATAGCCGGGCCTGAGCCTTACGAGGGGTTCTATCCGGAGGTGGGGGATTATATATCATGGACTCAGGAGCGTAATGTCCCTATATCAAGGGATAATGTGTTTAAGATAAGTCCTGTGTATAAGAATCGATTTACGTTAGGTGGCAGGTCATTACCAGAGACGTATGATAGCAATTTTTGGGACTGCGCTTACCAAAGACCCAACGGCGTCATATGGAGCACCGCCGACGTTTCAGAGAACGGCATGACCGATCCTTGGCTGTCGTACAAGCCTATGGATTATCATGAGTTCAAGACCTCATTTGGGAAACTCATAAGCATGAAGGGGATAGAGTCGGATCAGATATTAGCCCGCTTTGAGAATCAGGTAGGGCTGTACAACGCTATAGACGTGTTGGCGGAGAGAATATCCCCGGAGAATAGTGAGCTAGGTACAGGTGGTCTTTTCGCCTCTCGTGGTATCGAGTATAATAATACGACGTTAGGATATTCCGGAACCCAGAGCCGGGATATGGTCAGTTGTGAGTTTGGGCATTTTTGGGTCGATTTAAGGCGTGGTCAGGTATTCAAGGTAGATTCTAATGGCAGGAATCTTACGGAGGTCACACCGGGGCTTAGAAACTGGTTTAAGGAACATCTTCAGATGAAGATCATCCGTAGCCGGATATATAACGCCGATACGGATGCTGAGCTGTCTTATTATGATATCGATAACAAGTTCTTTGGTATAGGTCTGTCCATGGGTTGGGATAATCGTTTCAAGAGGGTATTGATAACCAAGAGGGATTACATACCGGTAGGGAATCCAAGCGAGTACCAATTCAGGGGAGGCCGGTTCTACAGGAACGGGCAGGCGGTGGAGCTTTCGGACACCAGCCATTTCACGGACGTCTCGTTCACCGTTGGATATAACTGCCTGAAGGGTGAGTGGAAATCATATTTATCCTACACCCCTGATTATTATATCGAGCACCAGCATTATTTCCAGTCTGGAAAGAACTACTCAAGTGAAAGTCAGGAGATAGGGTTATGGTCTCATGGATTGACCAACCAATCGTATCAAGTATTTTACGGTAAGCTATATCCGTTCGTTATAGAGGTACCAGTACGTGAGCAGTATGTGAATAAGATTCTCACGAACTACCAATATAGGATGGATGCCAGAAGGTATCAGGATGAGGTTAATTATCAGGTTAGAAGAACAACTGGATTTAATAAGGCATGGTTCTATAACGATACCAACAACAGTGGAGAGCTTAGGATGACCATCGCCGATAAGAACGACATGAGCCAGCGCCTAAGATATCCTATAACTAACGACGATAGCCGTGAGATACTGGTGACGGAGGTTGATCAGAAGATCAATATCAACGACTACTTCAACGAGGTTAAAGACGATACTAATAACCTACCGGTATGGGTTAAGGACGTGAACGATATTGGCCGGGAGATCGACCCCAGGACTGTCGATTATCACCGGAGGTGGCGTGATCGTCTTCGTGGCGATTGGTTCTTGGCAAGGTTCGTGAATGATATTGAGAGCCGGTTCAAGATGATAGTAAGATGGTTTAGTAATGACGAGAAAATTTATTGATTTAGGTGATTATAGCATAACTGTTAATACGCAATGATATGGTGAAAAAGAGATCTGCTGTTAGTAAATCAGGTAAGTGCCCTAAATCGGGGTGCATCAAGAAAGTAGGAAGTGATTGGAGAGTAGTTAGTAACAAGACCGGAAAGTTATGGCCAGCCAAGTACAAGTCGAGGGATTCGGCTAAGAAAGCTCTAGCGGCTTATCACATGCATTGAAAAGCGTAGGCGGGTAGGTGATTAAGATCATGTACTCGCCTATTGTTTTATCCTGCATCCGATTATGTATATCTTTGTAGAAAACGTGATTTATGGCTAAGAAAGACAAGAAAGAGGAAATCCCTTCATGGATAAAGGATTTGTATAAGGAGGATCTTGATCGTGTTGTAAGAGGTGAGCGTCCTATGTATTTCAGGGGTATGGATGATAGTCCTTTAAGGAACGTATCCCCGGAGTTTGATATCCTTAGCGGAGGAGCTGCTGTTAAGGGTATGAATGGGATAAGAGGTGCGTTGTCTCCGTTGAATAATGGCATGGGTAATTATAATTTCAGCATTAGGGGTATAAATAAGAAGATAGGCGAGCTGGTTGATGAGGCGGGGTTGTATTTGCCTGAGAAATTAAGACCTGTATATCGGACTGTGGTGGACGCTATGTCGAGTTCCAAGGATAAGGGGTTGGGTTATATCACGCAGCCGTTGGCCAACGCCCTGTACCCAGCGGACGAGCGGCGGAACCGGCGTCTGGACGGGGAGCATCCCGTTGGTTATGTGGATGCCATAGACGGCATATGGCCTAGGGAGAAATATGGGCTATGGGGAGAGAAAATTGAGCGGAAAGCCGAAGGAGGTCCTACTGGTAATGATCCTATGTATGTAAGACAAGATGTATCTGATAGAGCTTCGTATTTAAAAGAGATCATAGGTAACGCCATAAGAAGGAGGTTGTATGAGAATGTAACACCTGATGTGGTAGCCTCAAATGCCAGTCTTCCCGATAAGGTTAAGGAGTTTATATACGGAAGAAATGGCAAAGCTAATGTTGATGAATATAGTGAACAGCTATGGGGTAGATTCTTATCCCAACCTAATAGTCTTGACGGAAATAGCAAGGAAATAAGAATCCCCGATAATATTATTGCTGATATCGAGAGGATGTTTAATCGTGACACTGAGGATGAGATAAAGAGGTTAGATAAGAAGATTCGTGATACGGAGCGAGAAATATATGGTTCCGATAAGCCGGTTACAGATGATGCTTATGGTAGGCTGGAGTTTTTGAAAAAGTCTAGAGAATGGGTAGATATCTTTGAGAAGAATCGTAATTCGGTAAGATCCGGAAAGCCTACGGTTTTTTCTGAGTACGATTTTTATCCCGAAGCTGCTGGTGAGCTTACCCCGTTATCAGGGTTTGGTAATTTTACTATTTATAGACGTCCGGATGGAAGGTTAGGCGTTTACGATGTATATGATTTTTATAGTAATGATCAAGAGTTCCCGATTAATATAGCTACCAAGGTATTAGATGCTATAGGTGATAAGTTTGAGGAGAGAGGCTCTTTCAAGGATTATAATCCTGCTCCAGAGAGTGGTAAAGATGCTCTTATTCGTAACGCTATTATGTCTAAGAATAAGTTGGAGGACAAGGCTGAAGGAGGTCGTATAAATACAGGGAGCGATTATGGTTCTGGAAAGTATGTGATTGATCCTCGTAGATCAGAAAATAGCAAAATGGCTGTATATGATGAGATATGGGATTATCTGACGGATAAGAAGGGGATACCACAAATACAAGCGATCGGTATCCTGTCGAACATCGCCGCCGAGTCCGGAGGGGACACCGAAGCCCTAGGAGTCGCCGGTGATTTTGGCATCCAACAATGGCTTGGACCGAGAAAGAAGGAGCTACAGCGCAGGTATGGAAAGAAACCGACGTTGACACAGCAGTTGGATTATCTAGTGGATGAGTATCAAGGCAAGGTCCCAGGGTTAGGTTGGAATTACATCAATCAAGGCAAGTTCTTTGATAAGGACGCTCAAGGCAATGTATATAATTATTATATGTACTCAAAGGCTGATTTTGATAACGCTACCAACTACAAGGACGCTACCGTAGCATGGAATCAGGGGTATGGCAGGCCTCTTGGATCGACTTTAAGAAATGAGAAGAGATTTGAGTTTGCCGATATGTTCTCTGATAGGTATGGTGTCCCGGAGAACGAGCCAATGAGATACGAGTTCGGGCAGCGGGATTCGGGCATGGGGGACGGAGGTCAGCAGCCTGCCCCTGAGACGGTAGCCCCTGCCAATCCTTCTTTGGCTTCCCACCCTTCCATAGATAGCTGGTGGGAGAAGGAGGGTCAAGATCTGTTATATAAGATGCTAGCTCAATCCGGCGCCAACAAGAAAGCTATAGAGGACATCGCTAATAATATTAAGAATGATCCTCAATCAGAGGCGCAGATAGCGGAGGCTGAGCGTATGCGTAAGGAACAGGCGAAAAGGCAGTTGGTGCTTAATATGATACCGGGATTAAGCCTTAACATAAAAGGCATGAGTAGATCTCAAAATTAATGTTACATTTGTGAAATCATTAAACGTTTTAGATATGAAAAGATTGTTGTTTTTATTTGCTATGTTATTGACGCCATTCGCTTTGATGGCACAAGAGGTAATCCCATCAGAAGGGCCTATTACTATTGATCTGACTACCTTTACAGGCATCATGGCTTTCGTCACGATGTCAGCTACGCAGTTAGCCAAGGTTGTGCCGTATATTGACACCCATAAGTGGGCTAAAGTCCTATCCGCCGTAGTCATAGGTATGCTGGTTTGTATATTAGCGTGGTTTCTAAAGGTGTCTCCATTGCTTATAGGGAGTGAATGGTGGGAGGCATTGCTGTATGGGGTAGCTGTTGGGTTCAGTAGTGCCGGCTTCTACGATCTGGTGAAAGCTATAGGATTACTGTTTGTAAAAAGGATCTAGCATCTTGTAATTATTTGAGATATGTAAAATTTCAAGATTTTATTATCTATAATATAGGCTATTATATTTTGTAATAATATTAGTATTGCTTATATTTGTGCGCCTACCTACTCATCACGAGCGGATAGGCGCATTTATTAATTTAAAACTTTTAGTAAAGGTATGAAAAGTAATTTGATTTTATCATCAGAGAGTAGGGAATTATTAGGTAGGAACATTTCTATTATGTCCAAGGACGGGTTTGTATGCATAACGGAAGTTATGGAAGCCTTGAATGAAAAACGTAAATCTATGGGGTTGGAGTCTAGAAGGCTTGATCATTTGTTTGCTACTAATGGATTTCAGGAAAAGATGAAAGCTCTTGTTAGGGAGCTGAGTATTAATGATATATGTACTGTAAGAAATCTTACGGTACAAAACCATGAATTGAAAATCAACAAGATAACCGATCTCAAAAAATACGGAATGGCTTACCGAAGAGGAAAGGGGGAGGGTCAGAAATGGTATGTAAATCCGTATTTTTTTGTTATGGTAGCATTGGAATTGGATCCAGAGATATACGCCAAGGTGATAATATGGTTGCATGATGGATTCATAGAGGACAGGAATGCCGCTGGCGAGGCTTATATCAAGATGAGTTCGGCCGTCGCCAGGTTGGTTAGCGACAAGAGTCAGTTGTCTGATAAGATATCAAGGGTAGCTAAGGCTATTAATTTTATCGTCTTTAACAAGCATGAGAGTGGGATAAGGAATACGGCCACAAAGAATCAGTTAAACGACATAGTAGCTGTAGAGAATGTTATTACCGGCATTATAGATGGAGGCTTTATGGATACTTATGATAAGCTTATAGACTATCTTGGGCATGAATGGAAGAAGAAATGGGGTAATCCTGTTGTGGCTTTAAAATATTAGTATTAAAGAGACTCATCGTTATATAAATGGTGAGTCTCCGTTTTTTTAGATTATCTTTGTGTCAGAACGAAATTAATTTGATATGGGCAAATATGTAATCAAGAGGAAGATACCTAAATATCAAGAGGCTGGGGAAGTCACCCCTATTATGCCCGGTAATGTTGTTGGTCTTCAGGGTATTGGAGTGGAGCCTTTGGTTTCGTCTACCCAGATAGGATTTGATATTCAGCAGCCTGATATTAATACCATTGATACAAGTGATTTGAGCGCTTTGGTTGACAGTAATAAGAAGGTTGATAAGTCTGGTAGTACGGATGTTTTTGATTTTACCACTATCCCTTACTATGGTGCTGATGATATAGGATCTAGGTTCACTCAGATGGGTCGTGGTATAGGACGTATGAGAAGCGAGGGATATGGCGATTTATCCACCGGGGCTAAAACAGCTAATACGATAACTACCATAGCCTCGGGAATTAGTGGTATCATGGGGTTGGCTCGTAACGTGGTTTCTGGGATAGCGTCAGAGAAAGGTACTCGTACCAATATCAGGTTAGCTCAGGAACGTGAGGCTAGGCAAAGAAGGCAATCCCAAATGCAGTACAAGGATGGCGGGGGCGTTTATCTAGGACCTAATAATAGGTTTGATAGCGGAAGCCTTACCGGTGAGTATCTGTATCCGTTACCTAAGTCGATGGAAGATCAAGCCAACGTGGAGGTCGAGAAGGGCGAGTACGTGGAGCAGCCCGGGGAGGCGCCGATGGAGGCCATGGGGCAGAAGCACGCCGATGGGGGAACGCCTGTTTCTTTGGAGCAGGGTACGAAGGTTATTACCGATGATACCACCATAGAGCCGGACTTCGCCAAATACATTAGGGATACGTATGGGATTAAGGCCACGCCTAAGGACACATACGCTACGTTAATGGATAGGTATAAGGCTAAGATCGGTCTTAAATCGGCTTACGATGACCAGAAGAAGGCGTTAGAGAAGTTGAAGAAGAACGATAAGATAGATGATGAGAATACAAGGCGTTTAAACGCCTCCGTATTATCTAAGGCTATAAATGATAGCAACGATACCGTTAATGGCTTAGAGGGAAGATTTACGGACTTCGCTAATGTCATATACAAGGAGCAGGAAGACCGGAAGATGAAGAGGGATGAGGATACGTATTTCGCTAAGGGTGGTGAGATAGATAACATCATATCCAGATCCATGAAAGAATACGGTCTTACGGAGGAGGATATAGCTGAGGCTAAGAAAGAGCTGCTTAAGAAAGTGGCTGGTATTCGCCAGAAGATGGAGATAGGAGGCACGTCTTTGTTCGGTCGTAAATTAACTTTCCGCCCGATCGAGAATAGGTTCAACAATGATCCTAACTATTTCGGTTATCAGCGCCAAGGAACTGATGGCTCTTATGGAGGTATTAATACGGATGAGAGGTTGAATTATTATAAGACATTCAATCCGGTCGCTTACGATGCTTATATGGGAGCTTCAGAGGGCACTAGGGCTAGGGCGTTGCAAGACGCTATCTACGGTCAGACAAGTAGCTGGATGGGCTTGGCTACGGCTGAGAACCCGATCATCGCCAACGCCGAGGCGCTTCGGGATTACACGACGCTCGTTTCCTTTGGCGGTGAGGATAGTCAAGGTAATTACCCGGAAGACAAGAAAGCCGCATATCATGATAGGATGAGAGACAATAAATTAGGTTTGTTTACCACATCTCGCCCTATGATCGGTCTAGACGTTGTTACAGAGGAACAGCATAAGGCTCTTAACGATGCCGGTATCACCCATTTTAGCCAACTGTTCTCTGATAAGAACAAGGATGTCGTTAATAAGATACTTGGCGAGGATATGCTTAAGATGCAGGCATTGAGATCCATGAAGGGAATGGAAGGTCTTGATTTTATACTTGACCCTCATAAGGTGGCTCCCGGTCCTATGGATATAGGTGATGTGGAGAATCCTGATGTTAAACTGGATATGCCTGAGCTGATTGATCCCAATACACTCCCTAAGACCAACACAAATGCCGGTAAGTCGAACGGCGGCAATGGAGGCAGGAATATAGTAGGTGGTGGTCTTGACTTTCCTGAGGTGTTCAGGATGACTCCGGGAGCCGTGACAACGGAAGGTCTGGAAAGACATTACGCTCCTACCGTGGACCCGGTGTTGAGATCGGCTGATCAGTATATGGTTGAGGCTAATCGTGCTTTCCAATCACAATTGGATCAGATGGGTAATGTCCCGGATTCTCAAAGAGGAGCTTTATCATCTAACCTACAGGCTATCATGAGTTCTAATATAGGTAGGTATATTAACGAGGTAGAGCAGGGCAATGTTGCTCAAAGAACTTGGGCTGATAATGTCAATTCTCAATCATGGGCTAATACGTACGATAAGAATATAGCCCAACGTCAAGCTTACCAGCAACGTATATTGCAGGGATTGGCTATAAATGACGAGAACTGGGCTAGGTATTTCGATAGCGTCAATGATGAGATTCAGCAGAAGTGGAACACGGCTACGACCATGAATACATTAAGATCTATATTTGGGGATGTTAAGATTGGTCCCAATGGCCAGTTGATCGCAGACCCTCAAGGAGATATATTAAGTTACAGGAGATTATATCCTGCTCAGGAAGTAACTAAAGGCAAAAAGGGATAAATAATGGCTTCACAATACAGTATATTAAGGAATTACGGTAAGTACGTATCACCCTACAACATGGATGTCATGATGCAGGGTATGGGATACATGCAGCAGAAGATAGATACCAATCGGCAGGCTATAAATGAGTATGCTGATTATATTATCAATTCTGACATTATAAAACCTCAGGATAGGGAATATCTTCAGAATAGGTTAAATGGATTGATACAGGATGTGAATAACGTGTATCGTAAATCCAATCTAGCTTCTGATGGTATAGCTAGAAGCATACAAGCCCGTCTTGGAGAGGCTTTAGATACCCGTGTATTGAACGCTATCGCCGGTACTAGGGAGTATAGGTCTTTCTCTCAGAAGATCGAAGATATGAAGCTTAATAATCCTAAGCAATATCGTGCCATAAATGAGGCTGTGGCCTTAATGCCGTTTTATGAATGGGTTAATGATGGTCAGGTTGGTACAAGGATGAATCCTATTCATTACACTCCTTATACGGATTATCACGCTGAGGTTGATGAGAAGATGAAGAACTTCATCTCCCTTAATAAGGGAAAGAAAGTCAATGTGCCGGTGATTGATGCCAATGGTAACAGGACGGGGGAGATGCGTGAGATGTATATAGATGAAATAAGCTATGCTCAAGTCAGGGATATAGCCATGGCTTCCATATCAGAGAACGGCAAAGCTCAGATGCAACTAGAGGGTAGGTATATGGCTAGGACGAATCCTGACCTATTCAATGTCCAGAGTACCTCTGATTTCCTTAAAGGGTATATTGATGATTTTAGTGCCAAGGAAGAATCTATACGGGCAAAGCTAAAGGGCGTTGGCAATGATAAGGTCAAAAAGGCTAGGTTGGAGTCAGAGCTGGCGGATATCACCAAGCAGAAAAATGATTTCGTGGAGGAGGCTGAGGGCGTTATCGGCAGCAACTACAGTCCGGAGCGGGCCGGCATGTTCATGGTGAGGCAGCAGTTCCTTCGTGGCGTCGGGCTGAGATGGTCTTATAATAACTCATACGAGACGTTGGGTGTTGATGATTATTATTTCAAGGCCAATCAACAGATGATGGAGAGAGCTAAGTTCAATGAGACAAAAAGGCATAATCTAGCCATGGAGAAAGCAGCGTTGATGAGAGCCAGCAAATTGGGTAGGTCGGAGAATGGGGGTGACGGAGGTGATAACACGACCGGTCCTACCGTGGTTACTAAGAGCGCCAATCTTGAAAATGTGAATATAAGCGATGAGTTCATGAACGGGTTTATAGCCAATGAGAGGGCGGTAACTACCGGCATGAGTAATTTTGTTAAGCCACTGTCAGATGACGCTAGAAGGAAGATCGACGCATGGGCGTCTGATCCTGAGAATAGTAACGTGGTCAAGGATATGGATAACGATCAGGTTATCATGGCTTATTTCAAGGCCAATGGAGGGTCAAGGAACGAGTTGCTTGATTACAATGGTCAGGATAGTTACCTGAAGCTTCTTGGGTTAAATACTCAAAGAGGGAAGTATAATAAGATCAATGATGGATTCAATAAGGCGGAGAACGCTGTTTTGGATGGCGTTGACGCTATAGTCGAGAAAGAGGCTAAATCTTTTGGTGGATCAGGCATAGATGTTAGTTACGGATTTGGGACATTTAATCTTGAAGATATCAACAGCAATGGTGATAAGGTTTTTGATATAGATGGGATAAATGACATAACATTAAATGATTGGGCTAAATTATCGGCATATAGCTCTATTCTTAGTAATAGTGTTAAAATGACCGATCTTATTCATGCAGCCACTCCTGGTGTCCATAACCCTATTGTTTTAGGGGATGTCAATTCTGGAGAGGCGGCTGTATTGGTGAATAGGATAAATGATTTGATGGGTACGTCATTGACATTGGATGATATTAATTTATTATCTCTTATTCCTATGGATGTTTCTGATGACGGTAATATGATAAAGGTGCTGACTGATGGGCTGTCTGATGGCAATAAAAGGAATGTGGCCGTAGCTAAGGCCATGTATGACGAAATGCAGAAAGAACAATACGATGTGTTTAGGCACAAATGGAGTCGTGGCGATCTGGGAAGGTTGGCTGATGACGCCAAGCGAGCCGGCGAGGATTACTTGAGACAATATCGTCATGAGTACGCCGAGCGTGAGTATATCTTCTCCGGCGATTATCCGTCTAAAAGCCAAGCCGAGTATGATTATATAAAGATTAGTGACCTGTTCACCCGTGGTGGCGGTTTTATCCCCAAGGATAAGGATAATGCCAATACGAAGATAACGTTTACCATATCCCCTATAGGTGATGGTAATTATCAGATCATTGGCAATAATGGAGGTGATGGTCGATCTGTTGTTGAGGTAAGCGAGGCTGATCTGGCTGCGAATGGACTTACTTTCTACAAAGAGGATGTAAGCATCCCGTCCGAGACCTATGATTCCGGTGTCGTACCCATATCTTTCGCCAGCTCAAGCAACAACGCTTATGGGAAGATGGCTAAGTCATTGTTGGTAGCTCCATTCGCTTACGCTAGCGGGGCCAAGGACACGGTGATGCCTTATATAGATATGTTTACGAATATAAATGACGGTAATATCAGGAAGAATCAGATGATGATCGCTACTGACGTGTTGTTCGATAACGCTTCTATGTACGAGTTAAGGGCTTCCGGATATAAGTATAATAATGGTTCTTCTGGGATAAATGTTGATATATATAGCAAAGGAGGGGCTAGAGAGGGTAATACCCCGTTGTATTCAATTGATCTGGATGGCGTTAACTATGCTGATGAGGTAGCAAGGAAGATCGACTTCTGCCCGCAGTATTATTTGGTCATGGCATGGCAACAGATACTTAGCAAGGAGAATGAGGTGTATTGGAGGAGCGAGGGAAGATCTACTACTGATGATTTCGAGAGCTTCATCTCGCCCATAGCTGATATGATTGATCAGGAGATAAGAAACAGGAATAACGGAAATAGTGGAAATAATGGAAACAATGGAAATCTATAATAATACCTCTAACGGAAAGGATCTTGCCGAGAAGTACAGATATCCTACCATAAACGTAGATAATATAAAGGCTATTGGTACGGATCCCTATGATATACCGGATCGTGACCTGCCTCCGGTATTGGATCCGTATTCCGCTTCCGAGAGATCAAAGTCCCAGATACCGTCATTGTCGGAGAGGATCAAGAATACTGTTAAGACAAATTATTATGATGATATGAAACATATGTCCCCATTAGGATATATGGCTTCTGATCAAAGCTATAAGGGCAGGTTTAATCTTACTGGTCCGGAGATATCGTCGGAGGATTCAAGGTATCGACTTAGTAGCGGTACTTGGATACCTAAATACGAGTCTTATATCCCCGGTGTAGATAACGACACACGTTTATCTAGGAGTCAAGGTAGGACTGAGAAATGGATGAGAGGTTTGGGGAAATTTGTAGGTAAAGCCGCTTTGTATGGATTAGGTGGTGTTATCCAGCCTTTTTATGGTATTTACGCCGGTGTATCCAGAGGTAATTTTAACGCTGTTTTTGATAACGATTTCACGAGATGGTTGGATGATCAGGACAAGAAGATGGATTACGGTCTTGCTCATTATTACAATCGTGAGGAGCGGGATATGAATTTCCTTCAAAGCATGACTACGGCTAATTTCTGGTCTAACGATTTTTTATCCGGTCTTGCTTTTACCGCTGGAGCCATGTTATCGTCAGCCGTATATTCCGGCGCTGGATTGATGAACTTAGCTCGTACGGGAGCTAGGGCGGGTGTGGCTTTGGCTAGGATAGGCAAAGCGGCTTCGGATACCAAGAAAGCGTTCGGCGTCTACCTTAGGGCCGCCCGTACGGGACGGAGGATAGGCAAGGAACTGGACACCCTCGCTTTCCTTGGCACATCTACCTCATGGGAAGCTTCAGTGGAAGCCAGAAGTATGTTGATGGAGGCCGAGGAGAACTTCATGCAATCTTATCGTAACGCTTATGGGAGGGAAGTCCCATATGAGGAGCTTATGAAGTTCAGGGCTGACAATGCCAATGCCGCTAATGCTGTATTCGCCGCCAACGTCGGCATATTGTCATTATCCAATATAGCTATGTTCGGTGATATGTTCGGCATGGATCTTGGCGTGGATAAGTTTATAAAACGTAATATATTTGGCGTAGGGGCTGAGAGGATGGATAACGGTATGTTAAGAACCATAACGCCAAAGAAATGGCAGAAAATAGCCGGGAATACGTTCAATATTATCAAGCGCCCAGTGTCAGAAGGTCTTTATGAGGAAGGTCTTCAGGGAGTGGCTAGCAAGTCCGCCGAGGATTGGGTAGAATCAAGATACAATCCTATGGCTATCCGGCAGAATATAGGCTATATGGAGGCTATAAAGAACGGGTTCAAGGAAACATACGGGTCTAGTCAAGGCTGGAAGGAGATCGGCATCGGTATGATTATCGGATCGGTTATGGGTGGAAAGACCTTTGGAGGTATAAAGGAATGGAGCCAAGACATGTCCCGGAACGAGGGGATGGTGGAGGCCTACAACGCCAATGCCGGCGCCTTGACCGAGGCCGCTGTCCGTGCTATTCGTGGCAGTATGGCTCTTAACGCTCAATTATCTGGCGTAGACACATCGTACGAGAGTGATGGTAGGATCATAAACAAGGATTTTAGTGACGCCGTATTCAATCGTCTCCGTTATGATTCGGAGATGGGGATGCTGGATGATACCAAGGAGAATTTCAGGACGGTAGTCGAATCTATACCTAATAGCGATATCGCTTCCGATATGAATATGACAGATGAGCAGGTAAATGAGTATAAGTCCAACCTTATCAGTGAGTTTAATAAGAAGGTAGATAATTTTACCATGGCCAATAGGTTCGCCGACTCCCTTACAGATGGTATATCCAATAGATCGTTTAACACCTACATCTCTAACATGGCTTATAACGGTCTTGAGGCTAAGGATAATTTGGATGATATCGCTAATCAGTTAGGAAGGATATACAATACGGATATAGGCCCCGCTTTAGATATATATTCTCGTCTTAATCCTGATTCGAGTAGGGATCTTAAGAAACTCAGGAAGCTTACAGATGATATACAGAAGATGGAGAAGAATGTTTTGAAGCTTCAGCAGAGTATCACGTCTAAAGAAGCTCTTGAGTCTGATAAGGTCAAGTTAGCCAAGGAGAATGATAGACTTCTTAAATTGACGGAGGATAGAATTGCTTTGGAGAGGAGATTAGCTACGTTAGTTAACTCAGAGACAGATATATCTAAGCTGTTATTAAACAGGAATGAATCAAGGATCAGTGCCGCCGATCTTATGTCGGCTTATGAGACTATAGTTGGTTTTGAGAATGCTGTATCTATCCGTGGGGTTGATAATTATAAAGAGGCTATGGCGTTACTTAGCGAGTATCGTCATAATCTTGTGGCTTATAAGAATATAAATGAGTCCCTTCGCCGTATGCGTGATAGGAGATTCATACGGTCGCAGGAACGTGGGTTCATGAAGGTTTTGTCAAACATATGGGGAAAGACTTATGAGGAGGATGATAGTAAATATGATTTCAGGAATACCGATGATCCTGATGCCAACTCCCTTTATGCCAATGATCAGGCCATAGATAAGGCTTATCAAGATGGTCTTATAGGAGAGGACGAGGCATTTATGTTCAAGACCTATAATCATATGATCGCCAGATCTATGGAGAATGATATCAAGGCTGATGAGGGCGGTATCGTTGAGAATGTACCTGATAATGAGGATATCATAAATCCTTCTGATGATAGAATCAATAATATAGCTATAAAGATATGGAACGGTAATGAGGATATCTTATCTCCTAGGGAGAGGCAGATATATGATAATAACAAGGATCGTATCAATGATCTTGTAAATGGGTTTGGCGATAATCCTATAGCTAGGCTTAATAAGATTAGGTCAATGATAGATAGGTTAAATACCAACGATAACGTCTTAAATAACATCAGGGATACTATTGATGATATCATAGATATGAACATTAATGGTCTTGATCAGGATCAGGTTAAGGAGGCTATACAGACTTATAATGATCTTATGAATGATATTGACAACGGGAATGAAGTTGATCAGGATAAACTTAATGAGGCTATTGATATTATCAATAACTATTCTGATGAACCTCTTCTCCAGTTCGTGGAATGGATGAGGCTGTATGATAATGGAAGTATGGTTGTCAAGGATTACGATAAGTCTATACCTATGGGTGATGTTCTCACGGAGAGCGAACCCGGAACATCCACCGGCAGGACGGAGGCCAATGCCGCCCAGAATCCGGTAGTGTTGATGGCCCAGAAGAGAGAGATTGGCGGAGTCATGTATTATGAGGTAGGAGGGATGAGACTTGACAGGTTTATGGACGGTCTTGGGCTTAAAAGATCTGATGCCACTGATACTGATAATGGAAGGGTGATGGATTTCACCAACGGAACCGACATATTTACTGTTATAGAGTCGAATAACCACTCAAGATGGATGATAAGCGAGGATGACGCTCAGGCTTTCGAGAACGCTACCGGTGTCATACTGGGGCGGCAGACCGCCTTATCGACCTCCAACTGGTTCATGGTGTATCGCAAGGGGCAGGATGGATCTGTTGTTCCTTATTATACAGGAGATGCATTTGGCTCTAATAATGAGTCGATAAATCAAGAAGCTGCGGCTAGTCTTCGTAAGAACGATATCGTGAGGTTCAAGGTAGATATGTTAGATCCTTATACCAAGGAATTGTATGATAAATACAATAGCCTTTATGCCGTTGATCCTAATTCTGACGAGACCAAGTCTGCCCGTAGTGATTTGGTTAATAATATGGTTATTAAGATCGTGGATGGTGACGGTAATTTTGTCTCGGTGCTAAAAGCCAATGATCCAGACTCAAAAGGGAGTAACGCTGATTTAAGGAGTATGGCCTTTGAGTTGTATAGGGATAATGTAGGATCTGTCGCTGGCGAGATTGATATACCGTTCGTAGGCACAGTCACCAGTGTTTTGCCGGGAAGACCTAATTTTAGCGTAAGTGATGATAATGGGACGTTGATGGTATCCGAGAATGACTTTACCAACGAGACGGTTGGTAAGGTCGAGAGTGTAGGATATATAGAGAACGGGGAGGTTACGATGAGGGATGATATTAAGTATAATATATTCCCGTTCTGTACGGCTATCGTCAGGGATAAGTATGGTGATTATAAAAATTCACGTATCCCGGTAGTAGCTATAAAGACAGGAAATGGAAGAAATTACCTGTACCCCGTAAGATTGAAAAATCAGGATACATCATCATTCTCATCTATGATCGGATCGATGGCTGACAGAATTATAGAGGGTCTAGGTGGTGGAGTAAGTATTGATGATATAATGGATCTTAACAACGCTATAGCCAGATCAGGGCTGGATAACAAGACATATATGATTCCGTTGGCGGGAGACGTGGATGTTATCAAGGGACGGTTAAAGGCTGTCAAGGAAGCCGCTAGTAAGATGCCTATGACCGCTGATGTAAGAGGATGGATAGGCGATTCTAGGACCAAGGAGGATATTTTGATGAATGACGTTACGATCAACATCGATCTTAATAACGATCCTTTCATAGCCCCTAAGTTCAGGATGAGTATTAGGAGGGATGAGACGTTCTTCGAGGATACGGAGACCCCGTTCGTCAACCCGCCCGGTTCCCAATCGGAGTTCGCCTCGCCTACGAAAGCAGCCGAGGATAAGTCTTTGGTTTCCGACGGGAATGTCGTATCTGGAGAAAATGAAGCGGAAAATCCTTGCTAAATAAATTATCTTGATTTATCTTTGCGGTGTCAGTCCATCACCTGACGAGTAAGATATTTAAAAGTTGGTCCCTGTCGGGTGTGTGATGGCCCCGGTGGGGACTCTTTATACCATGCAATTAGATTCTTTTTTACACCGGAAGATCATGCAAGACCTACGCATCCAGCGAGTGAAGGTTTTGATGATGTTATACACCAGTCATTATTTTGTCAATAACAGACAAAGGCAGTTGTTTGACCATACATACGCTTTAAGCAGGGATCAGGCTTTCGATTATATGACTGAGTTCAATAAAAGGCTTAGTGATAAGGTTGGTATAGAATGTACGATGGATATTCTTCTGCCTACCGATGATGATAATGCTAATATCATAATCGAGTACAATGGCATCATTAAGAAGTTGATGAGGGAAGCCGAGAAGCTGGAACTTGACACTGACGCTATTAAGGATATGATGCGCGATCTACTTAATGAGTTGAAAGATGATGTTGATCTTAATATCTTGATATTTGACGTAACCCAGTTACTTATAAAATACAATCTATTTAGGTTGGATGCCATAACCGAGCAGGAGTTCAAGGACTCTTTCGTCAGGATGGATAGTAGGAATATGGAGATAAAGAAACTAACTTTATCTGATATCAAGAAGGTGGTGATGATGATGGAGGATGGGTATGATTACGCTTTATATATGACAGAGGAATGCGATTGTTGATTACATTTTTTTGTAAAAATATCTCCTGTTTGTTTGTAGTTTAAAAATAAGGTCTTATATCTGCGGTGTCCATCCGTTATTGGGCCATAAGAAGATATTAACTCGCCTAAGCGTAGGCGATAGATGAGGGTCATTGGTGGAATAACGGACGCCAATGGCTCTCGTTGTTTTTATATCATGAGTGAATTATCTGAGATTTTTAGTTACAATGGTAATGATGTAACTTTTAAAACGGTTGATGATGTAACCTATGTTAATGCCACGGAGATGGCTAAATACTTTAATAGGAGAACAAACGACTATTTATCGTTAGTATCTACTAATGAGTTAGTTAAGGCAATTACCAGAAAAACTGGTAAATCTGAAAATCAGTTAGTTATAAAGAAGACTGGAATGCCAGCTTTTGGAGGTGGAGTATGGCTGCATGAAGATATAGCTATAGATTTTGCTCAATGGCTTAGTATAGATTTTAAGTTATGGTGTGCAGACAAGATAAAGGAACTTCTATTGAAAGGGCATACATCAATAAATAGGAATAACTCTGATATAAGCAGAAACGATCTTCCATCTGATTATATAGAGGCATTAGAGGCGTTACTTAAATCTGAAAAGGAGAAAAAGGCATTGGCTGAGGCGAAGAAAGCGGCAGAGGAAGCCAAAAGGATATCTGATAATATTATCAAAGAACAGGCTCCTATGGTTGAATTTGCTAAGACAGCCGAGATAGCTCAAGAGACGGATATGTTGATCAGAGAGGTTCGGGAAAAGCTAGAGGCTCATGGTTATGATATAGCCGAGAAGAATCTCCGAATATTGCTTGAGGATAATAAGTTCTTCGCTAAGACCGGTAAGAGGTGGTTGCTTTCCCAAAGGATGATAGATCGTGGTTACGCTCGTTACAGGTATCGTGATGACGATGAGTTTTATGGAACTAACACTGTCTACGTGACTCCTAAAGGATTCCAGTGGATCGTATCTAAGATATCTAGGGAGTGGATGCCTAGGTTCTTGGAGCTAAAAGGTAAGGTTCTCGGTAGATCAGATAAAGATATTTTCGCTAAACGATAAATTCCATTTTTTTTGTTATTTAGGATTTAGTTTTTGTTTGTCCGTGAGGATCGGCAAAATGATTTGTACTTTTTCAGAGTAAACATAAGGTTTGTTATTATTGTTATTTGGCTCCCGTCCGCTCGTGAGAGTAGGCGGGATTTTGTTTATCTTTGTAACAAAACGATTTAGCAATGGGAAGATCTTGTTATGTTATAAAAAATAAGGAGGGTGGGGTAGATAATGTCCTTGCCCCTAACAACCAACCATCCGGATTATACCAAAGGGCGATGGAGGTGCTTGGCGACCAGAAGCAGGCCTTATCGGTCTGGGGTACGGCCTACTCCCCCGACTTCGTGTCTTTCTTTGGCGATTGGATGTCCATGCCATCAGAATACGACTTAGATAGCAATGGGGAGCCTAGGTATGATGATGTCATGTCATTTATCAAGCGAAAGAACTATGTAGCCGGTAATTTTATGGCTGATGAGGTTAAGGATATCAATAACACCCTTACTTCCTTGGGCGTCGATAATATCAATGATCTTAATGATATGATCGTATCTAATTTCCTTTCAGGCGGTGATATATTCCTCAATAGATACAATCTTGAGCGATCTGGGATGTATGACGCTGATGAGATTGATAATATCATGACCAACAGATCAGCGTATGAGCGGGTAAGGGATATGATGAGGAGGATTGTCGATTTTATGTCTGACGGGGATCTTAATGAGAAGGATATGTATTTCCTATCCTCCGAGTCAGGTCTTGGTGATGATTATATGATATATGAGGATACATATGACTCGTTAGGGAAGAGAAGGGTCTTGAATCCAATAGAGGTAAGGGATACGATCATGAGGGCGGTAGGCGGTATCAGTGACCGCCGGGAGTTCGATCAGGCTTTCGCCTCAGTCCCATACCCTTCCTTGGCGCTCCGGTATCAGGAGGATCAGGATTACGCCGATCGGATGTATGACACATATCGTAATATGACCCGTATGGAGGTCAGGGATCAGGATGGGAATACGATTACCGACTCATATTCCAATAGCACCATACCGTATATCAGTATGCCTAAGGACATGAAAGGTCTAAGGGATAAGGTTGGGGAAATGATCAATATGGACGATTTTAAGGACATCAAGGATGTTGCCGGACGTCTATATGACATAGCCATGGATCTTTCCGATATGGGCGTTGATATAAGCGAGGCGATTAGCGATGAGATGGTTATATCTAGGCCGGAGGATATCCGTGACCTTATGGCATCGTTGGATGTCATGTTATCTTCTATACAGAATGGTGATCCGGTATATGATGACTTTATTTCCGATCTTGATAGGATAACAGGGAAAGGGAATCCGATATATGAGGTTCAGGATACTTACTTTACCGGGGATAGGATGGTGTATGTAAGGTCCGGGAAAACATCTCCTTCCGATATGTATGACAGGAACATGTTGTATGTAGGTAGAAATATATACCATAACACGACCCCGATAACCGACACCGATCAGGCCTATGAGGTGCTGGCTGATATCGGGATAGCCCAGCCCTCGTACTTACCTACAGGCGTGGTTCCCCATGGGGCTTCTCGATCTGATATTGGCGTGGTCAAGGATAATATCAAGAAGTTGGTTATGGATAACATCTCATCCTCCAATACGGAGAGTATGATCCTTGCCAGATTGATATATCAACATCCCGTTACCTCTAAGGTGGATGATGTCGATATTGATCGGGAGTTCAGGAGATACGAGGCTAGACAGGGGAAGGATCGGGATTTTATCAAATCCTGTATCTCGTTGAGGAAAATCCAGATCAAGGAAAGGTTAAAAAAATCGGATTTATATAATAATGTCTTGCGTTTCCTTGATTTTAATGGATTTTATAACGTATCTTTGAACCACCATGACAGAGGTACGTTAAAAAACATAGAGATGTCGCTGCCGGAAGGTCAGGTAAGGGATCTTCTGTTTGACGTGGCTATCGAGTCCAGCGACAGCAGCATGAGGGATCTTTTCTATCTGGATAGACAGGACAGGATGATGGATGTCGGTTTTTATCGATATCTATACCAAAGGAATCCGGGTCTGCTCCGGGAGGTCAACGGCGGTGTCGAGGCGAGACCGGACGGCTTGTTTTTGGCTCGTGGAAGGTATGATGATTTCGTGTCATTTCAATCCGGTTTATATGAGAAGGTAGGTGAGACGGTTAATGGCGGGATATATAGCTTCGTGGATAATTTTATATATTCGGACCCATCATCATATCAGGATAGTATGGTACGAAAGATAGGTGACGTTACGGTAAGAAGTGACGATAACCGTCTATCAAGGGTAGAGGATAATCCCTCATCCAGTAAGATAATTAATGAATACACTGCTAATACAAATAAGTTGATGCGAGATTTTTCGTGTAGTTAATCTCTCTTTGGCGTCGTGAGACGTTTTCTTTCGAGCATTGAAACATTGGATTTTATAGATTTGCATGAATCCGGGCCGTAGTGATATGTTCCGGATTTTTTGTCTTGTACCGGTTCTTATTAATACCAATTGCATGACATGACGTGCCTTGATGGTGACATATATCACGATCCTAGGATTATTAATTTTTGAACTTTGTAACGCCCGCCATCAGGTGGGGTTATTATTAATTCAAAAATAAATAGACATGGGTACAAGTGGAGACAAAATCGTGCTGTTAGACGGCATGGGTTCCGGGAGCGGTAGCGCCGCTAACGGTTTATTATCTATGATTCCGGGTATGTTCACCAGCCTTTTGGGTGGAAATAAGATGGACCCGAATTTAGTTGCGGCGTTGATGAACGGCCGTAACAACCAAGACCAGTTCGGAGGAGCCAACGGCTGGTGGTTATGGATCATCGTCCTGTTCTGGTTGTGGGGCGGACGTGGTTTTGGAAATGGTTTTGGTGGCAATGGAAATGATTGTTGCGCTAACGGTCTTCCGGCTCAATTGAACAACGACTATGGTCGTGAGTTACTGATGCAGGCTATCCAAGGTAACAGAAGCGCTATCGACCAGATCTCTAACGCCCTTAACTGTTCTACCTCTCAATTACAAAACGCTATCTGTAACGTACAAGGCGCTATTGATAGGGTGGCCGGTCAGGTAGGTATGACTTCTCAGGCCGTTATTAACGCCGTACAGCAACAAGGATGTGAGATCGGTAACCAGATTAGCTCCTGCTGCTGCAATTTGAGTTCGTTGATCAACCAAAACGCGTGCGCTACGCAGCAGATGATCAGTAATCAAGGTTATGAGAATCGTCTTGAGACATTGAATCAGACTAACACGCTTCAGAACACTATTAATCAGGGATTGACAAACAATCGTGAGCAAGCAACGAGTCAGTTCAATATCTTATCCGCAAAACTGGATGCACAGAATGTTATGATCAATGATAAATTCTGTCAATTGGAGATGAGGGAAATGCAGCATACGATCGACGCCTTGCGTGATGAAAGAGCCGCTTATCAGGCATCAGCATTAACTCAGCAACAAACTCAGAATTTAATCAGCCAGTTGAGACCTACTCCTGTGCCGGCTTATCCTTCATGCTCTCCTTACCAGACTTATGGATGGGGTCAGGCATTTTATGGAGGTAATTGCGGATGTGGGTGCAACAATGGATGCTGCAACAACGGAAACGCCGCTATCTAACTCTATAAAGGAAGGAGGCTATTATGGCTTATGTTTCTAAAATAGGGCCTCTTTATGAGTTGGTCACGAAGAACGTGGTAGTGACTACTGCCAACACCGTCTTCGGCATCAACCCAAGGGTATGGCTGTCCTTGCCATGCGAGGGCCTTCTGCTGTTGAAAATCCGGCAGGTGGTTCCGACGACAGGCGAGGCGCTGCCAGTGCAGATAGCTGTCCCGGCGAACAGTACTGTATCCACGGTAGGCGATGACACATGCTGCCCGGTAACTGGTGTGGCTGTGGTGAATCCGATCAACGTGGCTGTGACCGGAGCGGCTATGGTTAACAACACCGAACGCCTTGTTTATTTCAACAAGGTAAGGGGTGTATTGAGGCTCATGGATTGCTGTGTGCCTACAACCGCTGCGTCAGCTTCGGAAACGGATGTTGACGAGTAATAGGTTAGATTGGATGTCTAATGGGAGGGTATTCCCCTCCCGCTTAAAAATCGAGATATGTTTAGAGACTTAAAGAAAGGATTTCAAGTATATACGCTGGATACGTCCGATATTCCGGTGTTCAGGATGGGGAATGTGGTTAACGTGTCCGAGCCTAGGTTTCAGCAACCCCAGATGGGTCAGATGGGGCAATATCAGCAACTACAGGATAGGGTGATAGACCTTACCGTGGAGATAAACGGATCCTCCATGACCTACGTCGTCCCGGAGGGTAGGGATGTCGCTATGTCCAATAACATAACTTTGGCCTGCTCGGTCGATCCGATCATGAACCAGCTTAACGCCGCTAAGAGAACTAGCTCCGATATTCTCGATAGTATCGATAAGCATAGGAGAACGCTAGAGGCTTGTGATTCGATCCTTGAGGAAATCAATCCGGCTTTTAAGCAGACTAAGGATCAAGACCGAAAGATTAAGAATCTTGAGGAGAAAGTCGATAGGATGGGATCCTCTTTCGATGAGCTAAAAGAGTTGTTAATTAAAAAATTAGGTTAATATGAGAGTTATAGATTTAGGCAACGGCCAAGAGGAATATGATGATGAGATCTATGATCGCAGAGGCGGCCGTGGACGTAGCAGACGTTCAGATGGGACTTACATGGGTTATGGTGGTGGAATATATGACCATTATGGCAAGGAGCATGACGGTAGGATGGATGAGCTAGAACGCCGTGAGCGTGATCTCGAAAGGCGCGAGAGGGAGCTGGAACGTGATGAGCGTGAGCTTGAGAAACGTGAGAGACTCCATGAACGAGAGGATGAGATGTATCGCAGGGGATGGTTCGGTGAACGTGGCATCCGTGACGAGTACGAAGGTACCGAACCGTATATGTGCAGGGGACGTAGGAGTCGTTACTACTGAGGAGCGGACGCTGACGACCCGGATTATAAGCGGTATATAGACACCCATGGATATCACTTTTCCAAGGAGTTGGCTAGGGAGGCCGCTGATAAGATGCTTAACGCCGACGGATCCAAGAGAAGATGGACGATGGAGGATGCTAAGCAGATGTTCGATAAATGCGGGGCCAAGAAACCTGATAACGCCACTTGGGGAGATATCCAATATCTGTTCGCTATGTTCTATAGCGACTACTTTCCTAAGGTATTGGACTGCGACCAGAAAATAGTCAAGGCTGTCTTGGCTTATCTGGAAGACCCTGACGCTCCGGAAGGGACGGCGTTCGTAAGGTATCTGGCGGTGCGGTGCTTCGTCGGTGACACAATCAAATGGAGTGAGATGATATGATTTGATACAACGTTGGAAGAACCCCGTCGGCGATAGAATACCGATGGGGTTTCTTTTTGCCCGCAACTTTATTATGATTACATTTGTTCGAGGTAGATCTTTTGTTTATAGGTAGGGCGGGCGGGAATGAAAAAAGGATATCCTCACGGACACCCTTTCCCCTTGGTTGAAAATTACCTAAAAACCTTATGAGTTACTACTTTTTGCAAATATAATTATTAAATCGCAAACAGCAATGGGTAAGGGGTATTACTGGATAGAGCCTGTGGATCAAACGTTAAACGATTTCCAGTTTTATAAAGCACATATCGTGGGTGATCCTGAATATGACGAGAAGTATCATCGTGTTATATTAAGGACGGATAAGTACTTCCCTGTAGGGAGTATCTTCCATGTCTTGAAAGACTCGGAGATGTTCGTTATAGAGAGGAGATTTAAGACATGGGGGAATAAGTATGTCATTAAGCCTTGTGAGGGTGAATGGGAATGGGAGTCTGTCCAAAAACTTAAAGACAGGGTTATTATATTCCGTACCGGGTTCCTGCATGGGGACGGTAGCTTTTAACACCTGCCCGCATCTACCCCCCCCCTCGATTTCTTGGTGTTTATGTATATAGTTATATTTGAGCAAAAATAATTATGATATGGCAGATTTTCAAGGTAAATACAATGGCAAGCAGATAGAGCAGCTTTTGGATAAGGCTAATGATATTGATCTTTCCAAATATGCTCTTAAGACGGATAACGCCCCTACCGCCACGAAATTACAGGCGGCTAGGACTATAGTGCTGTCCGGTGCCGTGACCGGTAGCGTATCCTCCGACTTCGGGAGTAATATTACTATCTCCACGACATTGGCGAACTTCGACGCATCTAAGATCACGTCCGGTACTATCGATATAGATAGGTTGCCTAAGGCGGCCTTAGAGAGATTGATCGTGGTAACTGATGATACGGCCAGATTCAAGCTTACTACCGCTACCGTCCAAAGCGGTGATACGGTAAAGGTCACGTCTACTGGTAAGATGTATTTGATAAAAGACGAGTCTAAATTGAACAGTGAGGATGGGTATGAGCCATATACGGCTAGCTCCGCTTCCTCTGTCCCATGGTCTGGGGTGACCGGCAAACCTAGCACCTTCGCTCCACCTACGGCGGCGGCCTCCACCTTAGGTGGCGTAAAGGTAGGATACACGACTTCTGGCAAGAACTATAAGTTACAGGTTGACGCTTCTGGTAACGCTTTTGTTAATGTCCCATGGACAGATAATAATACGACCTATAATCAGGCCACGGCTGATACTTTAGGATTGGTTAAGATCGGTTATTCCTCTAGTGGGAAGAACTACGCCGTATCCTTGGACTCTAATGGGAAGATGTATGTGAATGTCCCTTGGACTGATAATAACACGACTTATGCTCAAGCCACGAGCGATAATCTAGGTCTTGTTAAGATTGGATACTCTGCCAATGGCAAGAACTATCCCGTTGCTCTTGACGGTAGCGGAAAGATGTTCGTTAACGTGCCTTGGACAGACACTAATACGACGTATAGTGTCGTGGGAGCTAATGGGTCCACAGGTCTGGTAAAGAACGGGAGTACGGTAACTAGCGCTTCTGGTTATACCGCCTGTCCTATTATCAGTGGTGTTCCTTATTATAAAGACACTAATACCACTTACGCTAATATGAAGGCAGCTACCGCTTCAGAGGCTGGTGCTGCGGGATTGGTCCCGGCTCCCGCTGCGGGCAAACAGACATCCTTCCTCCGTGGCGATGGAACATGGGTCGTGCCTACCAACACAACGTACGGGTTGGCCTCCACTACCGCCAACGGCTTATTGAGACAGCTTAATGGCAGCACCTCTAGTTTCATGCGTGGAGATGGCACATGGGCTACCCCTCCTAACACGACATACGCGGTGGCCAACGAATCCACTAACGGATTGATGGCGGCGGCTGATAAGAAGACCATGAACAGGTTTATAGGAGTTAATACGGTCACGACATTGGCGAACCTACCTATCTCCAAAAGAAGCATCACGGCCACGCTATCAGCAGCTACCACCCTATCCGTGGCTTCAGGCATGCAGATAGGAGAGGAGCTGATGATCAGGTGCGTCCCATCGGCAGTGTTTACACAAGCCATACCAAACTCTGGAGCTTATGTAAGCATGAGTGGTACTTCTATAACCACTACAGCCAACAAACCTTTCGAGATAAATATCTGGTGTTACGCTTCAGGCAAGTATAGCATCGCTGTTAAAGAACAAGATTAATAAGCTATGATTTACACTTATATAAATAGGGAGATATATCCCAATACACTGGTTCAAGATGAGCCTCTTGATGATAATTATGCCAAGGGCAATAGTTATGATGATTACATTAATGGGAATCCTGCCCCATGGATAGAGCTTGGCGAGGAGCAATTGGCGTTCAAGGAAGCTAATCCTAAAGCCACGGTTAAGGAGATCATTGAAGCTAGGCTAGATGAGTCGAGGATTCTTAACGAGGAGAAATCGGCTAAATATGAGGAGCTGAGATCTTATGAGACTGAAAATCTCCATGAGTTTTTCTTGGATGATCAAGATATTTATATTCCTGAATATGACAGACGTAGCGCTTTGGCTGATGGGGCTATAGTCGGTAAGATAACGATTATGGGTCTGGAGTTCGATATGACGGAAGGCAAGATCTTGATCGGGATGATGGATAAGTACGATAACGATCTGACAACGGCGTTAGGGGACAAGCAAAAGCAGATCAGTATAGCCACTACCGTAGAACAGGTGAGAGCTGTCGATGTTCAGTCCGGCTATCCTGATAAGGTAAGTGTTACCACGGCGTACATCCAGCAACAGGCGAAGGAGAAGGATGCTCTCGATCCTCAAAAAGTAGCTGTCGAGTTTTCTAGGATGTTGGTTAATGACAAATCTTTATCCTTATCATCCAACGAGAAATTGAATGTTAAGGTCCTATTTCCTATATGGGGACAAGAAGGAGCGGAGTTCGGGCTATCCGTGGATACCGGATTTTGTCTTAGGGTAGTTAAGGAGGATACGGATATCCTTTACGAGGTTATCCAGCCTCATACGTTATCGTCAGAATGGGAGCCTGGACTCAGTACGGCCTCCTTATATAAGGTTGTTGACAAGGAGCATGCCGGGACTATAGGTGATCCTATCCCTTATTTCCCTCCTATGGAGATATTTAAGGATAAATATTACATTCAGAACGCTGACGTGTATAAATGCACAAGGGATAGTGGAACTCCTCTTAGTCATAATTTAAAGGACTTAGTAGGGTTGTATGTTGAGGTTGTACAGGGCTAGTCGTATCTACCCCCCCCTATATTTGGCTTGTGATATGATACAAGTTATTTTTGGCATAATAAAATGACATTTATAAATAAATAGATTATGACTTCACAAAAATTTGGTTTCGTAACCGTCGACCCGGTATCAGGATCAGGAGATCAGGCGGTTAATTTCTCCGGTGAGAAACACACCGGTCGTCTTCAACGCACTATCAACCTTACAGTCACCACGAACGGCGGGGCTAAGAAGGCGTTGGTAGTTAATCAGGCAGCGGCTGCTGAGACGGTAAGATCAGACAGCCCTAACGCTTCCGTACAAAAGACAGGTGGTAATGTTACCATCACCGGTAAGTCTAACAGTACTAAGCTTACGTTCGCGGTCACGTCGGCTAAGGAGAACGGGCTTACGTTACAGCTCCCGGCTAACTACACGGCGGCTGGAAAGACTACGGCTAACGGAGCGGTTATCGCCGGCGACCCCGGAGCCGCTGGCGAGTTCGTTTGGAGCATCACGATCTCGAACATACCGGCCAACGTCACGATCGATGAACTGACGGCTACATTGAAAGTAACCGCCGCTGGTGGTCAGACAGCCAACGTGACGGTAACTCAAGCCGCTGGAGACTCTACTATCGAGCTTGACAATGAGATTATTAACTTGGATGTAAATGGTACTCAACAGACGGTTAACGTAACATCTAACGACAGCTGGACTTGGGCGCAAGCAGCCTCCAGAACCGTATTGAGAATGATGGGACGATAATCAGTTTCTTTTCGTTTACTCAGACCCCGATCGACTTAAGCCGGTTGGGGTTTATTTATTTTACTATCTTTGCAATAGAACGAAAAAACGATATATATATGGCTAATGATTTGAATATTAATTGGAAAGACGGGGTAGGTGAGGTAACGGACCAGCCTCTGACCATCAGCCCGGGGTCCGGGACCGGCAACGCCGCTGTTTCTTTTGACTCGGTGATGAACAAAGGTCTTGACCGTACCCTTGAGTTGGAGATAACAACCCCCAAAGGCGTTAAGAAGACGCTTACGGTGAATCAGGAGGGATGTAGGCAGGCTTATATCACAAGCGACGGTAAACGGTGGCTGACTAGCGACAATCGGGTGTATGGGGTTTTGAAAAGCGATGTTCCATGCAAATGCACGGGTGATTGTCCTTGATATTTTGTTTTTACGAATTTTGTAATTACATTTGTGGCGCATGTCCATCACCATGCCTTTCGTCGCTAATTTATATAATGGGATATGTATCTGTGATGGGATATGTATCCCATGTTTTTATGTATATGGATATAAGAAAACACATTAATCTGATCAAGAATCATGGTTATGAAGGTAAAATCGGCATGATCAAAAAAGACGTTCATGGTATTGTTATGTTAGCCGCTAAGGCTGGAGATGTCGTTCTCTATAGACCTTATAAGGAGGATGAGGATGATATGGACAAGGAGGCGTCTTTCGCAAATTTGGTAAGGGATAGGGATGATGACGATAAATTCGCCATACTTTGGGATTTTTCGAGCGACGATGATTTAATAATGAGAAATATATGTCACGAGTCATTCCATATAGCAATGAGCGTATGTCAGTTTTGCAATATGTCTCTTGGTTTTAAGGTTGGAGAGGATGAACACGCAGCGTATATAGCCGGCTTCGCTGGTGATTGTGTTAGCGAGTTCATCAATAGTAAGAATACGGATTAAGCCATAAATTATATAAGGAACACAAGAATATCAGCCTCCGCTTATTTGTGGGGGCTTTTTGTTTATCTTTGTCAAAAACATGAAGTTATGTCGAGTTGCGTAATTAAAAGGAATAAGGAAGGTAAGATAACCCGTGTCTTGACCCCTTCCGGCGAGGTATCCACCTTGTTCGATAAGATAGCGGGTATAGCCGCCGTAAGTGACCTTAATAAGGCCGCTGAGGCTTATATGACTATTTATAACGATAAGTTCAGGTCTAAGTTCGGAGACTGGACGAGATCCGTTCCAAGGAACAAGGGGGCGGCCAGATCCATAAGCGCCAGACTTAGCGCCAGCGAGTGGGGGCAACTTATGTCAGCCAAGGTCTTGTCCGCCATAAGCGATATGGATGCCCCGGTGTTGGCCAGAAGCCTTGGGAATAGCGACAATGTCGTGGCTTATCTTACTCCCGGAGAGGTAGGTGATGTCAATGATATGGCTGTGGTAGATACGTCCACGGTACAGGAGGTGGATCTGGATTCCATAAACGAGGATAATATTGGCGATACGATACTGAAAGAGGCGTCATGGGATGATATAAGGGCTATCAGGGAGAATATAGATATTAAGGAGACAGCCCGTATGTTATGGAAGGCCGTGGGAAGCGCTTTTACCGGGCAACGACCTAATATCAGGGTGAAGGGTGGAAATATAGATGGTGAGATCATATTTTCTGGTAATGTCTTGTCTTTAAATGATATCGAGAATTATACGCCTCCATCTTCAATATTGGTATATGATTCCGGTGAGCCTCGCCTGTTCTTTAGATCGGATGATGGCAAGGTATATGATACTTACGCCAACGCCATAAAAGGCTCGTCCGGCGGGCGGGTCGAGGCCGGGTTCTTGGCCGGCAGTGTCGAGGAGAGCGACATCCCTACCGGAGCGACGGACATCTCCTTTGGCTCTTCCTCCATAACCCTTAATAACAGCGAGTCATTCATCCCAATCCTTGGTATTAGCTCAGACTCTAATATAAGCACCCGTGGAGGGTTTGTCAATTACCTTATCAAGAAAGGTATGTTAAGCGGTGAGCGTATAAGGTTGGGGGACAGGTATTATCTCACCGGAGCCGGCAATTCTGATGGTCTTAAGATCTATAACGCTATGAATGCCTTATCCAGCCTCAGGAATAGATTTGGAAGTCAGTCCTCTGAGATGAACGTATTGGGTTCTATAGGTTTTGATACGGAGGTGAGTAATGATCTTGATCTTATCACCAGATCAGGGGAGAAGGTAACGGTAAGCAGGTCTGAGATTAAAGGCATGTTAAGGCAAGGGCGGTTCGAGGAACTTAATAACAGGTATGATGGGTTCATGGAGCTAGCGCTATCGTTGATGATGGAGGATAACGCCTTATATGGGAGTAATGTCCGTGGCGTTATTGAGAACGAGAAGGCGGAAGATCTTCAAAATAGGACCGATATAACCAACATCTTATCCACATTAGGTATCCGTGTGATGGGTATGTCCGAATATATGGACAAGTATAAGATGCGTAATGGCGTAGATCCTTCCGCTAGGGCGTTATCCGATATGGCTAATGGCGTGATAGCATTGGCTGAGGGGGCTACGGTAGAGGATCTTAATGAGGAGGTGGCTCACTTCTTGATCGATACTTATCGTAACCAGCAGGAGATTGACGAGATACTTGATTCTGTCGAGGGAACTTCATTATGGAACCAATTCGCTGGTCGTTATTATGAGGTATATGGGAAGGAGTACCAAGGAGAGGAGCTAGACCGGATGGTGAAGCGGGAGATCCTAGGTAAGACGCTGGCCCAGCGGTTCGTACCGGGCATGGAACAGGCGGTGGAGGATCTGGCCTCGTCCGAGGACGCCCAGCTCTCCTTGTTTGGCAGGATAATCCGGGCTATACGGAATTTCTTCTCTACTCAAAGATCAGACTTGAATAAGGTTCTTGATAGGATAAAGGAGTCGGCGTTAGCTGATGATCCAAGCGCATTTGACGTGCTTCTGTTAAAGGATAGTGACCATCTCATGTACTCATTATCGGATGTTGACGTGGCTAATAAGTTGATTAAGAACGGGAGGTCATTGGAGAGGCTATACACTAGGTTACAGAGGATGAGGTCAAGCCAGAGCCAGAGGATCGGGGAAAGCATCTCCCTTCTACGTGATATAGGCGAGAAGGTAAGACAAGTCGGGGGTGAGCTAAATAAGAATAACAACCTATTATCCACCAAGAGCGTCATAGCGACCGCCAAGGCTGAGGTGGAGTATTTGGTCACTGTCGCCAGTAGCCTACGTAAGAGCGGAAAAGGATTGGATTATGAGACGATACAGGTTATCGATAACGTATATGGGGAGATAGTTCCTCTGATCAGGAACCTTCGTGGATTCGTCAATAATCAGGCGGCTGATTATTATGGCAGCAATAAGGTTGGCATGGTAGAGGATATGGATGATATATTACGGATGGCGGAGACATCCATGTCCGATATAAACGCCCTCCGTAGTGATCGTAACGAGGATTGGCTGGATGGACAGCTCCGGATGTTTAACATTCCGGAAAGATTCTGGGATGGGATAAAGAAGTTGATAAATAACATCCATAAGGATATCAATGTTATGTCTCGGTTTTTCGGGACGTTAGAACATAGCGGGAACGCTATCTTAGGCATGTTAGGGCAACGTCTTGCCAAGGCTTATAACGATGCTCATGTTGAGGGCGTGGCTAATATCAATAAGATGACCAAGATGATGAAAGAGCGTGGATGGGGGATAAAGGATAATGAGGATCTTATACAGAAGATAAACGGTAAGAACTCTGATTACCTTGACTCGTCCCGTGATTTCGCCAAATACGATTTACTATACAGGACCGAGCAGGCTAAGGCTATTATCGATATATATGATCTTAAAAATGTCATGGGTAAGACCGAGAAACAACTTATCTATCTTCTTCTATCCGATAGAGGCCTTAAGGTGAAGACCCGTGACGACATAGTAGAATATGACGGGGATAAGCCTATTACGAAGGAGGTATATCATGTATTCAAACCTACCATCCAGAATTTTGATATCTCGGACATGACGTTCGAGGATCAGCAACGATATCTCGACGCGATAAATAGGTGGTTGGATGAGAACCGAGAGAAACCTATGGTGCAGGCTTATTACGATAAGATCGAGAAAGTTAATAAGAAGGTCGAGGAAAGACTGGGTCGTAGGGTATCGCAAGCCACGTCCGATTTCATGACCCGTATCCGCAGGAGCCGGTATGTGGCTATGGATAAGTTCGTGAGGAACGGGAAGGTCGATTGGAAGGCGTTTCAATCCGATCCTATAGCTTGGAGATCTTATCTGGATATTTTACGTGACAGGGCTATAGCTAAGAGCGAGTGGTATTCCGATGGGACACCAAAGGAAGAGGGATCAGAGGCTCTGATGATGTCCGAGGAGATCAAGGCCTGGGACGAGGCATGGGCCGAGGAGTTCGGGAATACCAACGAGGGTCGTAAGGCTTCCGCCGAGTTCAAGGAGATACTTCGTGGGATAGAGCGGTCCGAGGGCGGCAAGGCGGCGTTTGAGTTCCTGCTAGCTGGCGGTCATCTTGGCTTCTCCAAGGATATGTGGGGATCCGAGGAGGGTGATTATTACGAGAATCTTGTTGATAAGATCACGGAGCAATCTGTATCATCATCAAGAATAGAGAAGGTAGAGGAGGCGATGGCGACAATAAACGAGATCAATGACCAGCTAAGGCCTTTGCTTATCCAGTACCGGGATAGCACGAGATACGGGGAATATGATTTCGATAGGTTACGTGGATCCGCCTCATTAAGAAAGATAAACGAGTTATATGATCGTCTGGCTGAGGCTAAGAGCGTTATTAACGCCGCCGCTTCCGCTGAGGCTATTGAGATGGATATGCCCGATACGGTGGAGAGTGGTGTCACGGATTCTTACCGTAACGCTTTAAGGGATGCCATGGCATACGACAAGGGTATGGATGAGATTAAATTCGCCAAGGAACATATGTCTGCCCGCTCCCGGAGTCAGGTGGATAGGATGGCCGCCAAGTTGTCTCGGAAGAACCCGTCATGGACGGCCGTGGAGGTATCGTTTTTGAGAAGGAAATACGGTCCTGACTTCAATAATAAGCTAGCTAACGACATAGCGATGGGTAAGACTGATAAGATCCTTGTCGAGTACGCCAGGACCCGGCTGTATCCTTATATGAGGAGATACTCTCCCAAGGGATATTCTGATTTCGTTAGGAAGATAAATAACGGTACGTATAAGGTATCCGAGTTCTTTGATGCCATGGGAAATGGTATATCAAAGGAAGAGAGCGTATCCCGTTTCGGGTTCGATATTAATATGATCGATCTGACGATCAATAACCAGTGGCTTGATGAGGCTGACGCCGAGAGTTCTTTCCGTAATCCTAATTATAATCCCGATCTGGGTTATGGATATCATACGCCTAGGTTCGATAAGTACAAGAACGAGGCTTTCTTCAAGAAATACGGTATTACCAACGAGGGGGAGGAAGCTACGATCAATAAGGATAAGTGGGAGATGAGGAAGGAGCTGCTTAACATAAGCCGTAAGGCTATGGAGGATTATGATGAGCGATTCCGGAACATCTACCAAATACCACAGATATCCAAGGGCGGCGTGGAGAGGATGGTGCAGGCCGGGGTTGACCCGAAGGCGGCCATCGGCAACGCCGTACGTGATATCGTTGGCGAGAGGCTGGATGACCCTATACATGGTCAGGGGCAAGACCTAGGAGGGATTGATGAGAACGATAACAAATATCGTATGATCCCCAAATACTATCTTAGTAAGTTGGAGAACGCCGATGACGTGTCCCATGACTTCGCCTACTCCTATTCCATGTTATCCTTACAAGCGACCTCTTACAAGTATAAGAGGGCGGCCTTGGATGATGTTATGGGATATAGGAATAAGATGCTTGAGATACAATACGACGGAGGTAAGAACCCGGAGGTCACTCACGCCTATAGAATGTTTCAGGACTGGGTTAACGCCAGTATCTATGACGTTAGGATAAACAATAAGCGGGCTGAATGGAATATAGGCAATTATAAGGTCGATCTTAATAAGCTGGCTCTTATGTTTACCAAATTCGTATCCAAATTCAACATAGGCTTCTCCCCGTTCGTGGCGGCTACCGGCGCCCTTACCGGGCAGGCCAACTTCCTTTTGGAGGGTATGGTGGGGCAGTATATAAGCAAGGATTCCATGAAATACGCCTATAGGGAAGCCCAGAAGCAGTTGAGTACGTACGTGTCTGAGATCGGGGATATAAACCGTACCAACAAGCTATATGTCGTCGGAGAGGCTCTAGGCGTATTTAATGTCCGCAACCGTGTACGATCGGCGGCGTACAACAAGATCTGGAGAACCTTATTCCGGGACCTGCCGTTTAAGATGATGGAGGTTTTGAACTCGCCTTTGGACCCGCAGGTTATTATCTCGGTGATGGATGACACCCGCCTGTATGAGGGTCAGTTCTGGTCATATTCTAATTTCAAGGAGATGATGATGAAAGACAGGAATATGTCCGCTAATGAAGCTAAACGTGATTGGGAGCGTTTAAGGGATTATTCCATATGGAACTTAGTAAATGTCAAGGACGGGAAGATCGTGGCTAAAAACGAAGCTAATAAGGATATTATAGACCGATACATACCTACATTGTCCAGCAGGGTCAGGAGTATGGTGCAGATATGCGACGGCGCCCTGAACGAGCAGAACCGGGTGGGGGCTAGCCGGAACGCGATCCTTAATATGGTGCTTCCTCATCGTGGATGGTTTATATTGGCCGTGCAGCGGGCATATAAGAAAGCCGGTTTCAATTTCCAGACCAACCAGTTCGAGGAAGGATATATGAGGACATTATGGCGATTGGCGGGAAATGTCTATAATACGATGTCCGAGGGTCGTATGGGAGAGGCGTATGACGTACTTAAGGAGGAGTATGATAAGCTTACACCCTATGAGCAGGTTAATATCAAAAGATCTATTATCAATATGGCGGTATTCGCCACGATGATGGCTATAGGAAGGGCTTTGATGGGATATAGGGAGGATAATGAGGATAGCTGGTTCGGACAGTTCATTACCTATATCGGGTTCAGGACGATCAATGAGATCGCTTCCCAGACATCCCCGTTCATGGAGCTTAATGCTATAGACATGCTGCAAGATCCGTTGGTTACGGCCCGGAAGTTAGGCGATCTCACCGATCCCCGGAACTGGGACCCGTTCGCTACTGTCCAGACCGGTGTGTACAAGGGCGAGAGTAAGTTGTGGAGACAGCTCATGAAGTTCTCGTTTGGTAAGCAATGGTATAATATCAAGACGGCTAGGGATATTAAACAGACATCCGACTACTGGTTGATAACCAACGGCATGACGATGGGATTCTTCTTAGGAGGCAGGGATAAGGACGAGTCCGGTGAGGACGCTAATTGGTACTTTGACAGGGGAAGATAACTGATATGGTATGACAAAAAAAATAGCCGGTCAATTGTTTAAGACAATTTGATTGGCTATTTTTGTATTCCCATCTATCCATCCCGGACGGATGGGAATAGGTAATTATTTTATGAATACAAATGTAGATCTTTTTCATGATTCCACGAACAATAGTAATGGAATTTTGACGTCCGAATCCAACGAAATGGATTTAAATACATTAATACCGGTAGTAGATAATAATAATCATAAGGTTGTAGACGCCAGGCTTCTTCATGCGTTTCTTCAAATAAGAAGAGATTTTACATCATGGATAAAAGATCGTATATCAAAATACGGTTTTATTGAAAATCAGGACTTTGTATTGATAAAATATGATTATTTAGGTAACTTACTGAATGACAGACTCCCCCATTTTGGTGAGTCTGATACTCAGGTAGTTGCAAAGACTGATTACCTGCTATTGATGGATATGGCCAAAGAGCTATGTATGGTAGAGAATAATGATAAAGGGAAGAAAGCTAGAAGGTATTTTATCGAGAAAGAAAAAGAATTAAAGAAGTTGGAAAAGTCGAATAATGATCAAGTAAGTCATTTGCGTATTCCCGACTTTTCCAATCCAGCGGAAGCCGCAAGGGCATGGGCTGATGAGTATGAGGCCAAGGTGAAGGCTGAGAAGGAAGCTATGTTGGCACTAGAAGCCAAGAACAAGGTCGAGGAGGAAAAGAAGATTGTCCAAGCCGAATTAAATACGGCTATAGATACGATAAAGGAGAATGAACCGGTAATTGATATGTTTAAAAGGTCTATTCCAAGAGAAGGTGTCCTTATCCGTGAATCATCAAAATATTTTGAGCAATTTGGCTATTATATCGGGATTAAGAACATGTATCCGTTATTACAGGAATTAAAATATGTTTTTAGGAATGAGAGAGGTAGGATAGAGGCATATCAGTCCGCTCGTAATTCTGGATTAGTTACATATGGATCTGATCCTGGTGATGAATATTGGGAGGCTAAGGCCGTGACTGTTATGATAACATTAAAGGGATTTGTTAAACTGGAAGAATTGTCAAGAAAAAAAAGGAGCGTTTTTGAGAAATATGGTCGGTTCACGATATGATGCCCCTCACTGCGATTATTCTGATAAAGGCAAGGCTATTAGAGCGCTTACTGGCGATAATAGGTTCACTAAAGATATTGATTATAAAGTTTTTACCCAAAATGGTAAAAACCCTACTGAGGGAAGATCAACAATTGTATATATGATAACTGCATTTTGCGTGGAATGTTTGATAACAAGGAAAGAAAGATGAGTATAAATAAATAGTTATACCATTGATAATTAATGTAATCCAAAAATGGATTTACATAATAATAGAAGGATAGGCGATTATCATCCTATCCTTCTTATTTTCGTTATCGGTTATTATATTTATACACAAAATCATCCACATCCATATACTCACACCCGAAGTTTCCCGCCGTCTTCTTATCGGAGTCGGAGAACTACCCTTCTTTTCCGGAAGCGTCCCCGATCATCAAGATAGTATCGTATACGATCTTTTCTTCCTCATCTTCAGCTCTTCTATTTTCATAACAATTATAATAAGTTCTTTTGTCTTAATAATACCAACATCTTATTCCAATCAACATATCCTTTATCCGTAAGTGGAGTGCCGATATTCCTATCATCTATATAATAATCACAATACACTTTTGGTGATGATGATACTGGCTCAGGATTGTAGTTTACCGAATATAGATCAATATGATTGTATCTAAACCAGTCTACGGCATCCTGTAGATATTTACCATCTCTTACCGTATATAATATCAGAAGATTCTTATCAGCCAATTCTCTCAATACTTTAGCGGCTCCGATATTGTCTCCTACATAAGGGAATGAGTCTACTACGCATGTCCCATCGAAATCTATCCCTATTATTTTCTTCATATTATATATCTTGTAATAAATACTCTTCTATTTTCTTAGCCATATCAATAAGCATCTCACATCTGAGGTCGTTAAACTCCCTACAAAATCTCATCTCCTCCTCATGCTTTTCCTCCGGCGATCTGTTATCACTTACGCTATAGCATGATGATGAGTATACTGGGATGGGTCTCATGGCCTCTATTGCTAATTTGATAGCCTTTTCTTTGATATCGCTCATACTATTTTCTTTTTGTTCCCAGATCATGCCGCTATGAAGGCAATTAGGATCATCAGCATGATCTATTAAACAAATCCCTTTGTCGTAAAAACAACATCCCGTACAACTCTCTTCTTCTATCTCAGGGATAGCTATGTATTCTTTTCCTTTATATATTTTAACTTCTCCTTTTCTTATCTTATTCATCTTATTAGATTTTTATATCCTACATGTTTCAACTGCTCTTCGGTAGCTTTCTCCTTCGGGAACTTCCCGTGCCATTTACCGGGCACCACGACATCACGGCCGTCGGGACTGGTAGCCAGCCTCCCGCATTCGCTGCACAGCCCCATGCCCTTGTACGGCTGTAGCTCCTTGGCATACTTGAATTTGTCCACCATATACTCGTTTGTCAACATCCAGTAACTAGACGTGGCGGTATTATCGACACAACCGCATTTAGCGCATACAAACAGGCTCATAGTAAGTTCTTTTTTGCCTCATTAAACAACCGTTCTACCATATTCTCAAATTCACCATCAGGTATATCTATTATATCTTTTGCCTGTACTTGGATGTTTTCACCTTTTGATAAAGAATAGTAATTATTCTTGACATCGCAATTAGCTACAGTGCCATTTATGTAAATAGAATCATCTGGTTCTAAATTATCCGCATAGCCATTCATACAAGATGTATGGATATGACATATATCATCTATTCTTATCATAAAAGAATCGCCGTGTTTAACATATTTCCCAATGACCCATTTATATTTTTCCTTTAGATCAATCTGTATTTTTATCCTTTCCGCCATTAACTGGGCTTCTAATTCTTCAATCTTATTCATATTCTATCTATTTTAATATTATTGTTATTAAATCTGTTTATCATCTCATTAAAGAATTGACGGTCTATCTCTATGAGCAAACAGTCCCTTCCCTCCTCGTAAGCCGCTATGCCTGTCGTTTCGCTTCCCGCTACCGAATCCATTACCATATCTCCCGGATTCGTATATGTCCGTATCAAGTATCTCAATAACTCCACCGGTTTCTGATTGGGATGGATGGCCGATTTCTGCTTGTCCGTCTTGAACGTCATGACCGATAGCGGATATCTTTCCGTGCTATCATACGTAGTTAGACCAGCCTTTCCATATAGCTCCGTTTCCTTGCATCCTACCTTGCTGGAGGCTTTGGATACTTTCCTTGCGTGACCATAAGTCTTTTGGGGATTATATGTATGTTTCCCAAGCGGCATGGGCGAGAAGATAAGTATCAGCTCATGGTTTCTTAACGGGGCTTTCTTGGCGTTAAGGAAACCGGTAGGGGTTGTCTTATGCCAAACAAGATCGTACCTGTACCATCCCGCGGGGGCGGCTCCCATGATCTCGACCGCCGCCGTGAGGGAACAGGTGACGGCTACCACCCCGTCCGGAGCTAACATTTTTTGGATTATTCCCCACATTTTGTCGTAGCTAAACTTATTCTTATCATATCTAGCTTGTGTTATCATATAAGGAGGATCAGCGAATACAAACCTTACCTTTCCTACCATATCCTTGAATATGGACATCGCCATACCCATATCCCCGTTAAACGCCCTTACTTTCCCGTTCATCATCAATCCTTTCTACTTTAATTGTTCCCATATCACCTGAAGGTAACGTGATATCACTATACACATTATTCCAGCTTTCGTCAATGGCCAACTGATGTAATATTGACCTATATATTTGGTAGGTGTTGCCGATAAGTCTCTTCCTATTTATCTTATTCCTCAAGATCTGGGAACAACCTTCTTCTTATCGCTCGTGAGTTATTGACTATAAAGCTTCTTATCCCCAGCGATTCCGTCCTATCCATATCATCTATCAACGTATCTGTTGTATGCTGTAGATCCATGTCACCCGCCGCAAATCTACTGATGTCTTCCACGCATTGTGAGATCAACATCAGTTGCTCCCTTGTTAAGGTTATTTTGTAAAGTTGCTTATTGTTCATATCCTTCTATTTTTTATTATCTCAAATATTCTTTTAGCCACTAACGGTACTATTTTTTAAATCATTCAGTTTCGTTATACCAATCCGGTTTTTTTAATCTACTTGAAAACTCAATTTCATCCACCTTATCGCAGAAGCTAAATTTATAAGCTTCTGGCCATAGCTCCATTATCTGGCTCTTGTCTTCAGCATAAGCCATTATGATGAAATCATCATCAGTCTCTCCAGATAACCAGTAAGGATATTTTATGGGCCATGATATAGGTCTGTAATCATTCCCGCACTCTTCCCTTTTTAAATAAAATCTAGCTTTAACCATATTTTCATTTGCTTCTTTTACCCATTTATTAATTTTATTATCAATACAGTAAAGTTAAATATTGTACATACTATGGACATCCATAATGTTATACTTACCATAAATCCTAGGCTTTTAGGTATAGGATCTATTCTTCTGAATGTTAAGATCATGTATATAAATGTCTTTATATTCATAATTTACGACATTTTTCTATATAGTTAACTATCAGATCTTTAACTCCTTTTGGGACATCTACCAGTTTGAGATTACCTTGGAATATGTCCTTGCCGTACTCATCCATAATCTCCCCGAATGAAGGATTCATGACTCTTGTTGACATAGATATCGGTTGATCAGTGTCAAATTTGATAACAATCTTCTTTCCGCTGTTTATCGCCTTTTTAAAAGCCACGTAAAGCTTTCGACCTTTTATTATATCACAATTCCCTTTCATGATATTAGACATATGTATGACATGCTCTTTCTTCGCATCTCCGGGGTTGTCCATAAGCTTAAGATCTCCTCCGACATCTTTCCATTTCCTGAAGCACGGGAAACATAGATCGTGATTTGCCTTGGCATGCTTAGGTATCATCCTGCTGCTGCCGGCTGGGATCGTGTCGCCACAGCAGATACATGTCCTATCCTTGTTGGTGCGCATCGGCACATAGCTCTTTATCGGGTATTCTTTTCTTTTATACATCTTCTTCTGTTTTCAAAATTATCATCACCATACTCATAATTAGGACAAGCTTTGTTGCTTGGTCGTCTAACATAAGTTTTTTGCTTCCTGTTATATTTACTGTTAGGATTTACATAATGGTCACACACTTGCCAAATAGAGCAACATACTTTCCCGTATCTTTTCGCCCACTCCTGATCATGTAGATGTATACAAGTGGCGCAAGTCGGATTCTTAAGCTTATCCTTGTTATCATCTATGATCTTATTGACCTTATCAAGAATAATATGCATTTTTTCAATATTTATGACGTTAAATGCGTCTGGCTCCGGAAGATATGTCATCGAGCTTATATCTATGTCCATTTCCTTGGATTTGTTGTAAGCCGATTTGTATTTCCTTACCATCAAATCTTTTAACTGATTTACCTTCTTCTCATATGTTCCCATGTCTCATTCGGTTTTCCATCCCTGTTTCCTTAATAAATCCACCATCATCCCCTTTATCTTAGGGCTAATGGCTTCGGTAAGTATATCAGCGGCCAAGTTAATAGAGAAGCTGGTCATCCTAGACTCCCCTATATACTTCTCGCTGGTAACTTCTTTCACATAATCGTGAATATCCTTAATCATCTCATTTTGAGATCTTAGGAGATCCAGTATCTCATCAAGTTTATCATTCATCTTTTTTCTCAAATACACCTGACAATAACCAGACAATCACTATCAGAAAGAAACACAACCCAAGCGCCTCATCCGGGTAATCATGCATAGCCTCTAAAATTCCCCTCATAACTTAACATCCATTTTGTTGATTATCTTATAAAATATATCCCTAGTCAGCTCAATATCATAAGTAGCGTCATGGAGTTTATTCTCATCAATCTCAATACCCATGGTCTTAGCCACGGTCATCAACTTAAAGTTCTCCATATCGTTTCTTACACCCATCAGGAATGGTGTCACCATAACATATACATCCATACAGTTAGGATAGAACCATGATCCGAAATACTTATCCCCACATTGCTGGAATAAAGCCCGTAGGAAGCTGTTATCGAATCCGGCGTTGTTATACCCCACTAAATACATTTTATCCCTCTTGTCGAACTTATTCACGTATTTGGATAATATACCAACTAACTGCCTATACCCTTCTTCCATAGGCTGATACGACTGCACTTGCTCCAAGGTAACGCCAGCCACGTCCAGCGCCTCCTGCTCTATCGTGGCGGCAGGGTTCGGGGCTAGGCGGATGTCGAACCTCTCAGCCTCCTGCCCGTCGATATCCACGATCCCTCCTATTTGGTGTATCCCGTTTCTCCAGAACTTAACCCCGGTTGTCTCTAAATCAAAAAATAGTAATTTACTGGTCATATTTTGTATATCTTTTAAATTACCCATAATTCAATCAATTAAATGCCAACCATCCGCCTGCAAATCCCATCGCTAAAACAGATAAGATTATAGACGTGAATAATATCCAATCTTTTGTGCTTAGCTCATTATTATCTCTCTTTATTTTCTCAAGATAATCATATATAGCTGTATAAACAGCATGGTGAATATTCTTGTCTCTAGCCTTTACGATATTATCATATTCATTATATCCTAGATTATAGGCGGCGCTTTCGATCCTCATATTCCCCGTAACCTTTTTATTTACATCGAAATCGAAACTAACCACTATATCGGTGGTTAGAGCGCTGGCGATTTTGCTTTTTATCTCATCATTACTGAGATTAGCATCGTGCACTAATCGCTCATAGTCTTTATCGTCAAGAATTATCTGTTTTTTAATATTCATATCCCTAATATTTCTGCTACATAAACAAATCCATAACATACATAATTATCAGCGTCATGCTCACCATAATCCACATGCCATACGACGGCACACGGGAAATATAATGGCATATCCTCAGCCATAGGATCCTCTTTGAAGTCATCAATGTTTATCTTCTCCCTCCATCTCCACAGGTCTTGGATGTCGTTCAAAATTAATTTCTCCATAACTATGACGGATGTTAGATGTTAGTAATTCAATAGCTAAGCTGATCATGGCTCCAGCTTCCGTAAGTTTATTCATTTGGACGTACACCCTGTGATCTGCGCTACGATAAGTCTCCCTGCTGCTTATGGTGTCCAGTAAATCATCTATAGCGTTTCTAAGAAGATCGGTCATCCAATGCCCTCCTATACCCTTGAAATAATAAATATCACGACCTGCATAAAACATATCCTGATATCTTTTAGCTACGTACTCTACTCCGGATAGATGGTATTTCTCGTTGTCTATCTCCACCTCCCCTTCTCTATAGCCCTCAATAACTTCCAATCTATCGTTACATAAGTTTCACGATTTTTTACCTTTACATAGGTATATCCGCCATAATGAGAACCCAATGTCCTCATCGTAAGTTCATTGACTTTTTGTTTGTCTCCATCCATAATAATCTGGTTTTTAATGTTGATACAAAGATATGATTTAAACAAAAATAAAAGCATGAATAATATTAAAATAATATTAATCATGCTTAAATATAAATATATCCCTTCTAGTTCTTACGGATATACGTATTCGTATTCATCTGGAGGAGATGTCTTGTATTCAACATCGCACTCCATAGTTGTAAATTTCATAGAAAATCATAGAAATAATTAAGATATTCTACTCCATTTTAGACGCTTCAACACAACTGGCAACCCGGCTGCTCTGCGTCCGTATAGCCGCATCAACTCCTACGGCTTGTATATTTATTGCGGCGTTGAGATCCCTGTCGATCTCCAAGCCACAATCTTTACAAACAAATGTTCGATCCGATAATTTCAGATCTTTATTCTTCCAACCACATCTTGAACAGGGTTTCGAGGATGGGTAAAAACGATCTATAACAATCAGTTCTTTACCATACCACCTACACTTGTATTCAAGTTGGTTACGGAACATCGAGAAAGAAGCATCATATACAGAACCGGCAAGTTTGTGATTCTGTAGCATACCGGAAGCATTTAGATTCTCAATACAGATAACATCGTAATTATTTACCAGCATCGTGGTCAAATTATGCATGTACCATGAACGCTTGTTGGCTATATCACGATGAAGTCTTGATACTTTTAGCCTGCATTTGTTTCTTCGATTACTTCCTAATTTCTCTCTTGATAAATGCCGTTGCATCCTTTTTAACTTCGCTTGGTTCTCACAAAGAAAATGGGGATTCTCAACAGCAATCCCATCAGATAATGTAGCTAATGTCTTAATCCCTAAATCAACTCCGACTGTTTTGCTAGTTTTCTGTTTGTAACACTGTTCTGTTTCTACAAGAACTGATACGAAATATTGACCAGCACGGTTCTTTGAAACGGTACGGGAGATAAAACGAGCGTTATCCGGGATTTTACGATCAATAACAATCTTAACCCATCCGATCTTTTCGATCCGGATCTTATTGTTAGTGATTTTAAACTTCGGGAACGGCAATCTAAACGACTGGTTGTCGTGTTTATTTTTGTAATTCGGTTTACCGAGTTTTTCTTTCCTGTTCTTGTTGAAGTATTGTCTGGAGAACTCAATAAAATCACGTTGCTTCTGCTGCAAGGTGGCTGCCGATACTTCATTTAACCAAGGTTTTTCAATAACAAGATCCGACTTTGTCGGGAATTTCGGATTAGGGTTTGTTTCTTTATCGTATGAGTTAAATGAGTCAACACAAGCATTCCATACAACACGTACGCATCCGAATGTTTTTTGCAAGAAGTTCTTCTTGTGTTTTGTTCGGATACATACGATATTTATATGAACGCTTTATTAGACTCATCATCAATTCATTTTAATATATTAAATATACAAATAATTCTATGATTTTACAATGGATTACTATCGATTTTGTAATTATTTAATCATACTTGTCTCCTCTTCTGTATACTAACGCTACCCAACAGTCGTATTTTTTGCTGTATCCTATAAGAGGGACATTAGCCATAGGCGGATTATCCTCCGTTTTGTACCTTATTCTTGCTGTTTGTTTTATACTCATATAATCCATTTTTTAATAATGTTATTATCAGTGAAAATAATGTATCTATAAGATGTTTCTCCTTTCCCCAATATATAGGAATATCATCTATATCCCTATATAATGCAAACCATGCGTTTTCTAGCTTATAACATTCGAATGTAGAACCCTCTATCTCATATGGGAGTAAATTCAGTAACGTCCCTACATCCCAAACAGGGTTGGATATATCCGGGGTAACGGCCTCGATCAGTCCTATACGACCAGCGTTATCCTCCATAGAATGTAATTGATCCAGATACTTGTCTCTGAAACCGATGGCGGTGGAGATAGGAAGGCCGGCCTCGACCAGCACCCTCCCCTGTTCTTTTGTGGTGAATATTCTTTCCTTCATAATTTCATTTTCCTTTCTACCGTAACGATCGTATCATTATGCCATCCCCCATGAGCCACGAGAAGAATCTCCTGCTGCTCGAAGCCAAGCCCGGTCCCTATACCGCCGGAGTTCCACGCGCAGGTAATGACCACCCCTCCTTTCTTGGTGATCCTAGCTATCTCCTTCTTCTGCTTAGCCCAATAACTAGATTGCGTTGTTTGCATATTAACAGCACCTCCAAGTCTTTTATACGATTCAGATACCTGTCTCGCAGAATATGGTGGATCATATAATACCATATCAGCTATATTATCATCAAGATGACACAAGAAGTCCGTGGCATCTTTATGATATATAGCCTTAGTCTCAGGGTCAAGATCGTTGGTGATCGTCCCTATATCGCTGTTTCTGGCGAACGGATCCACTATAACCATCCCCTCTTCTCGATATTTGTCTATAAGTTCCCTTATCGGTCTTATGCTGAATGTCTCTTTATTCGGCATTGACCATTTTTTAGTAATTATCATGATCTATGAAGTTTATCCCATTCTTCTTTATCTACTCTTTTACCTTGTATATAAAACAACTGTATTGACCCATCATGAGTGTAAATTGCTTTAGACTTATCATTTTTTAATCTATCGAAAACATTACCAAACCTCTGTGATAATTTCATAGATTGATATTTTTCAAGAAAGTTATATTCTTGATCTGATAAATTTAATTCCTGTTTAATCATTTCCCTGCTTTTGCTCATACCAAATTTGATTGTTTATTTCCTTTTTGAAATTTAATTTCATAATACTTCTAGATATAGGATCACATATATCCTCCCACCAATTCTTGTGTCCTTTTGGTGGATGTATATCCTTTTTCCATGAAGACCCCTTAACTGTTTTGACTCTTCCGTATGGCTTCATTTTGCTCATGTTTATCACATGTCACATTAGTACCCGTTTCTGATGATCCGAACATAAGCTCATCAGTGATCTTGCGAAACTCCTTTACAATATCATTCATCTGCTTACGCTCTATGCTTCTTAGCAAATGGGCTATCACATCCACTGTCCATCCGTTTCCAGCTAAAGACATGGCCGTATTCGGGGCTATCCCATCAAGGTAATCATCCGGCAATGTCTGTAGCCTACATATCTCCACAGGAGTCAGGTATCTGAACTTATCTTTCAGGTCAAAGGCGTTCAGATATCTTCCGGGCGGTAATGATGATATCACGTTATCTTTCATGACTGTTGTCAGGCAATTACTTTTCTTAATAGAAACAGTATTTTTATCCCTTCTTACCTCCAAACATTGCGTTATTTTCACGTTCTTGTCATAATCCTTTCGATGCCCGTCCTCTCCTATCCTTCTACCGACAATGACTCCTATATATATTCCTCTTATGGCTCCCGGATTCCAGCCCTTGTCATGCTCTAAAATATCATCCAACGATATATGTTTGTCTTTCGGCATTTCTACCGGCCAATTACACCAATAAAGACGATGCCGGGTCTGTGCCGAGACCAAGGCGCTATCGATCTCCACCGGCTCTACGCCCAGCTCCTCCGTTATCACTCGGCGATGCTCGTCCCGCATCCGGACGTTCTCGCCCAAGAACAGGATCTTACCTTTGGTCTTCTTCTTTAAATACCTTACGATGTCCGAAAAGCAGAAGAAAAGCCTTCCCCTTGCGTCCATAAACCCCTTACCCTTACCTGAGCTAGAGAAACTCTGGCAACAAAATCCTCCCATGACCAGATCTATGTCTTTCCAAGGGATATCCCATGTTCTCCAGTTATTGACATCCCCTAACTGGATGATATTCGGAAAATGTTTTTGACTTACCTTTATGCATGTCTTGTCTATCTCCGAGGCGTAATAAGTATCTATAGGTATGCCGGCCCTCCGTAACGCTAGATACCCACATGATATCCCGTCAAATAATGATAATACTTTCATATTATTTATCGTTTAGGTATATAATCACTTTAATTGTGATATTACTCTAATAGCATAGGAGGAAACGCCCTTTCTCTCATCATTTGGATAAAACTCATTCCCGTTATAAGTCACTAACCATGCTTTCTCATAATTATATTGAGTGCTAGTCCAATAACTTGTAGTGCCTTCGTTTATATCTAATCCATCGATAAGAGACATGCATCTGTTAATCTCATCTAAATTATTTATGATCTCCATCCATTCTCCCACTGATGCCAGATATCCCATTTGCCCGTTCTTGAATTGAGTAACAGTACATTCATAAGCGGCACTAGCATGCGTATATTCCGCGATACTTTGTGTGTTTTGAAATCCATTAAAATCTTTTTTGGTTTCATTACTTGATGTTATTGTAGTTACTCCTTGGATCAATCCAGTCGTATTAGACCAGCTTCGATTCTTAAGCTCAATACCTGAAATAACGAAGCTGCTGTTGTCGCTTATCAACGCCACTCCTACGGCGTCGTTTCTCCACGAATAATTCCATTTATCACTAGTATATAACTTGCCATTGGTGTGTAAGATATATATACTGTTTGAAACGGTTTGACCGCCTATCATCCTTCTTCTCATATTCTTCTACCTTGTTAATGTATGTTTATAATTCTAAGTTTATCATATTCTTCAGTAAGAATCCAATGATCAAACAATTTGCTAGCGTCTATTTCAAAGTCCCTATATTTGTCAGTTATATTGATATCAGCCCACATGTTCAATCTTCCCTTATCATCCAACTGCATATGGATAAAGCCTTTTGTCACCTTCTTCCCGGCTTTAAGAGCCTCTACGTCTTTATCGGTAATCTTTTTCATGCTTTTAATATTTTATCGTTACAAGTGAACTACTCACGCCTAAAGTTAGGGAAATTCACGCTTAATCCTTAAATTCATCTTTCATCCTGATCTTTATGCCCCCCATATGATAATTCCTTATGAGCTGTGACAAAATAATCAACCGCATCTTCATCTAATAAACTATGCGGACACCTTTCCCATACAGGACTTTGATCTAGATGATCCCATGTAGCTACAAGTAACCTATTCTTGTCATTATCAATAGCTATTTTATATGTCCCTATAGTAGCCTTACGTTTAATGATCGCTCCATTTAACATCTGCTTCTTAGCCCAGCTCCATGAACCTCTCAACCCAAATGTCCTTATAACCCAGTCATTTATCTTCTTCATTTCAAGTTATTTGTTAAAAGCGTAATATAAATATAAATACATAAATTGGATAGGGCTATTCACCATACCCTTATCATTAGGCTCGTCATACTTGTCAAGCCAAAGACGAAGCGCTTCCCAATCGATATCCCGCCGGTCACAGACCATGCAGGCTAGGTTAGCCCCGAACAGTTCCCCGTCGCCGCCCAGCGACTTGTTAAACCTCTTGGCTAGTCTTTCCTTGAATCCTTTATTGTACCAAATACCGGAGGTAGCGGCATAACAGTAATAAGCGTTGTATTTCATTTTCACACCCATCTTCTCAAATAAAGGCGTATGCCATATCCGGTCAAGGAAGAATACTATTCCACGATAGATAAAGGTTCGCAGGTTCTTTCTGTATCTTTTCCCCATGAAGTTATCCACACAAGATATAGTTCCGCCTGAATAGTACCAGTTATTGGCGCCTCTCTTAACCTTATCCGTCATCTTGAACTTATTTTTCCTATCCTCTACCCTATCCCAAGGCTTTAATTTATCCTCGTTAAATGTCGGGCAATAATGATAGTAATGATTGATCCATGAAAGGTATGGGTTGTATATCGTATATCCATTATCACTTACATATGAGTTTATCTCATACCCAAGCTTCTTAGCTAATGGCGATCCCTCATCAGCTAATACCTTCAATATCGGGTTCAAGTTCCATATCTGGTCTTGGCTGACGAACATCGAATAACAAGGATCCTCATCCTCGCCATACCATCCTCCCATCCCGCTCACTATTTTATCCAAATCAAGTGAATAATCTTTCCCGGGTAAAAAATCATCTCTAAGAAAAAAACCTCTATATGGGATCATATCATGTATTCCGGGTTGGTCGTCAAATATGAACTTAGCGTTCTCGGTCAATCTAATCAATGTTTGCAAGACAGAGGATATATCTATGGGTGCATATTCACGCCCATAGACCTTATTATTTATCCAAAGATATTGAAGAAGCTCGGCTATATTAATAGTCCCGTCCTCCACATATCCTGTCTTGTTATCGAAGTTTATTTTGGCTAGAGGTATATTACTCCCTTGTGGTTGGCCGCTTTTTTCATTACAGCAATGCACGAACCTGTCAAAGAATATATCTTTCCAACCAAAATATTTATCCCTTATCGTCATAAGCCTATTTCTTGTCGTATAACGACATGACGTTAATAAGATCAGCTTTTCTGGCCATCCCCTCAAGTTTATTAAAGCCATCCATGTTATCTCCGCTGACGATGATAGTAGAATATACCTCTATACCGTACTTGGATATTTCCTCCTCCGTGGCCTTGTTCTCCGGGATCTGGTTCAACGTAACCTCACCCTCATACTCCTGTAACGTGTTGGCGATAATATATCGCATGTAATCGCTGTACTCAGCGTCTTTCTTCGTGAAAAAATCAATTCTTACCATCTCAAATAGTTTTTAATCTGTTAATAATCAAATCAGCAGTAAATATAGCATTATTTATCTCATCTACACCCATCTTCCTTCCATCGAAACTGTTAGATAATAAATCTTTCACGATCTGATATCTTCTCAACTCCCAATCTATGTCTATATCAAAATTAAGATGCCTTACACAATCATAATTCAGCTCTTTATGATTCTTACCAAGGTACTTAACTATCGAGAATGGAGTGTCATCATCAATAGTACGCCTAATTACATTAACGTATTTACCGGTTCTTTTATCGATAGCCATCAATATCTCATCTACTATTCTTTCTCCTGACTTTTCCATCCTATAAGCCCTTTGTTATGTTTATCGTAATATAATAACGCTATGGCGTTCCAGCATACGGCGGATAGATGCATGAATCCCTCCTTATCATATCTCTCCCCTTTCGTATAAGCGACCAAGTGTCTCATGAGTGCACCTAGATAACGATTGAACCCATCAGGTATATCTTGCCATGAGTTATCAGCATACTTCTTGGCACCTTCTGTATATACCCTCACGATGTCTTCTATCTCAGCCAAAGGAAGGAGGTCCCACCGGAGTTTGCCGTCGGCCCGGTCGTTCTTCCCGCTGCCGTCCTTCCCGACGAACGGTGCGTCTGTCGCTTCCCACTCATTGGTATTACATAGACCCTCGCCGATAGAGCTATAATCCGTAAGCTTATCGACCGTTTCCTCATCAATAATCCTTAATTTAATAGCCCTGTTTAATGATACAACCATTTCCTCGTCAGCCCAAGCATATTCATATGATGCTTTAAATAATGGGCCTAATTTCATCATTCCTGTACGATCGGCGGTTTCAAGTACCTCAAATACCTCACCGTCATAAACAACCTTTTCGTATTTACCAAATTCCTCTTTCATTTTAAATTTCTTTTTGTTTTATTATTATTACTGGATCATCATTAAAAGGAGACAGTATTCCAATATGCAGCAATATGCTTCGCTCATCCCCATCATTCTTTTCTGCTTTAAAGCCATTGATAACACATTTGTCACTAGATATAATAAAACCGCTTGTATCAGGATTATTTTCAATTGTAACCCATCCCTTTTTAACTGATTCATGATTCCTTAGTTTATCAGCATCATCTTTCGTTAACCAATATTCCTCAAAAACAGTATCCGGATATTTGGTCTTTATTTCCTCGTAAGTATCATACCATGTCATATTTTCATGTTTTAGATTAATAAAATTCGCTAAGATCCCTACATTCCGGTGTCTCACCTGTTATGGAATAAAGCTCACCAGATGATAGATATACGCAATGCGATGTCTTCCCGTCCCTCCACTCGCTTTGCTTCGTAATCCCGCAAATAGCGCAGCGTTGGATCCCCGGCCCTGCCTTTACCCACGAGTGTCGTACGTTTTTCTTTCTCGTCCTGTTGGTGTTGTCAAGTTTCCTCATATTAATCCTCCAAAGTCATTATAATCTTATCTTTCCCGATAATAACCTCATTCCCGCTCCTTACATCAAAGCATTTCCCTTCATCTGCCTCCTTGAAATAAAGAGCACCATTGTACTCGAACAAACCGAAGCCGTAATCGTCTAGCTTCATTTCGTTAAGTCTCTTGAATTTGTATATTTTCCCCATATTTTCTGTATTTTTTATATTTTGTATTACTAAACACATCAAAAAGATAGATAAGATCGTTGCTATTATCCCTCCATAAAATTTAGTCGAATCATTCTTTTCATTTCCTTCTACTATCAAATAGATAGAACACGCCATTATTATAAAGGTAGATCCTAATCCAATCATAACATTTCCCTTGTTTTCAAAAACTCCATCATATCCTCTGCACTAAGCTGGAAGCCTGCCGCCGCCTTATGGCCTCCTCCACAGGGGTTGGCCTTGCGTGCCAGCGCCGAGACATCCACCTCCTCTTTGGTGGTATAGAACGAGCATCTGAAGAATCTGCCGTTCCAGCAAAATGGCATCATCAAATCATGTTTTCTAGGATCGTACATAGACTCGAATGTGGTGGAGTTAAACTCCGTAGTATTCATACATATCGCCTTGTATCCAAATATATCTGCCTCGAATGAGAACATCTTCATCTCTCCTCTGTTTTTCTCAACGATATACTCCAGTATCGCCTCCCCGTTCCTTATCATGTCATATATGAAGTCATGATCGCCGTCCATGACACTTGCCGCCATATCCACGTCAAGACCACAATATCCTCTCATCCCATATTGGAATGAAAGAACGTCACTCCACTCGAACCGGTCGTGATCCCATACATCATAAGCACTCAATAATTCTACCACATTAGGAGTTTTGATGTCATCGAAAAGATATTCCCACGTAAGCTCACAGGCCGCCGTCCCTATACACCTCTTGCCCTTTACCTCGTAATCCCTCATATCGTCTATGGCTGTCTTATGATGGTCTATCCATATGACATCTGTACCTTTATCCTTCCACTCATCGAAAAGGAATCTTGTTCTGTTTCCAAATGACACGTCAACTACAAACACCTTATCATATTTATTCACGTCAGGTATTTCCTTGCCGTAATTGTAAGGAAGAAGATCAATGTCTTCCCCTTTGAAATACTTTTTTACTATAGCCGCTGACATTACTCCGTCAAGATCAGCCTCATGATATATACATCCTGTCATAATCTGTTGTTTTTGATTAAAAAATCTATGTACTCTTTTATCTCCTTGTTTCGACCATTATCCCAATCAAATGTCTCGTTTATGAATTTGAAGTACGATACTGGGATCGAATGCAGCATCCATCCACAATATTTCCCGAATGTCATTACCGTAGAGCCAAGGGGATGATCCGGCCTCCCGGGTACAGGGGAGGCGGTAATGCCCTGCGCCAGCCCCCTCCTTCGATCTTTCTTGGCGGCTTTGATATCCAGATCCGTTTTCGTTACCTTATCCCCCATCGGGATATTGGTAATTAGTTTATCGCCGATAAACATCCCCCATCCATATCCTTTGTAGTTCTCTATACTAAGTTTCCTTATATCGCCGAACCTTGACGAGTTGTTGCAACAATCAACGACTAATGCGCTATCCTTACCGCCCTTTATCCTGACAGCTCTCCCAAGCCACTGATAAAACGACGAGAATGAGAATGTTGGTCTTCCTACTATCACACAATCCAGACCCGGATGATCGAATCCGGTTCCGAGGGCGGAATAGTTGAACACCACCTGCGTTCCACCTGACTTGAACCTCTCGACTATAGCCTCCCGCTGCTTCTTTGGTGTACCGCCATGAACTACCTCCGCCATGCCAGATCGGATCTTGGCGTTTATCCATTCGGCGGCCGTATTACAGCTCTCAACAGAATCCATAAATACCAATATAGACTTACAGCTATTCTTTAATATCATCAATCGGCGTAAAATAAGGTTGTTTAAGCCATTTTTTCTCACCGCCTCACTAATTGACTCAGCCGTATATTCGGAGCCGTTAGAATTGAGTTTAAGGGCATCTCCATTGAAATCCCATGTCTCATATTTAAGAGGTGTCCAAAATCCTTGCCTTATCATCTCCTCTACCTGTATCACGTGAATCAGGTTCTTGAAATATACCGGTCTCATACGAGTGATGAAATTAAGTTGGGAATATGATGTCTGTCCTATCGACATGTTTTTAAGTCTACATGGCGTGGCTGTAAACCCTATCACCTTTCTCGGCTTCAGCTCATTCATGAATGTCATGAACTCACTGCCGTCTTCAGGACTATATCCGGCATGAGCCTCATCTATCAATACATTTCTGATTCCCATCTCCTTAAGCTGACCAACAACCTTCTTGATAGACCCTAACGTGGCGTATATCATGTTAGATAGCTCTTTCTTGCCACAGGAGGCGGAGTAGATGGTCGCCGGTATGCCATATAATGTAAGCTTGCAGTAGTTTTGTATTAGTAATTCGCGAGACGGCTGGAGAACCAGCGTCTTATCTCCCATCAATCTTGCCGCTTCTGCTATGAGGATCGATTTACCGCAACCTACCGGTCCGATGACTAACACTGGATCATGCCTATCAGAGTTTATGTAATCGGAGATACTTTTAACGCATTCCTCTTGATATGGTCTTAATTTGTAAATCATTTGGATCTGTAGTTATCAAAAACGTCTTTCACGTACTCTAATCTTATCGCACACTCCCGACCATCGTCCATTTTCACCATTAAAGTTTCCTTGGTCTTGCTTATGGCTATCACCTCTCCTGTTCCTATCTGGGTATGGACTATATCGCCTAGCTTTATATTACATTTGATCATGGTCAAGTTTTTTATTAAATTCCTCTATCTTACTCCTGTCTGTCTCATTCACCATCTCAGCCTCTTCCTTGAACATGTCGTACCCTTCCCGGATATTATTCCCAACCATATTCTCTATCATCTCCCTCATCTCATCGCTCCTTACGGCAAAAGATATCTGGAATGATTTACTTGTGCTTTTCATCAGGTAATCAATCTCTTTCTTACATTCTGTCATCAATCTATCCAGATTATCGAACTTAACGAACTTAGAGTTGCCGTTGGCTTTCCTTACCCCATCCTTGAAATCCTCCAATATCCCGTTAAATACATCCGCCATACACATCATGGAATGTAGCCATACCAGCATATTGAATTTATATTCATTATCAGCGTTATTCATCAAACTCACCAAAGACTCGCTTTTTGTCAACATGATCTTCGATTCCCGGTCTACGATATCCTTTATCTCCTGCCGGTATTTCATGGCGCCAACGAAATCCATCTTAGAATAACATTCATTTGATTTCTCTACCAATTTCCTGATATCCTTTCTAGACATCAGAAGATCCAATACCTGTTTTTCTCTTTCGTTTCTATCCATAACCAATTATTTATTGACACAAATATAATTAAAGCCTAGATATTTACCTAGGCTTTTTAATAAAGTTAATCTTTTTTATTCTTTCTTTTTGACTCATCCCAATTCGATGAATATCTGCATGTCCCTTGTTTATGAATTGAGAAATCGCACCAAAAACACAAGGGCTTGGGGCGGGGTTCAAGGCAGGCCGGCTGGCGTCCCATGAGGTAGCGTGTCTCGTATTTATACTCTTGCTTGACATCGTCCCAAACGTGAGCTTGATAGCTATTGATTTTATTTGTTTCGAAATCATACATATCAAGAAGAATATCATTAAGCTCCTTGACTGACCTCTCTACCTTTTCCTTATCTACCTTCACGTTTTGGTTATCCAACATACGGGTAAAAAAATAGCTACACATATCTGGTAATACCTTATACTTCCTGTATATATAAAAGGCGTATATCGGATGCTGGAGATTGTGAAGCAATTTATCCTTATCGAATAATTTTCTCCCGGACTTCCAGTCTATCGTATACATAGCTGTTCTGTCTTTTGTCTTATACTCACCTCTCCAGTCTACTGATCCTATGATATGTACCTTATCGTACGTCACGCCATCCAAGGTAAGGGGCTTGGGCAGCTTATAAGGCAGGACGAAGCCCTCCTCCACGCCGGCCGGTCTCGACCCCCGGATTACCTTCTCCATTGGCGTAAGATCGGACCATGCCTTCTTATAATTGCCAGCAGCATCCTTCTCAAACAACCCCACAATCCATCTTATTAGTCTAGCCGCATGTTGCATGGACTCGATTTGGGATTTTACGCTATCGAAAGGAATCTGCTCTATATCGGCGTAGTAGTTGAATGCCTTGCTCATATCCTCATAAGAAGGCCTGCATCCGTTCTTGAAGAAATACTCCATCGTCTGATGGATAACCGTGCCATATGACGTAGCCTCGTGCTTCTCCGTGGATCTGTGACCCTCCACGTAAGTCTTATACCATTTATATGGGCACTGGACGAACGTGTCTATCTGCGAGTAAGAGGCGGCGAGAACCTTTTCTCCGTTTATAACCTTACATAACAAATTATTCTCCGGTATTACCATAAAGCTTATCTATTTTTATGTCATGTCCGTATAAATCCATTAACAGGTTTTGTAGATGGTGAAGATCCTTAATCTGAATAGGATCGCTTAGGTCGTCTTCCAGATCCCTAAGTCCAAGATAATACCCATCATCAAAAATCTCTATAGATATTCCGTAGCCTCGATATACATCCCGCCCCTTATCACTCTTGAAACCGATAGCGTCAAGAAGGTCATCGTCTATCTCAATAGGCATAACATCATCTTCCCCTGAATACCATTTCATTATCCCATCATCAACCTCACGTTCAAGGATTAATGACCCATTTTCATTACGCATACCGGTAACGCACCCTACTCTCCATATATCGCCAGCCTTGTCCTTTACAAGATTACCTGGTCTTAATTCCTTAACCGAAATCATATTCTTCCTCCTCATGATCGTCATCGCAATCATCGACAAGAGGGGTCTCTAACCCCTCTTCCCAATCATCATATCCGAAGTCCATTACTTACTCTCAAGCCAATCGTACAACATATCCACAAAAATCCCTACAGTTAGTTCATCGACAGATTTATCGCCAAAGACATCATCCGGTATCCTTATATCCATCTTTTCTTCAATCCCTATCAATACCTCTAATAAATCAAATGGATCCATAGCTAGATCAGATGACAAATTACTGTCTTCTCTTACATCGTCAATTACCTCTATATTATTAATGTAATTGAACTCATGCATTTTCTCGAATATCTCTTTCCTCACTATCTCCAATATTTCATCTCTTTTCATAATCCTCTAAATAATCACCCAACATATTTATAAGCTCTCCTACCGTCAATTTGTGATAAGGCTTGACGCCAAGTGCCTCATCGGGGATACAATTACCCGTTTTCTTTTCTACTTCCATTATGACTTCTGCAAAATCAAAGGAATCCATAGCCATGTCCATATCCAGCTCATCCTCGTTCATTATCTGAGCGGCATGATCAAGGCCATTAAATTCACCCATCTTCTCGAATATTGTTTCCTTGACTACTTTTTCAACTTCTTTTCTTTCCATACTAAATCGACATTTTCAATCTTCTACCTAATTCTTTTTTTATATCTGATATCCTTTCGATATCCATCTTAACATCTCCAGTAATAGTATACTCCTTATCCATCTTCCTTGGAGGATCCGGGAGTCGGCTTACGGCGAACAACCATGCCAGTTCCTTGTTCTTGTTCTCCTTAAGATATAGATCGGATGTCATGCCATACATTTTTATGATCGTATCGAATAACGTTGATTCCGATAAGCTCATATGCACACTATATACATTTGATGGCTTCCATATCAAGTTATCCAACCTCATCGTATACTCACGTTTAAGATCTATGTGGGATATTACGGCTCTTACTATAGGTTCTTCCTTGAAGTTAGTATTAGCCACGAACCATACGAGCCGTTTCTCTACCTCCTTGATAGCTCCTGTATCCTTACCCATATCGTTATATACCCCAACGATACGGTCCCGGATCCCCTCGACCTCCGGTGTCAGACAGGGTGTCTCTATCAGCATCAGCAGCGATCCTCCTCTTGGTGTTATCTTCCACTTCCCGTTCTTCTGAAGCTCAATATAACCAGACGCTTTATAGCTGTCTATTTTCTCTTTTGGAATGACATCAGCCATCTCCTCTTTTTGCCGGATCATCAAAAGATACCCGACATCGGACATTGTTAATCCTGATGTCATCATCTGTTCAAAATTAATATACATAAGTTAATGAGTTAAAATATTAACCTAATCTTTCTAGCTATTTTCTCTACTATACCAGGATGATCGGTATCGTTGTATATGTTAATCAACGTGCGTAATATATATAGCCTTGTATACTTATCGGAAAGATTGAACCAAGCTTCCTCTATACGACTATTTATCGGCTTAAACATCCTCAACTCAGGTATAAGTTCATATGCTAAAACTTTTTTTTCTATCCACTAATCCAAGCATATTAGCCGTTTCGGTTATAGCTGCACACATAGTTAACTCACGTCTACATTCTATAGCATTGTAAGCTCCTATCAATACCCTAAGGCCGTCTGCTTTCGATAATCTCTTTCCCTTTCTCATATTGTTTTACCGTATAAGATTCATTAGCCATACCAACCCTGCCAACTGATATGGATTGATTTATTGATTGATTAAGATGTCCTATAACCGACATCTTAGCCCTAACCGTATTGGCGCATCTTAGAAGGATGCGATAATCCTCTAACGCCCTCTCGTATCTTACGTCCACCCTAGCCCTTTTATCAGCATCAGTCATGCTCTTACATGTTCCGTCCTCCCTCAGGCTTATAGCGATCTTGTCCCGTATGATTCTGATATCATCCTCGGCTATCACCAGTTCGGCGTCAAGAACCCCCTTGTATGAGCTAAGAAGATCCTCCACCGCCACAACTTCCCTTTTCAGGTTCTCCAATTCCAATATCATTGAGTTGTCATTTATCCTTTTATACTCCTGTACTTTATTGGATACCTCATCACAGATACTCATGATCTCCTTTTCCCGTTCCCGATTTATGATATATCTGATGCTGTATTTAGCCATTTCCTTTAACGAGGATATAATTTCCTTTATCCCCATCTTATCCTCAACCGACAATACGGTCTTCAAGAACATTTCCAGCACCTTTATCACTACAAGCAAGTAGTTATGTCTCAATCTCATGTCAATAAGGTGTTTCGTCATGCACTACATTGAAATCATCACTGGGCGGTATATATTGTTGCTCCAATGGAACACCGGGAGGTGGGGGCGGAAGCGTCACTACGGTCGTGTCCGGCTTGCCGCTACCCACGGGGGCATCCGAGCCTCCCGGTCTTTCTTGGCGCACCACCCCTCCATCAGGATAATATCGCTCATATCCTTTCATGATATCTACATGTATCGCGTCAATCTCCTCCAATGATCTTTGACGGACCTTTACGATATGATGGAATAATAACCCATCCACACGGAAGGATCGTCTTGACTCGCTCTTGAAACGCTCCAGATTAGGATACCATCCTTGCGGAAATTGCATGTATGAGGAGTACCCGTATCTCCTTGGAATATTCAACACTACCATAGCCGTACACAGCTGTCCCAATGAGTCAGACTGATAGAAATCAGACTGCCTTGGCATATGATCCTTTGGATCACGTCTGCCCTCTATCTCTCGATTGAGTTGCGATACGATAAGGAAGAAGATGTTTGGGAACGTTCTTTTGGCTATATTACACATATTCATCAAACTATCTATATTCCTCTTGGCATCACCCGAACCTTGTATAAGAGCTGTATGGTCTATGGATACAAATACAATTTTCTTATCCCTATTCGCCGGCATATATACATTCCATAGAAAATCTTTAAGCTCATCAACTGTTGTAGGTATGGGTATATACGTTATTCTGTTTGAATTTTCTTGTTTAAGACATTTTTGCATTTCCAGCATCTCCTCTTCATCCATTTTACGAAGGAGGATATCTTCTATGTCTTTGTTCATTTTTTTTGATAGTGAACGTAATACCAAGTCTTCCGGATTCATCTCGAACTCACATCTTAACCATACATAATCATCTGCTTGGGGATTGACATTGACATTCATCACGTTGTTCATGATCTTTTGCGCCAAATAGGATTTGCCAACTCCTGGTCTAGCTCCTATGGCTATCGCATGTTGAGGGTAAAATCCTCCCAGCAAAGCTTTATCTAGATAAGGATATCCAGTACGAGCCGGGAGAAGTTCTCCCGACTGATATTTCATTATCCTCTCATAGGCGTCCATGATAATTTCCTTGGACGTCTTCCATATCCTATTATCGTTCATCCTCTTGCGTTTCTATCGCCAGTCGTATCGGATTTAGACCCTCTGTTAGCTGATCTTGATTTATATCTAAGTCCTTTAGCCGTATGGCATAAATCCTTTCCCTTCCGATAAGCCTTACCCTTCAGCTTATCGGTCTTATAATTCTTACGACCTAATTCCCGTCTCTTGGCTTTCTGCTCCGGGCGGGCGTTGATCTTCTTATCCGTCTCGGCTTTCTTTCTTCTGGCCTCCGGATGTGTCCTATAATATTCAGTCGATCTCCCCATTATCGTCCTCCTCGTCATAATCATAATCCTCTACGATAATATCCTCTCCATCTAAATATGAGGCTTTATCTCCAAGTCTGCTTCTCATGCTCTCGTAAGGATCATCCCCATCTTTTATTTCCCACACACATAAGTGCGGACCTATTATATCAATAAGCATGTTGGCCTTATCCTCGCTTATGCCTTTTTCTATCATCTTATCTCTGCATTTGTAAAAACCACATGTCTTGTTAAACACTGATCCTCCAACATAAAATCCTGTTGGCTTATGAATAAAAATTACTTTCATGTTTTATATAATTAATATTGTCTATCAAATTTATTTATTTCTTTCTATATAATCTCCGTAACTTATATCCATATCACACACTACCGTATCGGTCGTGTTGTTTACCACATGGAACAAGAACTCCGGGCACCCGTGGCAGGCGTTACTCCCGATCGCCACCGCTCCGTGCCTAGGGCAAGCCTTACCTATCGTGGTCCACTCATGTATCTGTATATGGTTCTTTCCATATACCTTGATATGTCTCATAACATTAAGCAATGATAATAAAGACATCTTATACGGAGACACATGTTCTTCTGGTATCCCTAGTTCACTGGATAACTCTTTGTAAAAGTCTTTCCTTTCATAACCCGACTCTTTCAAGAATCTATCGATCTCAATAGCTGTTATATCCATGGCCCTAAGAAGCTCTGGTTTCGCCAATCTCCCTACTGGTTTACCCGTCGGATCGGATCTCATCCAAGCCCCACACTTCTCGCACCCTATTTGCTTCCCCTCTACCGTATTTATTATAGTGGATGGGTTCTTGCAATACGGGCATATGGATCCGTTTAACATAGCTTTCTGGGCTAAAGACAACTCTCTCATACCGTTTCTTCTATCTTAACATTAAATAGATTGCAGAATCTATTAAAATTCTTGTTTTCTATTTTCATGTCCTCCTTATACCTGTCAATTGACTTAATGAAATCATTGTAACAGTCTTTGCATATCCATTGATTGATCACCGCCACGTAATAACCTACGGATGTAGGTCTGTTACACATGTTGCAAATACCTAAGCACCCGTATCTGGTAAGCTTATCCATCATCTCCTGTCTTGTTATTTCAAGCACCTTGAATCCCTTGTAATTATCAACTACCTTTGCCATTGTTATAAATTTGTTTAATTATAAAATAATCCGCTATATCCATCCCCTCATCTATATTGGGTTTTGATTCTAGGAAATCACTTATCTCTATATTCATCCCCCTCATATCCTTGTCTACCTTCTTTCTCCATTCGTTGAAAGCGTCGCCCTTATCCGGGTACAGGACTATCCGCCTCCTACCCAATGTCTCTATCATCTCCCTTTTCAGCATATGGATACCGCCACAGGCCATAAACAACCCACTAGGGTACACGATGTTACAGATAACAGCCGTCTTCTCTGACTCTACTATATACACCGGAGCGTCATTGGGATAGAAGTTGATAAGAAACTCCCCGAACAGGCATTGCCTAAGCAGGTAATCCTGACCGTCCAGTATATGCACCCAACATACATGATCCATGGGAACCTTTACCCTCTTCCCGTCAGGCCCGTAGTCCATTATCTTCCCGGTCCGCACTACCCAATTCTTATCCAGTTGCCAGAACACACAGCACTTACCCCAGTCCCCGAATCTCATCATCCCAACTTTATACAAGCTAAATGCCCTATTGGTATGATACGATCCGAAGATATTGGATAGATAATCCTGAAGATCGGATGTCTCGAAAGGATTAAGCGTCTCAAACATCTTGCTTACCGGAATGCAGTTGGCTATATCCGGATCCATAGGAGGTCTGTACCTCCTTAATACTTTGTTTGAATCGGTAAAAAGATCATTGTTCCCAAGTTCGCTCCCTGTTGGATATTTAAAGTAACCACATTTATTTTTATGATCACACACCCCAAACTGCTCTCCAACGATCTGACCGGTGGTTACGTCCACGTACGGCGTAAAACACTTATCCTTGCCGCATTGCGGGCACGTCAGCTTCCTCCTTGGTTTGCTATGATCCAGCTCATACCGATAAACGCTCTTATTGAACTCCCTAAATTCCATCACCCTCTCCTCTCATTCATGACTCTATATATATAGTCCCTCAGCGGCTCTTTCCTTACCAACTTATTAACATCAAACTCGCCTTCTATATCTAAGGATCCGATTCTTGATGTAACCGTATAATTAGTTTTCTCGAACTTATACTTTCCTTGAAGATATACTACGGTAGCCATATTCAATATAGGGTTGTCAGTCTGTCTCTTCAACTTATATTGGCTGGTCTTTGCGGTAGGATCACCCGGAGCGAAGTTATATATCTCCTCTATCTCCAATATCTTTCCATAGTTCTCCAGTATCATTCTTCTATATAACTCAAGTTGGAAAGCATACTCGTCATAGAAATTGCCTTTCCTGTTTGATTTGAAGTCCAATATAGCGAATATCCTCCTACATCTTTTTATCTTCTTTTTCTCCGTCTTAGGTTGACCTTTCTTGGCTCCCGTCTTATAGAACTCTCCTGTCTTGACCTCTATCTCCACCATCTCCGGCTCGCTATCCATCTCCACCACTGCGTCCACCGAAGAAGCTACTTTCAATCTCCTTGACCTCAACATCTTCTCAATCAACACAGGTTTTACATGTCTTTCTTTACAGAATATAGCGAATGATATTAGGTCTTCTATCAACTCATCCATATTATCCACTAATATCCGCTCCATCCTATACTTGTCTATTCTCAACTTAGCTTCCTTGACAGCTTTTCTTATCCATGTTGGAATCAGTTTTATCTTAACTCCAGTCAGATACAATCCAAATAAGTAATGCATGATCGTACCCAAGTCAGCCCGGTAGTTGGCGTACTCGTCTGGATCCTTACCCTTGAGCCTCATCTCATTCTTCCATTTCTCCAAGGCTCCGGACGTATCACAATACCCATTGGCGATATTGTTAGTGGCTCCATCGTATATGATAGGATACCCATCAACATCCATCTCATAATACACGCGCTTGCCGGCAACAGTCATTCTATATAACACCGGTGTCGGGATATCCTTTATCCATTCAGCGGCATAATACTGCTGTTCGGTCTCCAGATCATACTCAACTTCCATTTCCTCTTTAGGCTCGTTTTTAGGCTCTTCAACAGGCTTTTCCTCCTCGACCATATCTTTCTTCGGGACCGTTGATAAAACGTCTAATATGCCAAAGAAAGCGGTAAATTTAGGATCTGTATGATATGATCTTAATACTGGTAATGATGATCGCCAATAATATGACGACGCATTCTCGTCCTTTATCTTGCCTAAAATCTTGCCTAAAGCCGAACATCCTATCTCTCCATCATCCGCAATAGCCACATTGTGTCTCTCGGATAAACGAACTTTCATCTCATCAAACGATTCTTGATCGCTTATGACTTCTATGATCGTCCCATAACTATATACTGTGTCACTTATAGCCTTATATCCTAGGTCTAAAAGTAATCTTTGTTTTCTTCTATCCATGATAATAATCTGGTTTTTAATTTACCATCCTCCTCGACTTTAGGTGCGAGATCCCTCATCCGTCTGGCTGCCAACAGCCATACATTGCCAAACTCGTCCAAGAGCCGGCTGAAATCCATCGTATCTAATAGATAATCGAATTTTGTATGCTCATCAACCGTCAAGTAGATAATGTTATCATTATCCTCGGCAACTGATTTATATTTCCGTTTAGGGTATAAGTGGCATATGTTGCTTACCCTCGGGCATGGTATGTATGCGCCGGTAGCAGATCTCCTTGTCATACTCAATCTAGCCACATGGGCGCCAAAGAAAACGGCTAGGCTCTTCCCCTTTGGCTTGGCCTTCACCCGTATCGCCGCCCTTTCCTTTGGTGGTAGCTCCTTGGCTCTGCATGCGGGACACAACCCCTTACTCCTTATGGTTACCATCCTTCCGCATCTCTCACACGGTAACATCCTACCTCTCATGCCTTTTTCTTTTTATAACTTTTGTTGAACTCCATAAGGCTCATAGCCCTATACCTCTTAAGCCTATTAATCTTACCCTCAGTCCAATCTTGATCCTTGAAGTTGATGATCGTATCGAATATCTGAGCTAGTTCCCGGATATTAAAACTCCTGTTTTGTATCTTCTTATAGAACCCCGATCTGCTATATCCTAATTTAGAAGCTAGATAAGTTTTGTTAGACAATGTGAGGATACGATAAATCGTACCCTCCATTTTACTTATCTCCATCAACTTCTCGGCGACGGATGAGGTGGTCTCATAGCTAGCTTTATTGCTTACTATTCTCATGTTTCTCCGGATTCCTGATCTTACCATCAAACTCATAGAAGTCCATCAGTTTCTTCTCTTCCTTGATACAAGTGACAACGAAATCTGATATGGTTCCTTTCATGCCTTCCTCGAAATTCTTTTTGGCATGATCAAGGTCATTGGCCCGAACGATGTAGTTAAACGCCTTGCGTTTCTCATTGCCCGATTTCTCGTCTATCGTAATATAATCAGCCGTGACCTTATAGAACCGGTCTCCATCCATGGCGAATAATTCCGCTATCCGGAATCGTTTGATATCAACACTAAACTCACCGGAGATAAACGGTTTCATCTCCTCTATGATTCTAGCCTCACATTCGGTATAAGAAAAGGCATCTACTAAATACTCTTCCTTAACCTTCTTCTTCATGCCATTCTCGGCATCGGTCTCATAAGAAACCGTACATTTAAACCAATTGTGCATCTTATTAATCTATGTTGTTGTTAAACAATGGGTAATCCTTTATCCCTTCACGAATATATCTTTCCGTATCATCATCCACGTCATAAGCTTTCTTAAAAAACGTCATAGCCGTATTCGTATCATGATCCACCAACGGAAGATATTCCTTTACAAAAAGGAATCTAAGATGATTCATATGATCAATCTTATTTCTTACATCGATTACCTTCGACCAGATCTCGGCATGGATTTCACTCATTCTTTTTATACCCTTCTTGTATTTATCTACCTGATCTTTATACTCCTCCTCAATCTTATTATTCTTGTCCTTTATAGATTTGTAGGATTCCTCATCTTTCGTATCAAACATTGGAATATGTTTGATATTGATTATATCCAACTTATTATATATCTTATCATTGGATATAGTGAAATCGTATGTAGTCTTGTATAAATCAAACTTACTTAAGAACTTAGCTATTTTAATAGCATCATCCTGATTAAAAACAGCTATGCTCAATCCTTCTAAAAGGTAGAAGAAATTAGATGGAGAAATAGGTTTGTAGTCGTATGTCTTCATAACTGGAGGTTCGTCCACAAACCTAACACCCTCCTTAGCGCATCTTGTTATGATCAATCTATCTATCTGCTCGTCAGTAAGATCATATATCTCCTGATCGGTCATCTCATTAATTGTCTTCATCGTCATCCTTCTCCATCATTATAGCCTTTATCGCCTTTTGTTTATAAACCTCACTCATAAGGCAGGTAAAATCTATATCATCCATACCAGCCATAACATCGGCTTCTACTTCCAAATTCATCTCAATGTTCATTACCGAGACTTCATAGTTACTATCATCTTCTTTATAGAAAATGACTTTGCCACCATACTCGAAACCATCATCTTCGGTCTTAACCATATCGATGATCTTCTCTAACTCCTTTACAAACTCACTCTTTTTCATATATGCAATTTTTATGTGTCTACAAAAGTAGACATTTTGTTTTTGAATTAAATTAAATAATAATTATTAATAGTTAATTGACTTTTTTCATTCCATCAGCTTTTTTCTGAAGGCTTTCCGCTAAATCATAGAAAGCTATATTTACCAAGTCATAATCTTCCGTGGTCCGTATCGATCTACTTACCTTATCCGATTCTATTAAAATATCAACGCTTTGAGCGAATACCTCTAACGCCAATATCATGGCCTCTCTTTTTGTCATATTTAAAATTTTACATTTTTTATATCAAAATAATCTATGAATCTATCCCATAGCTCTCTATTCTTTTTATTAGGCTTGAATTTTCCGGATTGTACTCTTCTCACCAGTCCCTTAAAATCATCCACTGTTCTCTTTGATAAATACCATGCTAATACCATATTTGGATTTTCTCCTAGCTCTTGATAGTGACCATTTTTTACAAGTATTTCTATCTCATTCAAGAACTTCTTTGTCTGATGAGGATAATCAAACGGATATTTCATCATCTCTCCGATATTTGACATCGGGCATAATATACATCCTATTCTTTTCGCCCCTTTGTCGTATAAGTCGCAATACTTGATATTCATCTTGTTCAAGAACTCCCATACATCTTTGTCCGTCCATGCTAATATTGGTGATATTATCACTTTATCCTTTCCGCCAACACAAGAGACCATCTTTTCCTTATGCTCATCAAACTGATCAAATGATATATCATACTTTCTTTTACTGGTTCCGATCTCATTCCTTTTAGATCTTGTCTTGGATTCCTCCGCTCTTATCCCTACTAAAGTCACCGTGCCTCCACCTCATCTCTCCTTGAGGACTTCACAGCAATATCTTTGCGTTTTTGATGGAAGACATTTCTTTTTTCTTATAAGTTGGTAAAAATTGATATCCGGAACATGCCTTATCACGTCTGGATAATTGTTCTTCACGAAAGATACCATGTTCGCCGGATCCACTGTAGTCATATTCATATGAGCCTCGAATTTAACGCCGGCTAATTTAGCTATATGGTAAAGAGCCTGACTATCCTTACCTCCGCTGAAAGCTAGATAATATCCCTTATCGTAAAATCTTAGGGCAAACTCCTCCCCTTTTCTTAATACCTCAATGGAGTGTTTTATTTTCTCCATCAACCCATCGGAAAAACTATACTTATTTTTAAGTTCCTCCATCTCCATATTACTATCCTCCATATATTTTAAGTCCTTTTATGTTGTATTTGCTTATATCCGCGCACAAATTACACCCTCCACAACAACAACACCACGAGCAAAAGGCTAGTCGCTCCTGCTCCGGTCTGCCCTGAAACTCCACCGCCGCCCTGTACCATGACGGAGACAACACCCTTATCCTTTCGGGAGCAGCCGGCGTCATGAGCACCGATCGCAGCCTTCCTTTGGCATCCTCCCTACCTCTCATCTGGATTATCTTTTAACAGTTCAGCTATCTTCTCATCCTTCAACATATTTTGCTTTCTCATGTTATCCACGATGAAGGTCGCAAACGCCATGTCATACCTCTTCCTTAACTCATCGACAAAAGATTTGGCTCTTGAGCTTATCATTGTCTCAACATTGTCATCCACGATTTTTTTGATCCTGCTTCTTATAAGCTTATCTACTGTCAGCTCCTCTTCCCTATAATCAACCCTAAATCTATATTTCTTCTCGCTAGCGTTTTCGATCAGATCACTCATTGATTCCCTCGCTATATCCTCAAGCTTCTCTGATATCGGATTGGATATTTCCCTCATCAACTCATTCTTGAACTTTTCTTTAAGTTCACGTACTACGGCTAACCTGACCGAGCTAGTAAACTCCTCTTTCAACGTCGCTTCGTTGTACATAGCTTACTCGAATACATCTTCCAAATTTAATTCTACTTGAATTTTCATATTATCATATTTTAAGTTATTACTTTAATCTTTCATCAATCGCCAAATCAAATATCTTATCAAGGCATCTCTTCATCTCCTCGGCATACTCAAATAAATCTTCTTTCGAAAGATCCCTGCGTTGCCAATCATACATATTGACGTAAAGACATTCAATAGCCTTATTCTCTATTTCTTCAAGTACCTTTTTTGTGGACTCGTTTTTCTTCTGACCTATTTTTATTTTCTTATCTTTTCCCATATTTCATTCAATTATAGAGTAGGGTATAATTGCCTTAACAATTATACCCCAACATCTGCTCCATCTTCTCTAACCCAATTAACCGTATCGCAATGCCAGCAATATCCTGTCTCGGAATCCTTTTTATGAGAATGAGACCCACAAGTAGCGCACCAATAATTATCATCCGTATCGTATGTATAGCTTTTATCCTCATGCATCTTATCTATTCTAGCTACCCTATCTTCCAACAGATCCTTTAGATAATGGCATTCGTAAGGCCTATCTTCTTCCCTTAATATATAAACATCTATGTCCATCATATTCCCCATCCTGTCCGTGCACATCAGCTCGGCGGCATGACGTACATTCCCTTCCGGCATCCCTGGGACTATCTTCCGGATCACTGCCTCCATCTTCTCTTGGTATTCGGTGTCTACCTTAGCCACCAAATCCTCTAATTTATCTATTAAACTCATGATCTTTTTACTTTTTTATATATAACGTCTATATCATCTTTCCTATCTACATCAATACAATGGGTATCCTTACAGTAATAATTCTTACTATTATTAAATACGCATCCTTCACAACTAGCGTCACTGGATTCAACCACCTCCAGTTCTACTTCTTTCGAATCGATATTGTATTTAAATATAGATCCTATCTTATGATATCCTATATCATCCAAGATTATCTTATCGCCTTTATTAAATACCATCTGAATAATAAATGATTCCATTTTATCATCCGAACCATTCTTGTCCAATAGCATCTCACACTCATTTCTATCAAATCCAAATGACCTTATAAAATGTTTTGCCATATCGTATTGCTCCATATGTACCAATCTTTGTATGCATAACCATATTCCTTGTCTTATGCCTTCTTCCTTAGCCTCTTGCACTCTATCTCCCATATTATTTTGTATTAATTAAGTAACAATATTTCTCTTCGTTCTATTTTGATCATCTCCGGATTATCGTCATGATCATACCAATATAGATACCATGTACCTCCTCTATTAGCCTTCCACATCTTCCCTTCATATTTCCCTGATGGAATTGTCAATGAATATTCCCTAAGACCCTCAAAGGTTTGTTTGGTCATTAAGGCATACTCTTCATCGATTTCTATGTACCTCCTATGAGGTTGATTCCATGACATCCCACGCTTATCCGTTATCTTGGGTATTATATTTTCTCCATTCATTTGTATTAACTATTATGTATTTAATACTTTCCCCATCCTCTCTTTCATATTCCATGCAATTTGATCTTGTACAATTATACAAACTATTTTCAAAAACACATCCCGAACATTTTTACAATCCCCTCCGATTCCATGTATGTCGAGAATCCATGTATCCTTAGATATTGAATAGCTGATAATGATTTCTCCAATATCTCCCTATACTCCATATCTGTTTTAACTGCTTTCTCCATGATCTTTTCCCTCCATTTCTTCTAATATAATTACCTATTTAATTTAGGTAATGTAATTATATATCTATTTAATTTCAGTGATTTCCCATCTAATCTAATTTAAGTTTAAATCACTTAATGTTAATACCTTTTTATCCAATAGATCAATAAGTAGCATCGCTCTCGACTCTACCTCTGTATCTCCAAATCCACTATACACTTCTGTTTGTGAATCGTAAACATCGTATCGAACATAGGCAGTTTCGTAATATTTGCTATCCTTATTCGGGAAATATTGTGTCAACTGCAACCAGTCATCCCATATTTTTGATTTACTGACATTTATCATACTTGGTAGTATCTCTCCAAGTTCATGACTCATATAAGCCGGTATGAGGTCGCCTTCTTTTCTATATGAATACCTCATTGTATTTTGCACAACTGAATCTATCTGGGTTTCCCCTCCTTTCATCTCTTTCACAAAATAAAATTCCGACTCCGAATTTACGCCCAACTCATGCAACTTTAGCGCAAGCTCATAAGGACATATAAAATTTTGATATTTCATGTTATTCTATATTTTCGTTTCTGTAATCCCCGGCATAGTCTAACCATACCCTGTAATCATTTCTGTACTTGGTCGCCTTTATTTTCATATTCCGGTATATATCCTTATTCGCATTTTCGCCAAGTACTCTCCTTACCTCCTTCTGTAAGACCGCCCCAATAAGAGGATAGACGTCCAAATAATTGTCTTCACACTTCTCGAAATCTATTACCTTGTTCCCTATTGCCCGCTCCAATGCCTTATCCATTGCCTTTATGATGGATTCTTGCACATTTTTATATCGATTGATAAAATCCTGTCTTATAGATACCATATCTCCTTCTTTAATACTCATATTTTCTTACGTATTTATATGTTATTTTATTACTCAACCAAGCCAACGAGCAAGGGCTGCGCCTTGTCTTCCCCGACCGCCTACCCATATACGCCGGCTCCACCGGTAACGCCACCCATGACATCTTGGATGTTTCTCCCGTAAATCTGATAGTGATTGCCATAGCTCTCAAATGTTAGTTGATATCTGTTTAATCCCATCCTAATTGTCTCGCAACACCCTCCATCTCGCTATATGCGATCCTATGACATCCAGCAACCAATATATCATTCTTATAGCTATTGATCTTCCATTTGTGACCGGTTGTATCCAATACCATATCGTTTTGGAATTTACTGCCATTATGGAAGAACTTTATCAATTTCCAAAGTCTCTCAGCCTCAGCTCGTCCTATCTTGATATTCTTACTAGTCTCAATTATGCCATTCTTGATGCGAAGCCATACGTTAGGCTGGTCATCCTCCAAATAATAATGTAGATATAATTCCAGAATCTTGCCAGACTTCCACATCTCGATCTGTTCTTCAAATTTTTTCTTGCGATCTTCTTTTTCTTTTCTTCTTTTTTCAAAAATTAAAGCCTCTTTTTTCGCCTGACTATCTTTCCATCTCTGACATCTGGCCACATACTTAGCCCACGTTCCTTCACCACAAATCTCATCTACTATCACATTGGTCGTCCCTAAAGTTTCTAACGCTTGATGATTTAGCAATACCTCAAACACACGCTTTAACTCATGGACATATTCACTTTTAATCTTATCCGATTCATAAGATAACGCATGTTTAGTTCCAATCCAGTTGTTTGCGCTCTTTTTAAGAAGGCTCTCGGGGGGTACCCATATTAAAGAACTCAATATAATCCATTAGACTTCTAAATACTCCCCAAACATCCCTATAAGACAGGCTTGTTCTGACCTTCTTGTATTTCTCGATAACCTCTTTGATAAGCTCCAATCGACTGGTGATAAAAGCCACGCTACCATCATCAGACATATTATATCCAACAGAAAATACCTTTGAACCAGTTGGTATTGCACTACGAACACAACGTTGATGTTTACAGATAGAAGAAGAATAATACTCATCGTTAAGCAAATACGCCTTTTCACCACACTTATTTCTTACGATTCTTCCAACCTCAAAATGATAACCATAAGAATAAATACTTCTACCTTCAAAGAAAAGATTACTACCTTTCCCGGATTCTTTCTTTTCATTTGCCCATAAGTGAGCGACCATAGAGTTGTTCATATCAATATTTTTTTTTGTTATACAACTACAGATTAATAATACGATATACGTTCATTACATCCGACATCTTGAATTTATCAACATCCGTATTCTCAACATCATATGTATATGAGTCAAACAAATTACTTACTGCGTTTAACCAATCATCATCTGTCGGTTCTTCTACCTCATCCATACAATCATACACATCCCAGTAATTCATGAGGATACCTTTGTACGCTATTTTCGGATCAGCGTATTCTCCTCTTGACATAAAGCAGATGTTTTTGCCGACTTCGTTGCCGGCAACTATCTTTTTGTAATCTTCTATAATTTTGTTCATTTTATGATCTCAAATTTAATTCCTTCCGGAAGTCGGGAGCGATCTACGTTATTTACGAAATCATCAAACTCTTCCTGTGTGATTTTCTTTTCATAATCATTCCAGTTGAAAGATAAAGTGTTTGAGTGAGGGTGATATATCACATTATCGGTTAACAATCCATAATCAAGTACACAGAGCATTATCTTTTTATCTGTTTCCGCTTTCCTGATTATCTTATCGTATTGCTCACAAATTTCAGTACGCTTTTTCAACATCTTTGCCTTATGAGCCTCCTCCCTACGTTTTTCGATATTTTCTGCGGAATAATACCCGGTTTTAATGTGCTCTTCAATAAGCAAACGCTCCTCGTCCGTTAATATCAAAGTAAATCTTTCCTTTTCTGGCGTATATGGATTTACCCATTTCTTGCTACACAGGTCTTCAAGTTCAACAAGAAGCTTGTCTGATTCTCTTTTCCATCTATCCACGATCCCAAGATTGAAAAGCAGATACTTGAAATACATTTTATCATCCACCGCCTCGGACAACTTGGAATATTCCTTGTCTGATATACGTAAATATTCAATAGCTACAGACTTATCGCTATTCTTTATGTGATACGTGCCATTTTCCACCGGATACATAGGAGCACCATAATGGTTACAGCAATGTAATGGTATGAATTTTGCCAATTCTGGAACATACTCCGCAATTTCATCGTGACAGCAACCTCCCATATACTCCTCATATCGTCCATATTTGTTTTTTTGTCTGATATCGGCAGTTATGCTCCAGTCGCACATATTGTTATGACAATCATCATCTAAAGATATAGTGACTATTATTCTATATTCTTCTCCGTCTTCTTTAAGATAATTTGTTTGCTTATAAATTAGCTTGTTTGCAGTTTCCATATCATTTTAGTTTAATCATTATACTTGTGAAAAATAAAATCCGCACATTCTCCGGGGAGTGTTCCTGCGTCATTATACTGGTAGAATCCTTGTGTTTCCAAATCTACATCTACCGGATAACCTTCTGCTGCTTCCAAGAAGCGTTTAATTTTCTTACATTCTTCATCCGTTAATCCAGTGTAATCATCATTGATTAACGGGCAAGCCCAATAAATCGGAAGCCTGTATCTTATTACCTCTATATTCATAATCTCATCAATTTACAATGTGAATTTTCAAATACGGGAACCATTCCATGCGCCCTGAAATACTCGGTCGCTATTTTAAAAGCGTACAAGGCAGGTCTTTCCTGGATATTTCGTGTTGTCTCATAAAGAGATATTGGCTGGCAAACATAGAATTTCTCATTACCAAGACACCCAAAAACACCATCCAAATAACTTTCATCACAATTAGTGCCTCCTAGCATCAACAAATCACATCCTGTCTTTCGTGTTCCGAGAATAAATGTCTTGTTCTTGTTTTCCGGAAGCATGAATATTTCCTTATCAATCTTAAACCAGTCAATCTGGCAACTCTCTACATCACGGCGAACAATCTCGTCAATCTCACGGGCATATTCTTCTTGTGTTTTCATGCTATTTCATTTAATGGTCCAACATAAACATCTCCATCTTCATAATAAAGTCGATCTTCATACTGATTATGATGAAGCTCCTCACGTATCGCATCTTCATCGTCAGCCCAATGTTCATATTCCTCATGCCAAGCCTTGAAAAAATTATTATAACATTTTTCTATTAAATCCTCTAAAGAGAAATCCTCCGGGTAAGTACACCAAGTATCGTAATAATCAATTATTGGTTTAAGAAGATAATAATCATAACACATCCCTGTTAATGGACAATTGTCTTCGTATCCCAATATTACCCGACTGCGTCTGCACTTGTAAGTATATTTCCCATCTATATATTTACCTATAGAATAATATTTACCTTTCGTGATATGTGGCATAATGTTGTTATTGATATACCTGAACAATAATTTACCGCATAGATTCTCAGGGAATATATCACGATGATAATCTGTAGGATGTTCATAAATAGGATCCTTGTATTTAAACTCATAACTAAAATCATATCTCTCGTATCCAACTTCCCAACCATAAACCCTAGTATCTGTCATATCCTCAAAGGCTTTCATCGACTCTCGATAGTCTATACTATAAGCATCCATACATTGCTCCATTACATTCCAGCGCTCACGCTCTATGATCCTTTCTTGTGAATCTTTTGACAGTTCATCAAACTTATACACTTTTAATACAATCTCTTTTATAATTCCTCCTCTTTTAATATAACTAGATCCCTAATGTCAATCGAATGACATACGTACCTCCTTATGTTCACGTTTAGAGATATGATTGTGGCTATTCTCACGAACCACCACAATCCAGATTCAGATATCATTCATCCTTTATCTTTACGAATGGGTTTTCTACATAAAACTCCACTACATCCTTAGATTTTATAGATGTCACTATACCGGTGGTATCCACAAATCCATCTGTCTCATCCATTGTCAAATCTTCTATTTTATCTCCCGGCAGAAAACAAAGATTATAGTCTTGATCAATATACATAATCATCTTTAACCTAACCATGTCATCAATGACGCCTTTCATTCTCTCCACAACATCTAATTGATCATCAGTAAGCATTAATTTACTTTTTGAAGATTTTACTAATCTCATGTCTCCATTCTTGTCAACTACAGTCAAGTCATTGAATTTATACACATCTTCACATGTTCTGTAATATGTTTCCTTACAATAAATTTTTCCTTTATTATCTATTTCAACATCAAAACATTCCAACTTACACTTGACAGCTCTTCCGTTTTTGTATTTCCACACATCACCTATTGGAGCGAATCCGTATAATGACTTAAAAACATCATATATTGATAGTTTTGTCTTAGGGATGCTCTTATCCTTTTTAAAACATTCTTCGGACGAATAAAATAATTTCCCATCTAATGTCTTCTCAGCCCTACATCCTCCCCATGTTCCTACATATCTAACTACTCCATATGTAAAACTGATCAAGATTTTATCAATCTCAAACCACTTTAATTTTCCTGACATATCGTCAAAAAGATATCCACTCTCTAGATAAACCGATAAATGCTCTCTTATTTCCATAACAATTTATTTTTTAATTAAACAACATCATTTGCCTTGATCGCTATCAGTCTCAATACTCCTCTAAGTATCATGGTTTTCATGATACAACTCATAATATTACATTGAACTTCTCATTTAAACTATCTAAAGCTCTTTGATACTCCTCTTCCTTGTCGAACTTAATTTGAGTACTGTTCTCCAAACCAAAGGACAGGGTGAAGGATATAACCCAGCCCGATCCGTCCACGGCCTGCCCCTTGGGCCCCCACGACATCTCCTGCTTCTTGGATATATACCAATTTCCTATCTGCACGAAGTCAGGATAGTTGTTAGTCAAATACCTTATCTGGATATTCAAACAATCGAAATTATCAAAAGAAATTATGTGATATTTGCTCCTTATCCGTATCTTCAGAAACGGATTGTTCCCGTAATATGCGGCGAATGCCGACACCACGGACATAGGATACCTTACGCCTTTTATTATCACCCATTTCATATACAATACCTCCTTATATTAAACTATTTAATATAAATTCATCTTCCTCCGTTCTCTCATTCATAGGCTTATTTTGTACCGTTTTGACAAAATCAAGCACCTCATCCCAAGTCCTTTCTGATAGCGTCCCATTATTTATGCCACAACACCTACATCCACTAGAAAATACCGGTATCATACTTCCATCACACATCCTAACGAATTTATATCCTACATATTCATTGCATAAGAAACATCTTCTTACTGGGATAAACCTTATTCTACCTCTATTAATGATACTTATTAATACCTCACGATTCATATTATTCACTTAATTTACGTTTAACCTCCTTAATATATTTAGGGGAATGTAATCCCCTATGCAATCTTATAGCCCGATCTATATCCTTTTTAGGATTATGATGAGATTGATATATCTCGAACATTTCCCTAGCCTTGACAGGATTCGTTCGATCATCGTATCTATACCGCTTTTTCTGCCGTTTGAGGCGTAATATCCTATTAATCTCATCAACGTATACCCTTTTCATTTGCCATCTTCCTAAAGCCCCGGATGAGGCGTTATACGCTCGATCGTCATTCCTTGACTCCACGAAAGACAGGGCGGCCGCCAGCTTATCCCATACCCGTGCCTCGATCACGGCCGGCTTCGGGGCGAGGGGCATGCCACCGCTCCCTTTTGGCGGTGTCAGTATCACCATAGCCATCATAAGCAAGTATCTTGTCATATCTTATCCATATCAAAATTATTATTCACGATCTTATCACCTATGTTAATTTCCCCCATATCCAAGATATTTATATTATTTATTATACTCCTTACCCAAAAAGAGGATATAATAGCAGAATATTATGATATTAAGACATAAACCTGTCTATTACCATACTGCCATATTTATCCTCCGTCCAATACCATTCGTATCAGTACACAACTTTTATTATTATGGTCATAAATACACTCAATCATCCTTTTTTCAAGCCGCTATCGCCATTAAGATTATCAGCTATACCCAATATCTTCGAAATAAGAGCCTTTTTAGGCTTATATTCGTCGTTTATGCTTATAACCGAGTAGTTGTATACCACGCCTTCTTTCGAGACCTCCACGCCTACGTATTTAGGCGCAACGGCATCCCTATGCAACACGATAAACGGGTTTTTACCGTCCAGATCATTTATCAACTGGTTAAACTGCCGTCTCGTCATCTGATAGTGATATTATTTCCATGTTATAAATGCGATCTCTCTTTACCCTTATCTTCTCGCATAGCTCATCGAAGCACCCATCTTCTTCTAGCTTATCAACATAATATGATACACTTGATTTAGAGCTTCCTTGAAGATATACATTTCCTCTTATATTCCTTGAGAAAAAATTAGGTAAGACCATCTTTTGTCTCTTATCCTTATTATCCATATAAGATATGACAACAACCCATAATTCTGGTTCCCGTTCTTTTACCGATAACATAAGATCGAGACCCGATTGACCATTGATATTCCTCCTGCCAGTTTCGTTATAACGAAGAATAATATAATCATCCGCTTTATCATCCTCAATCATCACGACCATAGGACTATTACCCTTCCCATTATCACATAATACTCTTGCCTCTTTTCCGTTACGTAGATATACCTTATCGTAATCTCCGTTTTTGTATATCTCGAAATCAAACTCTATTACCATTTTATTTCCTCCTATTGATATATTGTTGCGTACGTCCTTCCTCTATCTTTTCGAAATAGAACTTATTCCCGTATAACCTTGTAAAACAGATGTTATACCCGAAATGCTCCGCACGTCTGATTTGCGCATAACCTCTACTGATGTCCTTATCATCAATCAGCGTAACAAAACAATGTGATCCTACTTCTGTATTCAAAACCAGATTTTCCCAATCTTTTACTTCCATATCAAATTTCCTTAAATATTTTTTTGTTATAATTATCGCTATTGTACCATCTATCAATATCCTTATATTGTTCTGGATAAACCCCATAAGACTTGCACCACCTAGGTAATGGCTCGTTTAGCACGTCCAGTGCCGTCGCAAGGTCGAACGTAGCTTCCTCCTTGATACCACATCCCGATCCACTTCCACGGCTCGGTATATAGGCTCTACTATATGCTACACTCATTCCATATTCTCCATGACTCAGATACCCGATGTTGGGTGAATCAGGGAAGGCGTAATACAACATTATATAATCACCCTTACTCCAACCTCTATTATAAGCATCATCCTGCCATGCGAAAACCCTGCAACCGGCTTCTTTTAATTCCGCTGCCGCTCTTTTTAAAATATTATCTTCCATACTACTTACATTTAAGTTATGCCAAGGTGCCGGGAACTGACCCCGGATCATATCCGCACACGTACGATTATGATATATCCTTCCACCCCGCCAAGGTCATGGTCACAATATTAACAAACTAAAATCTAATGTTCATATCATTACACATCTTAAAGAAGACCTCCCTTATGATCTTTTTATACAAGATGTATATCTCATCATCATCATCATCGAACTCCACTTCCCATGAACGTAATAAATACCTGATATCGCAATCCGCTATATGAATCCTGAATATAGACGGAACGCTCATTATGTAGTCCTCGAAAGCTTTCTTAATCCCATCCCTTTTGATATGTTCTTTATACTCATCCTTAAACACGTTAAGCATAAAAGCCAGATACTCCCTATCATATCTAAACTGCTTTTTGTAATTATCAGTATCTATATGATCTAGTATATATATTTCTATAGCGTCCCTGTTGTATTTTGACATACCTCTTCCTCCTGTTTTTGATATTTAATGACCCTTTTCTCCCCATACGCCTTCGCTAACTGAATAAGCTGGCCGGTAAACACCTTGGTACGGTGTCTTACAATCTTATCTATCAACTCCAGGCATCTGGTTCTCCATCTATAATTAACCTCGCCCTTGGCTTTCTTCTTGTAATATCTGTAAAATGTTACGGCCACTACCACTTCTCCATCTTGTTCAAAAGCCACTAAATCATAATTGTTGTAAACTACTTCGTTCATGTCGTTATTATTTTTATGTACTTAATCACCTCTTCTGGTAAGGATGCTAGATCCTTAACTCTTTTACCTAAATCGTATGAATGTCTCCTATATGGATAATAATCACCAACATACATTCCTATTCCTTGTGGATGAAATGGATTTTCGCTGCATGCAAACACAGGATAATATACCAACCCACTACTATCTTTACCCTTATCACTTACACATATTATCGTGTATCTATCTATCTCCCCATCGCCAATATCATACACCCTTACTTTTACCTTCACGCCATTGGCGTTTGTTATAACATTATTCATACGCACCTCCTTTGTTGTTCACGATCAAACCAATCTATCTCCCTACCATATATAGTATACGATCCACACCAGCCACGATTCTCATTCGAGACCCTAATATGATCTACAGGCTTATCTCCTGCCATACAATTAGCGTAAGATAATACCTCCGACATGTTTCTGAACCCGGAATCCGCCGCCGATTTTATAAGTTTCCGATCGTACCCGAATACCCATACCTTCATAATATCCCTTTCCTTTACAGTTCTTCTTATACGCATAATCTTGCCATAAAATAAATAAACATAAAATCTATTCTCTCTTTGTTATCATCCATCCTATGCCCGGTGATCTCAAAAACAACCCTACGCTTTTCTATAGTCTGTATATTATCTAACTGAATAGCTATGTAAGGATATTTCATAACTTTATCTCTATTGATGTTATACAAAATAGCGTTGACATCTTGCCTGCGAAAATACATATTTACCCCTATATAGCTGACAACCAAAAGACATTCGTCTATTACCCCATCAGTATCGAATAGCAATAACATATCATCCTTCTCGATAGTATATTCCATATCAAGGATCTTGATACGTTTGCTTCCGTCCTTCTTATCTGATATAAGAACCTCTATCATATCCTTATCAGTCGTAAGGATATAATACGCCTCGTCCTTTGTAATATTATTACGAAGATAAGACAGTATCTCATCTTGTAATTTTATAATCTCGTCCATGTTATTAGTATTAGTTATTATATACTATTTTACACCATATATGTCGTAAAACATACACATGTTATTTAATTTCACATTCTTCTTTTCTAATTTTGTCTCACTCAATCGAATCATATAGTCCCTTGTTTCGGACAAGACGGTTAAGCAAAAGAGGTCTTTGATATAAGGTTTTACCCTAAAAAAAATATTCGTTGGGTAAGTAAAATCAAAAACGTTTTGTTTAGTAAAAGAATCCGGCGATCTCACTTTTGAGCAACCGGTAGAGGGTATTGGTGATACCCAGTACGGATTTTCGTACAAATGCATATCATTTCTCATTTTTTTTGGTGTAAAATGGTATATAATCACCTTAGTATTTTATATTACCACGCCAAAGGAAAGAACGGCAGCCGACACCCGCAACCTACCACGCCGTGACACCGCCGCCCGTTCCCCTTGGTGTTATTCTGCCACCTCTAATTTCCCGTAATAAGGATAGAAACAACCGTCTCGATAAACCGAATATCTGAGCGTTTTATCCTTTGCTTCTTAGATGGAAACACAACCGCTGTTATAAGCGTTGGATAGTCCTTTTGCTACAAATCCGCCTATTCGTTTATAGGTTTTAGGCGTATCCCTCAACGGCCTGCCTACATATATTTTTACTCTCTTGCACTTCTTGTCGCCTACGTATATATCCTTTCCACTAAGCTCCATTAAATACATCAATCTCATATCAACCGATTTTAAATCCAACATTCCTCTATCTCTATCTCCATATGATCCTCCCAATCGCACCTATCAACGTCCTCTCCATCCTCAAAGTAATAGTAAGCCCATACCTGTACGCCTCCTACCTCTATATATCCATCACTTTTCCATTCTATCAACCCGTCTTGCCTTACCACGTTGGTAGGCTCAGACCCTAGCGACAGCAACTCATTTACTATACTACCGCCAAATACGTTTCTCGCTTCTTCTTTCGTCATATCACTATCAGATTTTTAATATTACACTAACGCAAAAGGAGAACAGGGACGGACGACCAGCGGGACCTACCCCACGCCATCGCCGCCTCCCGTTTCCCTTGGTTTCCTCCGCATCGCCCCATACCAATTAACAATATCTACCCGCCATCGCTCACAACCGCCTTGCCTTGACCGGAAACTCCTACCACTTGCAAACTTTTACATTTGATCGGAAGATACCCCTTGCTTGAAAGGCGCTTTCCTTGCTCGAAAGGTGTTTCCCTTGTTTGTTGGTGTTTTCCCTTGTTTGGAGGTGTTTTTTCTTGTTTGGAAAGGTTTTTCCCTGTTTGGAAAGGTTTTTCCTTGTTTGTTGGTGTTTTTTCTTGTTTGTTGGTGTTTTTTCCTTGTTTGTTGGTGTTTTTTCCTTGTTTGGAAAGGTTTTCCTTGTTTGGAAAGGTTTTCCTTGTTTGTTGG